TCTTCTAAAGCCACTAAGAGTTTCTAACCACTTTAAGAGTCTTCTAAAGCCACTAAGAGTTTCTAACCACTTTAAGAGTCTTTAAAATAAGTAAACTGACTTTAGTGCGATATAATATACTTTAATAAGGATACTTAATGGCTATTTAGTTTTATTTAGTTAGTAGCATATCATATATTCTTTCTATTTATTTTGATTTGGTGTTTGCTTACGATTATAAATTTAGGTTGACTTTAAAAATACTAATAAAACTATATGAATCAACCTTATTTTGATATGAATAAAATAACAAATCAGTTTTTATACTGCATCTAAGCGTTAAATATTAGGAGTTTTAAAATCCGAACGTTTTTATAACTTGTTTTCTAATCTTTTATATGGTATAATTATCGTGCTTAAAATTTTAAAGGGTTTAAAATTGTGTTTAAACGTGGTTTTAAGCTCGTTCTAAAATAAAGGCTTATACTTGTTTCTTATAAATATAAGTAAAATAAGATATAATTATTTAAAACTTATCTATTAAAGTCAGTTGATTAAAAGCAACTTAACTTAATAAAGTTTTAAACGCACTTAATTATATATTTATACATTTTGAGGAGGGTTTATGAGCAGACGTGGTTTTCTAGAGCCTTTAGTTCTAGTTACAGATTCGATGACTACTTATATAAGTAAGTTGAAAGTGAATGCAACCATTTCACAACTGGATATTATCCAAAACGCAGATGATTATGAATTTGCGACCAATCTATTGAGCTTTATCAAGAGAGGTGATTATCTTCCGAGTCGCTCATTGAAGCATACTAAAAATCTTTTGGCAATCTTCGATAATGGTAATAGCCAAAAGGAGTTAGCTGAGTTGCTAGGTTGTAGTTATCCAGTTTTATATCGATATTCTACAATTATTATTGATGCATTCCTAAGCGTCTTTCCAGTTGATTTTGTTGAGTTGTGGAAAAACAGGGATTTTGAAACAATCAACTCATATATAACTTCTTGGGGTATCAGTAATCTGAATAACAAGTTTGATAACATTACTGGGTATCTACCTTGGGAACAAATCAAAAAACCAAAATCTAAGGTTGAGTTGGTAAAAGAGGCGAAAGAATTAAGTCATATTCCAGCTGAAGAGCTGGATAAAATTCTAAGTGTTATGCAGTCTTTTATTGATGCCAATTCAACTCTAATGACTTTAATCAACGATACCGAATCTCTTGAAGTATTGTTCAAAGTTAAGTATGCTATTGAAAAGCGTTATCCTTTAGATTGTCGACTCTTTCTATTCTTAGAACAAGTAGGGGGAGGTGAGTCGAATGGCAACAGTTCATTTAAGTAGTCCTTTCGAAGCTCTGTATTATGGTTTGCAAAACTATTATGCAACTAACTTAGGTTCTTTCTCGTCAAGGGTATCTTTCACTGTTTCAGATGATTTAGCTGAAATGGTCGCAAACTCTAAAATGGAAAAGTTCATTATTTTCCTAGAGCATAACGGTATGCTATATGGTATCGGAGCCGATACTGGAGTGGGTGTCTTTGAATCTAAAGACAAATTACTTCAAAGGGTTATCCCTCTTGCGAAGAAAATTGTAAGGGCTAAGAACAAAACTATTGATGTATCTGAGTTGCTAAAAACTGCACCTTTCACAGATATGACGGCTAAAGATGTATGTTTGGTTGCTTTAGGGGTATGCATTAATGTGTTGACTCAAATTCAATATAAGTCACCGTTTACAGTTTATTTCGAAACTAAAATCCTTGAAGATATGAATTTGCTAATGTCTTATTCAATCTACTCTTACTATTTAACGAAGCTCGGTTATTTAAACTTTTCATTTCAAACTGATGGTGTCAACCTAAATGAAGTAAATAACAACGTCTTTGCTGAAATCTCTAGGGTTAAAGGGTATCTGTCAACTGACTTAATCTCTTCTTATGATAAGCAGAAATACATGGAGGACTTAAACTTAGTTGAAGGTTCAGTTGTATTTCTTTATACAAGAGGTGGTTATAGCCCTATGAAGTTCGGTAAGTTAGTCAAGTCTTGTAAAGTTGCGATTATAGATAAAATCTCTGATAAAGGTGTATATTTTAAAACTATCACTGTGTCTAAAACTGTGGCTGATTTGTATATGGAATACGAAGATTTACCACATAAAGTTAAGCAACTATATCCAACATTCTCTGATTTTATTCAGTTTAACGATAAAGTATCTGAAGTCATGTTAACTTGGGATGTGTTGGGAATAAATTATATGATGAACAATAATAACTCAGGCTTTATGGAACAATTCTTTTTTACTAGACTTGAATCTCTATATGATGCCCAACTAGGTTACTTTACTGAAGAAGGGTCATACAGATTTTTACTTTTAGGTATTCCAGACGCCACTATCTATCTCTTACTTGAATATGGCATTGACTTTAATGAAGACCTATTTGTTGAGCAATACAACTCAAAAAACATGGAAAAATTAAAGGAGTTAGCAAAAGACTCCGTGCAATCGGTAATAAACCGATTAGGTTACGACTTCAGGGGTATCTGATATGCATTATAAGGTTTATCAGAGGAACTACATTTGGGGCAGTGAATCGTGTTGCATAAATGTATTTAAAAATAGGTTTTATTATATCTATGTTGAAGACGATGAAAACCATAATTATTATTTGCATTTTATTGTTGCTCACCATGTTGGGAGTGTCCTACCTAGACGCTGGGATAAATTTTACCGAGGTAGTATTCGTTATGGTAAAAAGACTCGCCTCTTTAGTTTGTCTAAAGAAGACATTCGCTCAATTAGATATTATTTTCCGTCAGACTTGCTTTTAAAGGCATTGTCTGTTCCTATATTGCACATGTATGACCACAATAGTCGAGTGTCGTCACAAAAGTATCTCAGATTACTTCCTGACATTGTGAGAGCTCGTTCTCTTTACAATCAAAATCTTTCTAAGTTAGAAGGGAAATAAAATTTTATGACTTACAAATCAAGTTTAGATGATATGTTATATGAAGACCAAATCAAAACGGTAGATGATTTTATCGCTTTGTTAAAATCCAAGGGTATCAACACTGACCAATTAGACCCTATTTTACGTTCAAGTGGGAAACTTGAGCTGATTGCAACTGCAGGAGCGGGGAAATCCTCTGCCTTATCTTATGTTTACGCCTTGGATAAGCTAATCGGTATCCTTGCCAACCCAGGTGAAGAAAATAAAGGCAAACGTGCTTTAGTTACTACTTTCTTGAAAGATGGTGCTTTGGAGATGGAGCGTAAAGTCCAAAAGACTTTAGGTGATTTGGAATTGTTTGAAGTTACAACTTCAGGTACGTCTTTTAAAAATCTACACGCTGAGTTCCGTGAATTGCTGACGATTGCAATGGGGAAAGATGCTGAGCTTAAAGTATTGACTGACTCATCTGAAGGTAATCTAAAACGACGCATCTTTGAAAAGTTGTTCCGTGATTTTAGTTTGGGTATCAATCCGAATTACCCTACGAACATGGAAATCAATACGTTAGCAGGCTTAATTACAAGGTATCGAAATACTGTAATTTCTGAGTTTGAATTTGGCGACTCTCAAGGTGATGCGGATGATTTGAATATTACGGTAAATCGATTAAAACTCATCGTTGAAGCATACCAACGTCAGAAAAAACTAAATGATGTTATTGACTTTGATGATATGGTTGATACTATCTACCATTACTTTGCAAACCCTGAGACTCGTATTCCAAAACTCTACGAGCTTTATGTAAATCGATATTATTATATTTTGCTAGATGAGTTCCAAGATACTTCTGAATTGCAGTATCTAACTTTGAAACCATTGCTTGAAAATTGTGAACGTGTTATTGTCGTTGGTGACCCAGACCAGTCTATTTACTCTTTCCAAGGAGCTAATCCTCAAGTTATGAAGTGGTTTGAACGTGACTTCAAACCTGAAGTCTTACCACTCTCGGTATCTTATCGTTGCCCAACAAACATTCTAGAGCCTATGCGACGTGTAATTGAAAATAACTCCAATAGGTTTAACACTAGGATTAAATCGTTTAAAGATGGTGGTGAAATTAAATGTATTATGTTTGACTCGCTCTCAGATGAAGCTCGATACACAAATGAAATTATCCAAAAACATTTAAGGGAAGGTCAATCTGTAGTTGTTCAATCACGAACAAACTTTGCCTACTCCCCAGCTTTGATTTTATATGCAATTGAAAACAGTTCAAACTTCAACATTCTAGGTAACGCCACTCTTTTGTCTCACTCTCGTTACAAACGTGTTTGGGGTATCAAAGATTTGCTACTAGGGAGGGGTGTCACAAACTTAGCACGTAATCTCCGTGTCCTTGACCCTGATATCAAAGCGTATTTAGCACGTCAAATGGAAGACTTCTCAAGTAATAATATTTCTAAGAAAGGCTCTGTTCTGCGTGAATTTCGTGCTTTAGGTGAGCATGCTAGTTCACATAGTTTACTTGCTTTAGCCGATAGCGTAGACGCTGTACTTTCGCAACCAAACGTAGATGAACTTACTGTTTTTAAAGTTCTACTAGAGCATATTAAATTACATGGGCGTGAACGTGATGCTGAAGTTGTTGATACTTTAATGACTTTGGTTGATGTTTCTTCAAGCCTTGAAGTGTTCATGGAGAACATGGACTTTGTAAATAATGCAATCAAAGAAGCGAACTCAACAAAGACTGGGGTATCATTAGTAACTTTCGCTACTCAACATGGTTTCAAAGGTAAGGAAGCCGATGTAAATATTGTATTTGACGTCGTTGACGGTGTGTATCCATCCTATCTATCAGGTGAAGGCTCTTTGGAAGAAGAACGCTCTTGTTTCTTCGTAGCAGGCACTCGTGGTTCTAAGCACACTTATGTCTTCACTAGGAAAGGCATTGTTTCTCCGTTTGTCAAAGAAATGGCAATCCCTATTGAAGAAAAAGAACTTGAATTCGAGCCTATTCAAATTAAGAGCAACACTAAAACTCTACAGGAGCTGAAAAAAGCTAAAGAACTTGAAGAGCTTGAAGCTGACGTGGATGATGTTGGACTTGAAGACTTTGAAGTGTTTTAAACACAGTTAAAATAAACAAAACAAGTACCCTTGATTTGAGGGTACTTTTATGTTATACTAAATTTGTTTATAAAGTATATAAACAGAGTTTAAAATTATATAGAAAGGGTTTAACATATATGGCGAACCAAAATTCAACTTATAGAGCCTATTATGACAAGGATGTTGGACGTTTCATTGTTCCTGAGTCCTTACCCGAAGATTGGGTATCAAAAACACTGCCTAACTCGATGCCTATTGAAATTAAATCTTTAGACAGCATTGATTGGTATTTAAAAATGTATTCTTATGACTCTAAAAGTAGGAGGAAAATAATAGGTTCTATTGTTTTACTTCCTATTGTCAAAAAAGATAAAAATTTACCACCTAATTTATTTTATGCAGTAAAAGGAGGTGGAAATCTTTTTAAGAGTTCTTTAATATCTACGGTTTATGAGATTGAAAACTTAGAGGAGGTAAAAGCTAAGTACTCGAAACGTTCTAAACATGAAGTTCAAAGTCTTGAGCAGTTTGCAATGGAAGGGGTGAAAGTAGAAGACTTACCAAAAACAGTAACCATTGAAGATGATTTCTTTGATGAGTATACAATTACAGTTGACAAATCAAACTCGAAGACAGTTGAAACCAAGGAGGGTACTATCAAAGAACCAGAACAAACACAACAAAACTACAAGCAACAACGTTACGATAAACTGAAACAAGATTTTGAAAACCAGCAACAGGATTTAGCTAAGTATAAAGAGTGGATGTCTGAACTGCATACTATCATCGATGAAAAAGATGAACTAATCGCTGAATTAGAGCAACAAGAAAAGGAGGCTCCCACAAACGTACTTGGCATTGATATGCGTACTGCTGAAAATAAACCAGTAGGCTTTAGCATTCCCAACTCTGTTAAAATCGATAAAGAAATTTACCTGAAAGTAAATGATGAGTTTGATTTTGAGCAAATCCCTGATGAAGCCAAATATCTCTTTAAACATTTAAACTGGTATTTGAATAATCTAGGTTTATCCAAAATCAAGTATGTTAAGTCTAAAGAGGATTTGTATTATTTATCAACAGTAGGGGATGCTTTAATCAATGCACTTGTTTGGGACTTAGTTACATCTAACAGAGAGGTTAAATTGATTTCAAATAACCACTATATGCAAGGTGCTTTACTTCGCCTTGGGTATCCTGAGTTTGCTGATGTTTCACCTCACTTGTCAGGCACATTCTTTGAGGCTATTTTTGCTTGTGCTTTTAAACAAGGCAATTCTGAAATCATTGCTAAGTTAAAAGAATCACTTTTAGGTTCAGCTTACACAAACAGTCAAAAAGAACCGAGAGTTTATTTCGAGGAGGTCAAATAAATGAAGTCTAGGAAAACAACTCGAATTTTAGGTGTACTGCTAATCTTGTTACTTTCACCGCTTGGGTATCTATCTAACAAGTATAACTATACGGCTCGTGATTTAGTCCGAGATGTATCACATTTATTCGTAAAAAAGTCGAATAACTCTAAAACTCACACAACGGGTTCAACTAAAAGTGTAGTCCATCAAAAAGAGTTAGCAGATACAGAACGTATCCCAACTGAGGATTTAACTCCACTTGATTGGGTCGAGTCTGAAGCTCCAAATTACTATAAAGTACTTGGGAAGTCAAACTTGCAGTCCGAGGCATTTCCGAATGTTCAAAAGGTGACTACTTCTGAATGGGCAAGTTCATTTAAAGGTGGTAAGGCTTCAAACAGCTCTAAGAAAATTGAAGTATCTTATCCAATTTACGGTGAGTTAGACAATCTAAGAAGGTCAACTGGAGTCCTTGCAACTGTGACTCCTGACATGGTCAAGTTTTCAAAGGGTTGGCGAACTCCTTGGGAGGGTTCAGTTGAGCCAAGTGGTTGGTTTACATATAAGTTTAAGAAAACTGGTGAACCTGCAACTGAACTTGACTACTTAAACAACTCTAAAGCAGTTTCTAAAAAGTCTAACAACGGTAAAGTTCAAATTGCCATCAATAAGACGGTGTATAACGGACAACTTTACAATCGTGACCACCTCTTTGCTGACCGTCTAGGTGGTCGGGGTATCAGGGAAAATCTAACAACGGGTACTCGTCCTCATAACGTAGGTGATAACAAAGCCGAAAAAGGTGGTATGGCTTACTTGGAAGAAAAGGTAGATGATTATGTTTCTACTCATAAAGTCTATGCTTATTACAAGTCAATTCCTGTTTATGTTGGAGACGAGCTAGTTCCACGAGGAACTTATGTCAAAGCTCTTACTTCTGATGGAGCTATTGATGAAACAGTTTATGTTTATAATGTAGCTAAAGGTTACACTATCAATTATGCCGATGGTACGTGGACTAAGAATAAATAAATAGCGAGACACCCTTGACTTTGAGGGTGTTTTTCTTTATAATTAAACAAAACAATTAAGAAAGGTATTAGTTTTGATGATTGTAGATGACTTTTCAGATAGAGTAAATGGTATGCCAACAAAAATCAATTTAGGTGGCATACCAGCATATATGGATATGTTTATGAAATTTGTGGTTAAAAGCAAAGCTGAAAATTGTAAAGATAAAAGGAGATATGGTTTACAAACTGAATCAAAATTAAAAGGGGTTAAGAAATGATGAAACCAAGCACTGTAGATACTTATTTTAATTATGATAAGTTCCTGAAACCAACAAGGTTACTTGAAGCTGACTTAAAAGGAACTTACACAGGAAAACAATTAAGTCTAGCTGATTTTGGAGCTTTTTTCAAACATCCGAAGAAAGTCGATATGGAAAGCGAATACCTAAAGGGTATCAATATCCTAAAAGAGGGTGGAGCTACAATTTTCAACAGTAATTTAGCTGAGGAGCCACTTCAATCAGACGCAAGTCACTTCTTAAATATTAGTGGATATAAGCGTCTTTCAAAGGGATTTCTCCAAACTCTGCCTAGATTTGCAAACTTTGTCGTTGCTGACATTAAAGGTGGTTGTGCTAGTGAAATCTTTTCTAGATACTATGAACAACCTACTGAGGTTGAACAACAAGCCAGAATTTACATTTACTTCGATAAAGTCGTTCTGGAGTTTAGAGCTTTTGTGATTTACATCGAAGAAAGCCCCATGACAAAGCACAACATGAATGGAAAACTTTTTGAATTTAGAATACTAGGAGCACCTGATTTGAACTCTGTCATGAACAAGGCTTATAATTATGTGTTCCATCAATGTGGTATGTTTACAAACGAGGTGTTAAATGTCAAACAATATTAAATTATCATTTTATGATATTCAATTGCTAGAAGTTGATAGTGATTTAAAAGATGAATTATCACTTGCTTTTCTCGACAACTTGGATATGTCACCCTACTTGAACCGTAATTTGACCTACAAGGTCTTCAGGGGTATCAGATTATGCTTGAAACATAAAGTTCCTACAAGCCTGATTGAAAGCAATTTAAGCGAAACCACTTTACTTGCCCTAGCTGAACTTTACAGAAAACTATACACTCTGAAAAATAACAACTTAGAACAGTATTTCAAGCGTGGCGATAAAGAACTTCTCATTGAGGAAGGTACGTTCAGAAAGCTAGTCGATTTGACTATTTCTGATATTTCTTTTGAAACTGTGGATTTTTCTCTTGTTCCCATCACTCACGTAAAAACCTTTGTATCTGCTCTTTATCAGGGTGTGAAGGTTGATGATTTGGTTCGAGTAGCTAGTAAAAAAGATGCTGACTACTTGCAACTTTTAATCTCACTTCGTCAAGCTGGTATTGATATAGAGCCATTCCTAACTGGAGAATGGATGGAAGACCAAATTCAAGCGATTATTTCAGGTCGAAGTCGCATTTCTCCTGTTAATCTTATCCGAACTCATATCAATGAGCATTTTACGTCGGGGATGATAGAATTGGTTATTAAAGCAATTGATTACGGTTGTGAAGATGTAGTCACTGCCCTAGATGAAGATGGGTATCCTTTATTTAACGAGTATCAATCTTACAACCTAGTTGAAGGAGCTAGATTTGGGTTGGATTATATGAAATATGCTGACCCCAACTTAAACGATTATCAAATGGCTACAATTCGCGTTCAAATGTTTGAAGAAAAAGACAGGGAACTTCGAGGAGCCTTGTCAGCACAGTTAATTAACTAAGGAGTTTAAATGGAACAGAAAGTATTAGATAGCAAGTTAGCTGAACTTAAAAGCCGTATTGAACCTAAAACTTATAAGAACAACGCAAACGATGTATCAACACGTCTCTCTGACTTTATTTACGAAAAATATGTTTCTGAAATGGAAGAGGGTCTAAAAAAGGATGATTTTAACGTAGATAGTTACTGCTTTAAATTTATCTATCCAGTAGCTTTAACAAAAAGTGAAGTTGCATTTTTGGTTGACAACGATAAACTAAAACTAAAAACCAACTTGAATCAAGATTGGGAACATACCTCTGTTGTCACTTTCGGCTCTATTCTTTCGCCAACTGGGTATCCGAGTTGATTTGCGAGTAATTGGTTTCAACTTTAATTACTCACCTGAAGAATTCTTTTATGTTCAAGTGATTTTAACCAAAAACTACTTTGTGAAACCTAAAGATATTAAGAAGGGTTACACTATTGAAGTTCGCAAGCGTAATGAGAGCTTATCATCTTTCAAAAAGGAATCAGGTGAGTTTGTTTACCCTGAATATTTAGTAATGAATAGATTTAAGGATTTCCATTCACGATTTGTATATGAGGGTTTGAACCAACCTACTGTTGAACTAAATGAAAGTGGGTATCAATCTAAAGATACCTCATTCTTAACTATGAAAGATTGGGTGAAACTTACTATCATTGTTGTGATTGGTACTGTGCTTACTGCTAAACTAGGACTATTATTTTAAGGAGAATTAAAAATGACTATTAAAACAAATTTAGAACGTATTGAAGATATCGAAACTGTGGGTCAAGCAGCTTTAGTGTTACAAGAGTTGCAACCAGATGGTTTGCAAGTAACTAAAGTAGATTCTTTGGACGGTACATTTGATGTTACCGTTCCTGTGAAGCTTGTGGAAGGTTTCCACTCTCAACCATTTACGTCTTATGATATTGGGGTATCAATCGAGCAACCTCCAGTTGCCGTAACTCCAGCAGTTGCAGATTTGTTAGCTGAATACGAAAAAAGTGACGATTTAACTTTTGATGGCTTACTTGATAAAGCAATTGATTTATATCTATTAAACACTCATTGTGTTCACCATTCTAACCTCAAGCAAGATGCATTTCTTTTCATCGCTGATATTATTCGCTATGGGTACACACCTGATGAAGAAATTAGGTATCAAATCAAATCTACATCACTTCCAAAAGGCTTGCAGTATTTTGATGTAGATAAGGATACTATCAAATTGACAGATGATGAAGAAGGTGCATGGCTCTCATACGACCAACTCAAACAATTCAATTTGGTCGACCTACTTCGCAAGTCTCAAAGCGTTGTGTGGATGCATCAGGTTAATGATTATGAATTTACACTTGATAGTCTACCACAAACTGACAAACAACCAACTATTTCTTTGTTCAACCGTTGGGGCAAAAGTGTTGAATCTGATACTACAAGCTCAAGTGAATCAACTGTCGACTCAATCTTCTGTGAACCTTTGAGTGATACAATCGACCCAACAGAATGCTAACAAACTCAGTCAAAGAGTTTAAAACTATACTCTATTTGTTTAAGTTGAATTGACTATAACAAAACTATGATATGTTTGTTAAATTTATATAGTATGTTTGTTTAAAACTAAAAGCATATTGTAAAAAACCTAAAGGAACTAAGATTGACCTTAGTTCCTTTTTATGTTACAATAAATAATATTTAAGAACCTTTAATTTTAAAATGTATTTTGAAGGTCAGGAAGGAGAGCTATGATGACATGGAGTTGAAAGGTATAGACCAAGCACGTGAGTTATTTTGGTCTGCTATTGATAAGGGGTATACAGTTACAATTAAGGGAGACCCTGATGTTGACGGTATGTTAGCTTACTGCGTAGCTAGTCAAATGCTAGATGAAAAGGGTATCAAATACCACTCAACTGTGAATAGAGACAGGAAACACGGTTTGGTAGAGGATGAACTTGTTCATACTGGTAAACCGAAAGGTGTTAACCCTTACTTTCATGAAAATGAGCTTATTATCAACGTTGACTCATCTATTTCAGGCGATGAGCTCATGTTCTTAGCTGAAAACGGAAACATTGTAATTTCCCTAGACCACCATAAAGTCGAACTTGATGGTTACGATAAACTCCAACGACATTTCAAAAAAGGTAAAGGTGAGTGTATTTTAATCAATAATCAGTTCGAAGATGAGCCTGAAGAATGGCGTTTCTGGTCTGGAACTGGAGTTGTGATTCACGCTTTGTCTAAAATACTCAACGTGGGTATCAAAACCGAGTGGACTGTAATGCATGGTATCACCTTACTTTCAGATGTTAGGGATATTGAAAATGACTTAGCAAGAGAAATTCTAAAAGTAACTTACTCAACACCTCTAAAAGATATGAGGACTCTGAATAGATTAGTTAGGAAGACTCAATTAGAGGTGCCTGATTTATTCAGAAAAGAACCTGAGCACCTAGATAGAACGTTCATTGACTACTCTTTTAGTCCGTACTATAATGCTTGCTATCAGTTAAACTTATCCGAGTATATCTTTGCTTTGTTAAAACGAAGTTTACCTTACAACTATTCAGCTAAAACGGATAGGAAAGCCATTGTTGAAAACTTAGAAAAGTATGTTAAAGTAACTGAGTTGAAAAACCTAACAATCTTGGGTATCGAGCTTGATGCAGTTGAACCGATTCAGATTGAAGAAAACTATTCATTTTCTTACTCAAACTTCTTAGGTTTATTAGCGAATAAATACTTGAGTTTAGGGAAAACTGTTGCTATTCTATCACGTGAAAATGGTAAGTTTAAACGAGGTTCGGTAAGGGCTTTAAGTCACCACATAGATTACAATGCAATCTTTTCTAAGTATGGGTTCACTTGTAAAGGTCACACTGGTGCATTTGGTATAACTGCTTTGAACAACCCCAAATTTAAAGCAGTAAGCAAAGAAATCGGCATAGTTGAAATAAACGAAAAAGCTAAACCAAAATTCAAAACGGCTAAGAACTTACTGGCTATGCAAGAGGAACTACTTCAAATAGCTGATGATAATCAGTATGTCCTATCTCAAAACAAACTGGGTATCTACTACACTGGGTTTCATTGTTCGGTCAAACGTGAAACCAAAGGCACGATGACTTATGAAGTCGATGGGATGTCTGTTAGAACCTTTGACAAGGATTTGACCTTAGAAAACTCACTTATCATTCCAACTATGGAGTGCGATAACTTAATCTTAACACTTGAAAAACTAAACAATTGATTTTTGAAAATTTGAAAGGAATTATGAAAAATGGCTAAACCAAAACTACAACTTATTATTGATACAGGAAACACAAACACACGTGTCGGTGTAAAACTCTCAGGGGAAACTAGCGTAAGGGAAACTAGCTTTGAACTCCCTAACACTTTTGCAACTATACCTGATGAAGAGCAAGTAAAAGCAGTAATCAGCTCTGGTGATTATAACAATATTACCTCATCTGTTTACTTTGTTGATTTACCACATATCCATCGTAAACTACGAGGGGTTGTCGCATCTGGTGAAATTGCAGAAACTAACTACTCAAAATTCTTACGTCATCCGTTGACAACACGTGCAAAATACGAGTCTAACCTCGTTTACATGGCAATCATCAAAGCTATCGACCACACTCTTCAATGGGCTACTCAGTTCTCAAAATCAGGAAAATCAAAATCGGGTATCGCTAACTCATTTGATATTGATTTGACTTTGCTTGTTCCACCTATTCAAGCAACTAAGGCTCAAGAAGTTTACCCTAAAGCATTAATGGGTATCCAAGGCGACGGACTTAAACGTCCTATTCGATACCGTGATTTAATCTCAGGTGAAGATATGGCAGTTACTATCAACTCTGTAAATGTCTTACCTGAAGGTCTAACTGCATACTTTGCAATTACTGCATCTTACGAGAAACGAGCCCCTCGTCCTGAGTATGCAGATTTGGCACAAAGACGTGTTATTTTGCTTGACATTGGTGGTGGGACTTCGGACATCGTTGCCCTCAATAAAGGTCAATTGATGGCATCCACTCAACACACTATCCGTGTCGGTGGTAATGATATTGTAACTCGTACTCGTGTGAAATTCAACACTCAAAATGAAACTAACTTGTCTGAAGAGTTCTTTTCTAATGTCGCTAGTGACTCAGTTATCCACGTTGGCGACTCTACTTATGATGTCTCTGATTTAGTGGGTATCGCTAAAGATGAAGTTGTTCAAAACATTGTATCCGAAATTCAAGATTTCTTTGTTTCTCAAAATATTGACTTGAATAGCTTTGAACGTCTATTGATTGTAGGTGGTGGTGCTTTAGCAGGTGAGTCTGGTGAAAGTATTTCAGAACTAATCCTAGATGATATTCAGGACTTCATTCCTGAAATTACGCTTGTAGATACGAGCAAGGTTAAAGAGCCTAGCATTGGTGAAGATGGTCTTGACTTCTCAAGCCCACGTAACTTTAACTTGCTAGGGGGTATGATTGTAGCGTCACTTAAAAGTGGCAAATAACTAAAGGGGGTATCAAACTATTATGGCGTATGTTTATGCTTATTATGGTTTCGATATGGCAGCAATAAAGGATGTTGAATCCTTATTAAACTCAGCAGGTCAAGATGTCGTGTTCAAACACGCTGGCTCAATGGTGTCTGCCATTTCTGTTAGGATGACTGCTAAAAAACCTACGGTAATGGGTATCATCTTAAACGAGTCTGAATATGCCTCTATCGAATCAAAATACATTGATTTTGAAGATAAAATCAAAACTAAAGTGAAAGTCCTTCATTCTTTCGATGAGCTAAAAGCCTATATGGAAGATGAGTTGGAAGTACCTTTAGATGCTCCAACAGAAGATGAGGTTCCGTCTGAACCTGTCTTGAATGACTTTGGTGCAGGTACAGTAAAAATGGTAACTCCATCAAGTCAACAAAATCAAACTTCAAATGATTTTCAAACAAGTGAAGCTGAAGACCAAGAAAGTTCAGTCTTAAATGCATATCAAGGTGAAAAGAAACTTGTACTAGGTGAAAAATCCTTTTTCACTAGAACTTTTGACTCAAATACAGTTGAAACTAGCACTCCATCGAGCGTTCCAATCGAAGAACCTGAAGAACCTGAAGCCCAATCGGTATCATTCGCAGACCAACCAAAAGAACCGTTTACATTGAATGCTGAAAAACCTCATAAGGTCGAATCAATGTTTGATGATGATTTGGATGCTGAACTTGAAGATTTGAAGCGTCAAAATGATGAGTTAACTCATAAACTTGAATCTGCCAAACAAGAACTTGCACGTTTGGAAAAAGTTAGGTCTGATTTCAATGAGTCTGTTCAAGTTTCAGAGGACTTGCGTGACCGTATTTCTCAATTAACTACAGATAAATTTGACTTAGAGCAACAACTCCGTGAAGCCCAATCAGGTCGATTAGAACTACCTGCAATTGATGTTCCATCTAACGTGAATTTCTATGTTTCAGCATCAAGCTTGTCTTTGGTTAAAGCGTATGATTATCTTCTACGTGAGAAACCAACTACAACCTTAATTGACTTGTCTAGGGAATCTTACTTAGATATGTTGGTGCAGTTGAACCATCCAAATCGTGTAACCAAATGGCTATTAGAGGGTATCAATATTCGCACGTTAAATTCAAGTTATTCTCAACGTGAAATTCAACCAGCAACTGGCTTGAATATTGTTAGCAGTCCAAACGCTTTAATTCCTGAAGATGCTTTCAAACGTGCTGATTGGGACTCCATCTTAAATCAATTGCAAGAAACTTATAGTGAATATAACATTTTCTTAGGAGTTGCTACTCATCAAGGCGTTCCTGAAATGCTTGACCGTCTAAATTCTCCTGTCAAAGTTTTAAGGCAGAATAATCCAGCGGATAAAAGGTCGTTCAATCTCATTTCTTTGTCACATGATAATATTGAAGAGGTGGTGATTTAATGACTCTTGCAAATATCGCTGTCAGGTTAGATGATAGTCAAGTTGAGTTTATTGAACAACTCAAAGCCAAGAAATCTCTAGGTGTTGCCATACGTGTCTTTCTTAAAGCACTGGAGCGTGACTCTGTTACTACATTGTCTTATCTGCTAGGGGTATCAGACCCATCGGTAAATTCATCTAAACTTCTAGAGGGTGCAACTACCTTAGCTCTATTAGAGCAACTTGGTAATTCAACTATTGAAGGTTCAGTTTCAGAGCTTCAAACAACCTTAAATAGTTTGCAGTTCTCTGATTTCGGTAATGGATTAACTGAATCTGACGTTCAAGAGCTTTTAAGTAAGTTCACCGAGCTAACAGATAAAGTTGAAGTTCAGGAAAAACCTAAACCTCAACTAGATGCTAACAATCCTGATTTGCAAAATATGGTGAGCATGCTTGTTCAAAATACATTGAGAGATTTAGGTTTACAAGGTGGAGTTGGACAAAATAACTCTAACTTAAACTCTGAACCTAATCTTTATCCTACTAGCACCACTGAAGTGCCTTTAAATTCTACCCAAAGCGTTGATTTAAGTGTATCTGAAGAGATTACAGAGCAAATTGATTTTAAAGATGACTCTTTAAAAACTCAAGATTCGCCAGTTTCTTTTACAATAGTGAGTGATAACAAATCTGAAGATAAACCAACTAGGGTATCAGGTACTGAAGCTACCTCTACCGAAGATGATAGCTCAGACGGTAACAATGCTCAGTTGTTAGATATGTTAGCAGGACTCAATATGTAACTATAATTTTTAAGAAAAGGAAAGTAAAATATGTCAAAGCAATTTGATTTCTTTGGCGATGAAAACTCTTCAAACAACACTCAACCTGTTAAAAAGACATCAAACCCAGGCAGTCAAACTGTCAAGGGTTTTGATGTATCTAGTATGGGTGTTGCATCGCCTAGCAAGAAAAACTCTAATAGCAAGAAACCTAAAAATGTTAAAAAGGCAGTTTTTATCTCTCTAGCAGTTCTAGCTTTGGGTGGCTCAGTTGCAGGTTTTGTGGTTTATCAAAACCATCAAAAACAGTTAGCAGTTCAACAATCTCAAGAGAACGCAAACTTTAAGAAACTTCAAGCATCAGTTCAAAGTGCCGTTTCAGATTACTCTGTCTATGATTTAAGTGTTTCAAATAAAGAAGGTGTTTCTGTTTGGGATTTGAATAAAAACTATGTTTCATCTTCAAAAGCCAAGTTGAATTTCCTAACTACTGTGGGGAAACAAATAAAGGTCACTTTGACCAAAGGCAGTTCAGATGTCAAGGTCACTATTCCTAATTGGGAGTATGTAAACTGGATTATCAAGAACGCTGACAACTCTAAAATTACAACTGGGGTATCAGATTTGGATGCCAACTCAGCGTCATTCAATAACGATTTAGTTACCAAATACGCTGGTTATATTGGAACTCAATTACCTGATATGCTCAACTATAAAGGTGATTATGTTCAATCTTACATCCAAGCCGATAATGTTCCTAAACCCTATAAGGAAATTACCATTAAGAACGCAGTTTCAGATGGTAAACTAACAGCTGATTTTTCATCTGAGCTCGATAAAAACGTGTTTTCTGATGAGTTCCGTCAAACAATCGACACTTTCTATAATGTCGCTACTGGAAAATACGGTGAAGCTAAGGAAAACGAAGAACACGCCAAATGGAAACATTCTTTAGATGAGCTTGACTCTTACATTGAGAAGTTAAAAACCACTGTAGGTGAAGAAAGTTCAACTCCAGCATCAAGTGAAACTACTACTTCCGAGTCTAGCCAGTCTGAAGCTTCATCCGAAGCTCAACCTGAAGGTGAATCTAGTTCAGAAACGGCAACAAGCGAAGCTAGCTCCGAGCAACCTGCGTCTGAAACTACTCAAAGCTCAACTTCTAAAAGTTCAACTTCCGATAAACAAGGTGGGGTATCAGGCTACAACTGGGATAGCAGTAACCAAACAGTCAAATCTGCTTTAGAATCTCGGAAAGAGCTTTTGAAGATTGAACCTATTCCATATACATTTACTAACTCAAGTGCCAAACCTAAGAAAGTCCTTGAACATGGTTGGGTAGGTTACTCATTCATTCACAGTAAGAAATCTGATAAGGTGAGTTCGGACGTTCCTACTGGTGATGGTTCTTATGATAAACCATTTACTCTAGGAACTTCTTTTGATACCAAAGCACTAGGAACTGACGGTGAATATCATGATGTTCGTGTTACCGTAACGGGTATCAAGGTCGGCAAAGATGCTATCAAAGATGCCGTAACTTACGACCAACGCAACCAAGGCTTTACCACTGAGTCTTCTATGGTGCTTACAACCTTTAAATTTAAAGTTGAAAACTTGTCTGATAAAGAAGTTGAAATCAATTCTGAGTTCACTTTATCCGATAAAGATTTGAATTTAACTTCAAGAACTGGAAATATGTATTCGTTCCCTGAACGTAAAACGCTCAAACCCCATGAAACTGTTGACATGGCTGACTGGGCTTACGCAAAGGACACTGAAACTTTGTGTTTAGTCTGGGGTAAGACATTCAATCGTAAATACCCAGCATACTATATCAACGTGCTAGGAGATGAGGTTTACGATAAGTATGGACGTCCAGTTGACCGTAAAACCAAGAAAGTGCTTGATAACAAAGCTCAAAAAGACTTTGATAATATCAAGAAAGAGGTAGATAGTGAAAAATGGTAAGAGGAATTAAAAATTACTTAAAAGTACTTTGGGTATCCTTTGTGAGTTGGTCGCAAGCTATTGTTGAAGACGATGGCGAACCTGAAGTACGTAAAATAAAACTACCACCAAGTTCTATTTGTACTTATGAAACTGAAAATCCTGCAGATGTGCGTAGAAAATTATCTATAAAAGATAAAGAAAAAGCTGATTTGAAGTTTGACTCAAAGCAGTTTAAACGAAAAAGCATTCTCAGGTACGGTAATCCAGGGTGCATTAAATACAGAAATTCTCATGTAGGTGCGTTAGGGATTGCTAATACCAAACTGGTTATCACAGCTTTTAACAAACCGTCCAATCTCCGTAAAGGTTTTAGAAAGCATAAAATCTATTAAACGAATTAGGCTTGACTTTGTTAAGCCTTTTTTATATAATAAACAAAATTAAACTAAAGGAGTTTATTATGTCTGAACAAGTAAAATCAAACATCTTTACAGTCTCTAATGATAATGGTATTTTAAGTGAAACTACTAAAGTTAAAGTTGAAGCTAAATCTCGTTTAGATGAGCATTGGTTGTATATGCAAGCGTTGACTCACATCTCTGAACGAACTGAAGATTTACCATATTTGGAGGAGTTTCGTTCTCATATCCATGAAGCAATTATATCTCTAGGGGTAAAATCTACTTTTCATCAAAAGGAGCTTGATAACGTTAAGAACGTATCTGAAACCTTTACACTTACCAAACGGAGGGTAGATGATGTGGAATAATCTAAAAACTAAGTTCAACAGTTTAAGTCTTAGCACAAAAGTAACTATCGTTGCAGTACTTATCGTTTTGCCTTTGTATATCCTTTACCGAAGGTCATTTTAAAATAAACAGTATGAGGGGAGCTTGACTTTTTAAGCTCCTTTTGTTATACTTATTATTGTAAAATATAAATAGTTAGGATTTACGGTTATGGAAAACGAACGTCAAATTGATTTAATCAATAAGCTAAACGGGGTATCTAACGTGACAAACACTTTGAACGGTGTTTTTGCAACTGTGAAACCAAAAGAAGGTCAGGTGACTTCGTCTGTTTATACAGATTCAGGCTTAGATGAGCTATTGTTATTAAATGAAGTGCTTCAAGCTATTTCTGACCGTGCCAATCTTTATCCATTTTTAAATAAGTTCCAAGAGCAACTGGATTTTGCAAATAAAGTACTTGTAAGGGAAATTACAAACAACGTAGTGTTTCTAAGCTCAAAACCAGTTATTTCACCAACTATTTATCAACCTATCAATGAAAGTAATGAGGGAAACTAATGTTAAATCAAGAACAAGCTCTCACGGAGATGCGAAAAGATATTTTAAGCAGAATTACAGAGTTGAGTTCATCTCTAGACAAGGTTAAGGGATGTAGTATTATGGTAATTCAAGATGATGGCGATGAGGTCAATACGCAAACTAATGCGTATGCAACCGAACCTATAACTTTAACGAGACTTGCTAGGGATTCTATCAAAACCACGTTGGGTATCATTGACCAGTTAGCTGAAATAGATGAAAGCATTAAAGAAGCAATTGATATCGATGCTTTTCAAGATGCTCTCGATAGCTTAAATGCGTTCAAAACTTGTTTAGCCGTCAATTTTCTTGTGAATTCCATCTTATCTGAAGATGACGATGAAACAGAATAAATAAACTAGGAGTTAGACTTGACTTTGTCTTGTCTTTTTCTTATAATTAACTTAACTTTTAAAAATAAAGGAGGTTAAACGTGGATTTTAATGTGAACCCAAATGACAGGTTTGCAGGTCAAGACCGTTATGTTATCATTCTCGACTTCAATGCGTACATGCAACGATTTCATCGTGTAATGGCAGATAAAGGTCTAACTGCACAGGTCGAAGTTGATGGTCAAATGCGTTTTATCCCTACTGGAGCACCAAAAACCGTTCTTCAAAGTTTAATCAATTTAACTAGAGGTGGGCGTTGTCCATTAGTAGTTGTTTCAGATTTAAGGATTTGGAGCCGTAAGGCTTACTTCAAAAAGGGTATCGAAACTGGTCAAATTACTTCTAAAAGTGGTGATTATAAAGGTTTTCGTGAACCATTTAATCCAGGTTTCAAAGACTCTTGTGACTTAACCTTAAACCTACTAAGAAATAGTGGTTGTTGGGTATTAAACAAAGAAAACTACGAAGCAGATGATTTGATGCCTGAAGTGATTCGAGTTGCTAAAGCTCAATTTCCTGAGTTGCCTATTCATATTATTGCTAATGATTTGGATTTAGCTCCTTTGGTTGATGAGCAAGTCAGCTTGTATAGGACACCTGCAAAGGAAACTTACGCTGAGCCAGGCTATATGACGCTCAATAAATATGAGCAGATTACACCTAGAAATTATCAAGAGGTGATGCAACGTACTTCTTTTGGGAAGAACCTACAAATTCCCTACAATTCTCTGCTTTTAGCTAAGTTGTTTAGGGGTGATAAGTCTGATAATATTGACATCTTGCCTAAGTGGACTCCTAAACGCTATAACAAGCTAGTAAGTCAAATGATTGAAGATGGTGTTGATTTATCTTTATTTAGTTATCATCCGTGGGTTGTAAATTACAAGTACATTCCAAACGGTAATGTATTTCCATCTTTACCTCTAGGATATATCAAAAGCCAGTGGAAGAAGGTTTTGGAAGAACCACCTGAAGTTCAACAAATGCGTGATGTTCTTTCAAAATACATTGCACCTGAAGAGCTAACTAAGGAAGAAAAAGCTCTTAAACGTGCATATATTACTGAAGAAGAAATTGATGAGGTTATTTATCGGTATCACGGTATGAACCTAAACGGAGCGTTCCTCGATTTATATCCAACTGAACGTAGAGCTCCATTTACAATTAAAAACAGGGTTCAAATTCCTAATTTGGATGTTCCAACTTTAGTTAAGAAAGCCTCTGTTTATAACATGAATTTTAAATACTAGAAAGGAGATTTAGAAATTTGAGTATGGAAGTGAAACTAAAACCTACTGAAAGTCTAATTTCGTTGCTTTCGATAGGTGAAGTTTTAAAACTAAAATCAATCAAAGTGGGTATCAGGGAGGAAGACCTCGATAACCTAAAAATCAAACTCTACTATGATTTCACTGATTTGAAGTCTGGCGTAACTGTTAAAGAATATAAGCTAACTGTATTGTTTAATATGGTCAACAATAAACCTAACTTTGAATTCTTTGGTTTAGATGCCTTGACTTCTGTAATGGATAATCCATCAGCTTTTGTTGTCCCATTCACACGTCGATGGGATGAAATTATCTACCCTATCAAGCATTTGGCTCAAGACTCTCTAAAAGGGTATCTGAAGTCCGTTGAACTTGATAAAGCAAACAGAAAGGATTAGTTATGACACCAAGATGTGGAATTTACCCTTTCAATGTTCTAAATGCAGTTTTGACTCAGAAATTATCGTCAGGTGAACATTTAAAAGCAAAGCTGATTGAGTCTTATCCTATTAGTGAAGATGATATCAATGGCTTGATTAAAAACTTACCTGAAAAGCAAGCTGAAGTTTTAGTTACTGCGTTTAAAAACCCATCTTTTACTTACGTTGAAGTTGCTAATTTACTAGGGGTATCAAAACAACGAGTCGGTGAAGGCATTAAAACTGCCTTGCGAACTTTATTTGAAGCTCTTGCTTTGTTTGTATCGTTGAAATATACGAATTACAATACAATTAGAGATTTGAGTTTGGATTGTTTTTACTTCCCAACCCATTCTCTAAAAATCTTAAACGAACAAGGTTTGTATAAAGTTAAGGATTTAAGCTCTTTTAACCTTGAGTCCTTATCAACATCTTTGCAACGTAGATGTGATGACTTGTTGATTGCTTTGCAAGATTGCAACTGCATCGAAGATATACCAGTAACGGTTATTTCCAATAATCGAAAGTTGCAAGATGTTCTAACATATAACAAAGCTAAGACAGTTGGTCAAATTTTAGGCTTGAAACCAAAAACTAATTTTTTAAATTTCAAATCTCAATTTCGCCAAACTGCTTTAATATGTACGACAGAAAAAACTGTCTTATATCGCAGTATTGACAAACTTCTTAATGGAGTTGTTGATATTGTGATGAATGAAAAATTTAAACAAATTCAAGGAGTATAGAAGTTATGAAGATTTCTAAAAAAGCTATTGTAGGTGGACTTATGCTTTCCACTGTAGTTTTAGGGTTGGTAGCTAGTGGTGTTGCCAAAGCGGATATCCAAACAGATACCGTTGATGAAAAATGGGGTAAACCCACTTTGGTTTATGGTGGCAGTTTGACCGATGAACAGGTCGGAACTGTCAACAACGCCTTGGGTATTAAGAACATCAATAACGTAGTTCGTCAGAAAGTCGATGGGCAAGACATGGTACATTACCTCCATGAAGGTGATGGGACTACGACAATGCTTTCATCTGTACTAGTTCAAAAAGCAGATAAAGGTACTGGTGTTCAAGTAAAAATCAAAACCCCTCAACTTATCACAAAAGTAACTGCAACGCAATACGCAAACGCAGCAATCACTGCAGGTGCTAGTGATGTTCAAATTGAAGTGGCAGCACCTGCTCAAGTTACAGGTGAATCGGCTTTGACTGGTGTATATAAAGCACTCGAAGCTAATGGTCAAAAAGTAGATGACCAACGTACTCAACTCGCTAATCAAGAGCTTTCTACTATTAGTGGAATTGCTGATGCTAACAAGGACAACAAGAATTTTAATTCTGATGTGTTAGACAAAGCGGTTAATGATATCAAACTTAAAGTAGCTAAAGAAGTTCAAAGTGGCAAGACGTTGTCAAATGATGATATCGCTAAAATCGTAAAAGATACACTCAAAGATAACGGAATTAACATCAGTGATGAACAAGTGAATTTGATTGTTGTGTATATTGGCGACTTTGCTAATTCAGATGTTGCAAAATCAAAAGAATTTGTTCAAACTTCTAACAATATGAAAAAACTTTTCGGTGACATCCTAAAAGGTGCTCAAGATAAAGCTCAAGACGTCGGATTCTGGAAGGGTATCTGGAACGGCATCGTAGATTTCTTCTCAAAGGCTTTTAGTTGGATGCACTGGGGCTAAACTAAATCAATTGTAAAATAACTTTCCTACCACTTGTTTGAAAATAAACTTTTTGTTTGTTTTTCGGTTCTCCTCACTTTAGTTTATTATATGCGTGGTTAAGAACCTAACACTTTAACAAGTGGTTTTAGGTTGGTGATAATTGACAACGAGTTATCATTCGTAAAACTCTATCGTTGAATAAGATTATTTAAAAGAGGTTTATTTTAATGTATAATGCAAATGTCTCTCAAAAGACTACAGGTCGTCAAGTACTTCGCACACGTAAAGGTGTAGGTCTTGTATGTGGTATCGCACTTTCAACTGCTTTGTTTGTAACTTTCAGTGGTTCACATGTTTCTGCCGATGAAGTTTCTGCTAATGCATCAAACACAGGTGCTACAGTAACTGAAGTCGCTCAGCCGTCTGCAAATGCTGAAGTTACTGCTCCAGCTACTACAACTCCTGCAACTACTGCACCTGCTACTTCAACTCCAGCTATTGATTATGCAAGTGGAGCTGATAATGCTTCAACTGTTGTAGCTACTAACCCAAGCCCAGCTCTTAATAATGCTGAAGCTCAACCAGTTGCTACAAAAGAAAACGTTACTGCTGAAAAATTTGCGAACCAAACAAACGGTGAAGTTCGTGTTGATGTAAAAGACAAAGCTCACGATGATGCAGTTGCAGAAGCTAAGAAAGAGGGTATCGAAGTTAAGGAACAGCCAAAAGAAACTGCTAAGGATTTGGCAGATGCTCAAGGCAAACTTAAGACTGAAACTACTGCAATCAAAACCGCTACTGCTGAACACGTAAAAGCCAAAGGTGACTTTACTAAAGCTACTGACTTGTACAATCAAGCACAAAAAGCAAATGACGAAGTTACTAATGAAGCAAATGCAGCACGTGGTCAAGGTGTCGAAGTAAACATCAAGACTGCCGAAGGTTCTTCTGAACAAGCTATCAAAGAAGCTCCAGCACAAAAAGCTATGCTTCAAGAAACTGTTAAGACTTACAAACAAGCACTCGAAGCTTACCAAGTGTCTAAGAAAGAATATGAATCAGCATCTGAAGCCAATGCAACTGTAAATCGTAAAGTTGAAGAAGCTAAAGCTGCAGGTGTGACTGTAACTACTCACACTGAAAAAGTTAAAGCTGAAGAAGTTGTAGCTAAAGCTCAAGAACAAATCAAGATTCTTGACCAAGCAATCGCAAGCTACACTCAAGCTAAGAAAGACTTCGATGCTAAGAAAATCTCTGCTGACCAATTGAATGCAGTGAACAAGAAAGTTCAAGATGCTATTGATGGTGCGAAAGCTCTGGGTGTTAACGTAAACGTTAAGACAGTTACTACATCAGCTGAAGAAGCTGAAAAAGGCTCTCAAGCAACTATCGATGCTATCAACAAAACTGTTGAAAAATTCAAGTCTGATAAAGCTAAACATGATTCTAATGCTCAAGCAACTGACGCATCTAAAGCTACTTACGACAAAGCAGTAGCTAGTCGTGACGCTCAAGTTAACGATGCTAAATCTAAAGGGGTATCAGTGAAAGATGCATCTGCAACTGCTACCAACTATGAAGAAGCGGCTCAAAAAGTAGCTGAAGAACAAAAAGCAAACGAAGCAATCACTGCTAAATTCGAAAAAGACAAAGCTGAAGCACAAGCTAAAGCTGGTGAAGATGGTAACTTGTCTGAAGTTCTTACTCAAAACTTGGTTTTCCAAAATGAACCATCTGCAGTATTGAATGCACATGCTGAAGGGGATGCACATAAAATCCAAGAAGGTGACTTTGATGCTATTACTAGCAACATTGACACAACAAATGGATGGCGTGTAAATCCAGGTGCATCTGTAGTTGCTGAATATACAAATCTTCAAAACTCTACATACGCAGGTAACAAGCTTTCTAAAGTAGTTTACACTTACACTAACCACGGTAATACTGCAATGCTTGTACGTCCGTTGGAAAATCCAGTAGATACTTTGTATGCTATGTCCTCTGAAGAATCTAACACTGGTAAGTTCTCTATTGATTTTGAAGCTAAATTCTATGATGAAAATGGAAAACAAATTTCATTCAGTAAAGAAAAACCTGCAGTTATCTCCGTAGCTTCATTGAACAACTCTAAGGCTTTCTCAGGTACAGGTGATGCTGAAAGTGTAACCAACCTTGCTCCAAACTTGCGTTTTGTTAAAATCACAGGTTCTTCTGTAGACTTTGATGGTCATACTATTAAAGCATCCTACAATGACTACAAGGAAAACGGCTCTAAATACTATGCAAACCCAGCAAGTGACCCTGTAGATTTCTGGGATGGCAATCCTGATAACTATCGTCGTTACTACGGTGCAGGTGCGTTAGTTGCAGATAGTGGTGATAGCATTAAATTCACTATTCAAAACGTTTCAGAAAATGCTCAAATGGCATCTAAACATGATATTTGGTTTGCATTTAATACTAACGTAGCAACAGGTACAGGTTTGCTTGATGCAAGTGTAAACAAAACAACTTATAAAGTTGATACACCAAACAACCCAACTCCTGAAGCTAAGGTAGATGCAACTCTTTACAACGTTGAAAATCCTAAGACACCTGACGCTCCAAAAACTGAAGTTACTTTGTTTGAAGCTGAAAAACCAGCTGAACCAAACAAACCAAAAGCTGATGTAACTCTTTACAATCCTAAGAAACCAGTTGCTCCAACTTCATCTATCGATGCACACAGCTATGACGTAGCTCAAAAACCTACAATCTCTAAAGCAGTTAAAACTGAAAATGGGTCAGATGCTAACGGTAAGAAAGTTGCTAAAGGTTCAGTTGTTGAATTTGAACTTGTAACTAACCCTCTTAAAGCAGGACGTAAAGTCGTACAGAAAGGAACATTCCAAATTGACGACGCTCTTCCATCTGGGTATCAAGTTGACCTTGAAGCAACAAAAGCTAAAAAAGGTAACGAAGCTTACAACGTTCTTAGCTTTGATGCAGCTAAAAACATCTTGAAAGTTGTTCTTAATGATGTTGAAACAGATAAGCTCAATGAAAATCTTGATAAAGATTATGATGCTCCAAACTTCACTGTAGTTGGACGTGTGCTTAACGATAACGCAACTTATAAGAACACTTATGAATTGCATATCGGCAACGATTACAACGTTAAATCAAATACAGTTACGGTTTACACACCAGGTGGTGAAGACCCTAACGAACCAGATCCAAAAAATCCAAATAATCCGCATGGAGGTTCAAACATTGAACCAGTTAAATACAACACTGATAAGAACGGTAACGACATCAGTGGTAAACAGTTGATGGCTGGCTCAGTTGCTAACTATGTTGGTAAATTTGACCTTGACCAATTCAAGGGTACTGTGGAAAACACTGGTAACCATGCGTTCATCGACCAATGGGAAAAAGGCAAACTTGCATTTAACCCAGCAGATACTGCAATCACAACTTCAGCTAAAGTTGGCGAAGGTGAAAAAGTAAGCTCAGATATCTTTGATGTTGTAACTATCAATGACATCAACGAAATCAAAGACCAAGCTACTAAAGACTTGCTTTCTAAAGCGGGTATCAAGCTTGATGCAAAATATGCACTTACAATTTGGAAAGCCAAAGACTCTAACGCATTCTTCGAAAAATATGTGAAGACTGGTACTAACTTGTACTTCCACATGCCTATGACTCTCACTAAAGACTCAGTTGGTTCTGACGTTGAAAACCGTGTAGACCAAATCAACTTTGATAACGGATACGCAGGTAACGTTGTTGTCAACCACGTTCCTAAAGTGACTCCTGAAAAAGATGTTGTCATCAAAGTTGGTGATACTGAAAACATCGATGGTCACAACATTGAACTTGGTCAAGTATTTAACTACGAATTCAAAGGTGGTGTAGTTCCAGCTGAAGCCGTATCAGGACTCTTCCAATATGGTTTCCGTGATAAACTCGACCTTGAACACGACCAATTTACTGGAACTGAAGTTATCAAACTCGGTAACGATGTGACTCTTAAAGATGGTACAGTAGTTAAAGCAGAAGATGCTGCCAAACATGGTAAATCAACGTTCAAAGACGGTGTATGGTCATTCGAATTTGATAAAGACTTCCTTGATAACCTCTCAGGTAAGGAAAACTTCTCTGCAACAGCATTTATCGAAGTTAAACGTATCGCTTACGGTGATGTTTACAACGAATACGACAACATCATCAACGATGTAGTTTACTTGTCAAATCGTGTTGTAACTCACACACCAACTCCAACTCCTGAAAAACCTCAAACTCCAACTCCTACTCCATCAAATCCTCAAGCTCCAGCACCTAAAGCTGGCAACCCAGGAACTAAAGTTCTCCCTAACACAGGTGAAGCTAAAACTGGCGTAGCATTTGCAGGATTTATGGCACTTGTTTCAGCTTTGGGACTTGCAGGATTCGGTAAACGCAAGGAAACTAAATAATCCTTACACTTCTTTAACTAATTAGATGTAAAACCTAGTCTTAATTGACTGGGTTTTCTTCTTGTTTGAGTTGTTATTGACTTCTAGGGGTATCAGAGTTATACTTATTTAAAAAGTTATACTTATTTAAAATAAGAAACACAGAGGATTTTAACATGCGAACTTTTCTCAATTTATTTAAAAATAAGGGACGCACTAAAAGAAGTGAAGTGACTGAGCGTTTTACTAACAATGAAATAGAGGCTACTCATAATGATTGTGGTAAATGTGTTAAACAAGGGTATAATTACTTGTATGATTACTTTACTCGTAGTGAAGATATTCAAAATACAACTTTTGATTTTAGCCGTGACTTTGTTGAAGAAGAGCTTACGCGTCTAAGAAAAGCCTTAAATAATCTTACACTTGATGAACAGGTCGAGTGGTTAGCTAAAAACTATTTACAGTTAGTTCGTCAAGGGTATCAAGACGGAGACTTCTTCAGGATGCGTAAAAACGAGGATATTGTTCTTCGTGCATCTATGAATTACAAGATGGTTGACCCTAAGATTCGCTTTATCTACTCACGATACCTAAGTCTTAAACACAAAGGTGTTTCTCTTAAACTTGAACACTTGCAAAAACAGTGTGTACAGTTCGGAGGACGCATTGAAGTTGAAAAAGAAGTCTATTTGACTTTTAGAAGACGGTCAAGATACAATCAAACACCTGATGGGTATCTATTAAAATATTATGAATGATGTAAATTTATGGTTATTTAATTTAAGTCGTCAACGATTCTTTAAATTAAGTAATGATGGCACTGAGCTTTACTACGGAAATACTCTAATAGTAAAGGTCAAGTCACGAAAAAGCCTTTGGTTTAGTGCTTATCTAAGTATAGATATGTCACTAGGTAAAGTAAATAAACTTTTAGATAATCAACTACCTAGAGTTGTTTTAGGAAACTTTGAACCTACCGTTGAAAGTTTCTCAAAAACAAACAGAGGTTTACTCCTATCAAAGAGATATTATGCTAACCTATATGCAGTCCCTGATGGGTATCTGGTAGAAAGCAATTTCAAACATATAGAAGCTGATTCAATCGATGGAGTTCTATATGTTTTAAGGAAAGTTGATTGGTCTTATATGTCAGATTGCTTAAAAGAGGCAAATGTAAAATAATTTTACCATATTAAAATAAAAGTCAGCACCTAGTGTTGACTTTTTTCGTTTTAAAGGTTAAAATAAATCTTGTAAAAATTAAATTTAAAGAATAAATAATATAATATAAAATGTTTTATGTTATAGCATTTATGAAAGGAAAAGAAAACTATGTCAAACACTAAAACTAAAGCACTTATCGGAACTGCAACTGCATCTGTACTTGCTATTGGGGCAACTGTTGCTCACGCAGATACTAAACCTGTTGAAACTCCAGCAACTGAAACTACAAACGTCACTGAAGTTGTAAAACCAACTGTAACTGCTGAAGCTACACCAACAACTGGTGCTGAAACTAAGACAGCTGAAACTCCAGCAACTCAAGTTACTGAAACCCCAGCAACACCTGAAACTGTTGCTACTGCTCAAACTGAGTATAACACTGCTCAAGCTAACGTAGATACTCAAGCAACTGCCGTTTCAAATGCTCAAAGCTCTGTTGACTCGGCTAAACAAGGGGTATCAGATGCTCAAACAGAGGTTTCTAACGCTGAACACCTTGTGAAAGAAGCTACACCTGAAAATATTGCAAAAACTGAAACAAAAATTTCAAACTTGCAAGATGAAAAAGGTAAAGCTGAAGCGTCTGCTAAATCAGAACAATCTGAAATTGCAAAAGCAAACGAAGAAAAAGCTAAACAAGAAACAGTTGTTAAAACAGCTCAAGAAAACGTTTCTAACGCTCAAGCAAACGTCAACTCTGCCAAAGAAAACGTTCAAAATGCTAAAAACATTCTAGATGGCACTGGAGCTACTGAAGTCATTGCAAAAGCTGAGAAAACTCAAGCAGTGCAAGATAAAGCTCAAGCTGATAAAGATGCGTCTGAAAAAGTATTGAACGATGCTAAGAAACATGATGCTGAACGTCAAGCGAACATTGACAATCAAACATCTACAATTTCTAACACGAACAGTACAATCAAGCAAACTGAAACTGCTCTTTCTAATGCACAAACTGCTGAAGCTAATACTAAAACTTCGGTATCTAACACTCAAACTGCTTTGACTAAAGCTCAAAACGATGTCAACGCTTATCCAAAATTCTACGTTTCTGAAGAATACGTGAATGCTCTTAAAGTATTCCATGATAGCAAAGTTGACTCGGCTGAGTATAACAATGCAGTTGCTAAATTGAAATCTATCAATTTAGGTCTTATCAATCAAAACAAATTCCAAGCTAATGCAAATGACTCTTCAAAACTTATTGATTTGAACTCAATGAGTGCTGAAGACCAAGCTGAACTCACTCAATATGCTAACGCTATCTCAAACCAAATTCGTGGGGCATTTGGTACTCAACCTACTGTAGTTACTCCAATGAGCATGGCATTTGCAAAATCTGTTGCTAACAACTATGTTGCAGATAACTGGTCATGGGAAAATGTTTCTGAAAAAGGTCATGACGTAAACGCAATTAGCAAGGCAGCTAAGGACAACGGTTACTACTCAAACGGAAGTTCCAACCTTTATGAGAACTTGACTACGTCATCAGGTTCACTTAAATCAGCAACTATGTCAGATTTGAAAGCCAAAGTTTATGGTGCGTTCCTCTCATTCATGTACAATGGTTACGAATGGATGCACGCCTTGAGCATTTCAGGTTTGAACTACGCTGATAATCAAGAAGCTAAAAACTTCCAACTTGGGGTATCATTGTCTTCACGTGATACTGCAAATAGTGTTCACGTTGTCACTGCACCTGACTATGCATACTCAGGTGAAAAAGAAAATAACGTAATTGCAAACACTTACGACTTGAACGCTCTCAAATCAGCTCAAGCGTCAGCTCAAGCTAACTATGATAGTGCAAAAGCAGATTACAGTGCTAAACAAAAAGCAACTACATCTCTCAAAGGTCAACTTGAAAAAGCTAAAACTGATTTGAAAGCTCAGACTGAAAAACTTGCAGTTCTTAAAAACGTAGCTATCTTGACTCCTAACGCTCAAAAAGACTTTGATGCCAAAGTAGCCGTTCTTGCAACTGCATCTGAAGAAAATCGTAAAGCACAAGATGCCGTTAAAGTGTTGAATGCAGATATTCAAACTAAGAAAGCTAACCTTGAAAAAGCTCAAGCTAACCTCAAAACTCAAGAAGCCGTTCTTAAAACTGCTCAAGATAAACTTGCAACTGAACAAGCGACTCTCAAATCTATCACAGATAGCATCGCTAAACATGAACAAGCCAAAGCAGGTTATGAAGCTAAGGTTAAAGAACTCTCAGCTCAAATTTCAGAAACTCAAGGGTATCTTGAAAAACTCAAAAATGCCCCAACACTTTTGAAACAAGCTCAAGCTAAACTTGAAAAAGCTAAAGCAGAGCTTAAAGACGCTGAAACTAAACTTAAAGCAGAGCAAGAAAAACTTGCAGAGCTTGAAAAAGTTCGTGATACTAAGAAAGCTACTTACGAAGAGCTTGCAACTAAACTTGCTCAACAAGAAGAAGCTAAGCGTCAAGCTGAACTCGAAGCACAGCGTCAAGCAATCGAAGCATCAGGCAACATTGCTACTCCAATCTTTGATGAAACTGGTAAAATCGTTGGGTATCAATCAACTGCTACAAGCTCAACTAACTCAAAACCAGTTCAAGTCAACTACAACTTGGGTACTAACAGTAAGCAAGCTAAAGCAATTGACAAAGAACTCCCATCAACTGGCTCTAAAGCGTCTAATCTTGGGTTCTTAGGTATCTTCACAGTTATGTTTGCAATGTTCATCGCAAAACGTAAACGCACTGATAAATAATATTGAACCACCTCTGGTGGTTTTTTATTTGCACTTGGAAATAAATGTTCTCCAGTGTATTATCAGGTTAGCCCATATTTGTTTATATATAATATAAATAAATAATATTTTTAGTTCGCAAGGAGGAACTTAATTATGACATTATCTGTTGAAGATTTGGAACGAGGAATCAAAGCCCGCACACCTGAGCAACAAATTGCCATTTTCCTAGTTCGTGAGAACGCTGCAAATGGCTCTGTATGGGGTGTTGCATCGAAGAAAGAAATTCAAGATAACCTAGAAATCATTAAGAAGTCTAGCAACTTCCGTCTTATTCGTTTAGGGGAAGATAAAGTTCTCTTTGAAGTAGCACCTGAATTTTTCATGTCTGCGTTAGACCCGATTGATGTCGATTTTGCTAACACTTATCGCAACTCTTATAAACAAGCTAAGCTTAAAGCAATCGAAGCCTTTAAGAAACGCTTCAAATCATTTGTTGGTGATTTGAAGAAAGGTCAAACTAAACACATCATTGGTGTTTACTCTGTGAATAGTGTTCAATATGCAACATCTCAACGTGTTAAAGATGGAGAGCCTGTTCGTGTAAATGCATATCAGTTGAATTTAGACCAACTAAGCACTTTGGTTGCAGAGCTTTGTAATGAGTATGGTGTACGTGCTATCATTCGTGTTACGAACGACGTTGTCCTTACTCCAGGGCAAAAAACTCCTAACCCATTAACGTTAAAAGAACCACTCCTTTGTCGTGATGATAACGCACTTGAAGTGATGATTGAGCTACAACACTAAGGGTATCTTATGAATTATAAGAGGGGTTCAACCCCTCTTTTCTTCTACTGCATCTTTAAACAAAATTAAAGTCGCACCTAAAATCTCAAAAAGTCTAGTTTGGAATTTTACCGAGCAAATACTTTTAAAAAGTAATATGCACTTGGTTTAAAATTTAAAGGACTGGAAAATTATTTAGTTAATTATATAACTAAACCTAATCTTTATCGCTAAAAGGATGTGAGGTTTACTTTTAGTTTAAAGTATGTTACAATTTCAATATCATAAGATTAGAAAATAAAGAGGATAATAAATGTTTGTTGTAGGTTATTTAGCGTGTGGGAGTGGCTACTATTTTATCGATGGTAGCGTTCCTTGTACACTAACAGTTGCTATTTTGGGAGTTGTTCCTCATGACCCACTTGTAAGGTTCGATAGGGTAACTGTTACAAATTATTTTAATAATTACGGAGCTAACTATTTCAGGTTCCAGTTACGTCCAGAGGATGTTATTGAGAGTGCTAACAATATCAAATATCAAATAGAGGAGCGTATGTTATATGATGCGTACTCTTATCTAAAAAGTGTAGGAGTTGAGGTTTAATGTCATATTTTGATTCAAAGTTTGAAACGGAGTTCAAACAAGTAATGCAAAGCATAAGGCGTTCAACATCTACTCAATTCAATCTATCAAACCTAAAATTAGAACCGACCAAAATGTCGGACTCTGTCCTTAAATTTGTTCAAATAAAGGGTATCAAAGCACATTCAGTGTTCAAACAGCTTGAAGGTAAGTTTGGATACATAACTAATAAGCAGGAGTTATCCGAAAAAGGTAAGTATGCTTATTCAAATAAAAATCAGTCGTTAGGTGTTCCCAAAGACAGTGTTTTAGTTGCAATGCATGATTTATTAAAAGTGCCGAACAACACTAAGGACATAGAGGACAGGATAACCTATTTAGGTGTTGATGTAGTTGATAATAAAGGTGTTCAGTATTATGCTATGAGTAAGGATATAGTTTATCCACAAATGACATACGTTGTGACTATATCCACAAAAACTGTCCAAAATCATCTCGGTGGGGTATCTTTACTCCTAACCAACGCTAGAAAAATTCAAATTGTTATACAAGATAGGTCTAGAATTAGGGCAACCGATGCAAAATCTGTGTATTTTATTACTTCTAGTATTGAAGAAGCTAGAGGCTATATAAATAAAGTCCAAAACTACTTGATACATAACGGGTTTGCTTTTCACCCATCTTTATTTGAGATTGTGAGTGAGCAAGATGGTGTTGATAGGTCTTACAACTTAACTAAAGTTGTTCTTGAAGGCACTGAGGACTTGCCGAATGATATAATAGACTTTTCTTTATCTCAGCTTGAAGAACGAAATAAGAGAGGAGTTATTTAATGGATTATTATTCAGGTCAGAGTAAATTAAGCTCGAAAGCCAATAAGGTTTCCAATTTACAAAAGACCAGTTCATTTAATCAAGAGGTTCAAAACTTCACTGATGACTTAGGTGAGTTTGAAAAAACTGTAAAGTCCACCGAGTCCAAAGTAAAAGTCGAAGTTTTTCCTAATTTAGAGTCAATCCAAATAAGCTACGGAAAAACTGGTTTTGTCTTCTCATCTGTTATGCTTGAAGTTCCTCTTGTTAAAACAGTGTATGATAAACTAATTGAAAAACATGGGGTATCCGAAAGCAAAGGTCTTACAAAGTACAGACGTGTAAGTAGAAACTCAACTTTGCTTAAAAAGTTCGAAGAATTAGGTTTTTCATGTATCAAACCTGTCTTAAAATCGTTGAGCGATACATACTCGCAAGAACAACTCCATCTTTTAACATCGTACTTCTTTTCAAAAATCATGCGTGATGGTGGTTATAGCAAAGTCGAGTTTCATTTAAACACTGATACCGAGTACTTCAGGAGAAAAGCTCAAACGTTAGCTCAATTACAAAACGGTGTTGGGAAGTGGTACTTATCTGGTATTGATTACCATCCCGATAAGACTGGACTTTGTACAATGGGACATGAACTTAAATGGGAGTTTATTGTTAAAGAGGAACAATCAGGTCAAACCTTGTCTTTCGGAACATCTTGTGTCGAAGACTTCTTTCAAGTTGACTTAGGTCTTAAACAACGTTTGGGAAATCATAAAGAAGCTCTGCTAGGGTATCTGATTGACTATGCATTTTACTTAAATTCAGCGGTCAAACTATCCTATTCTATCGACGCTTGGTCTTGGGCTTTTACATATAACTATATACGTTATAGTGAACAACTCCAATTAGTGCATAATCAATATGCCGAGTTCATTAAGAACCGAGTTTTAGTTCCCGAGAGTTTGCAATCTGACTTAGTTGAAGCCCTACCATCCGAAGCTTTTCTAAACTCAAAATCGAATTACAGTTTTTCAGTTTTAAGAGATATCTTTGGAAATGATTATCAAGCCCTAGCCACTTTGGGTATCTTAGGAAACCAAACGTTCGATGTAGACTCTGCTGAGTCTTACAATCCTAGTTCAAATGGGAAACCTAAATACAAACTAGGGTTGCATGGAGCTATCATTAGGAATCCTGATAAGTTCAGGGATTCCTTAAGAATGCTACAAGTTGTTGGCTTAAAAGACACATTTAAAGAGTCTATTATCGAAGTCTTAACACATCTGTTTCAAATAACGCATTTAAGTCATTTCACAACTATGGCTTCAAATTTGTTTAATTTTCAAACGTATTTGCAAACCTTACGTGACCAACGAGATTTAACTATCAAGTCTCCTTATAGTGTCCTCTACAAGGGTATCCAAATCAATAATGATACTGGTTTAAAACCTATTGAGTTGATTGCATTATGGAATGAAACTGAAATAGATTTATATTCAAATGAACCTTGGGTGTTATCAAAGTTAAAATTCTCAAACTTACCAAAATCGGAATTTAGAAACGCTTTAATTTTTGTAAGCAAATACTTTAAAGCTAGCAACACAGTAAACAACCGTTTAGATACCATGAGGTTGAAAAACCTAGCGTATTATAAACCTGAACTTCAATACCTAATAAAAGAAGCTAGAAAGCTAATTTTCCCATCGAAATTGCTTGACTCTTATTACATAGGCTCTTTAAAAGAAGAAGTTCTACAAGAAATGCTTGAAAAACTCCTTGGGTATCAACAAGGTGAAGTTTCAGATATTGTGAAACGCATTCAAGAAGATAATGAACGTATTCAATCAGCTAAACAAACTTCAGTGAAACCTGCTAATGACATACCTGAAGAAGAGAAGAAGGTACTTGTATTTAACTTGAATGTACCTTATCCCTACTACAAGGGTGGCTTTGTATATGATGATTACCCTATAAACAAAGAGCAATCAGTTTTAAACAAATGGAATAAGACTTCTGTCTCTAGGTCAACTCTTGTTGGGTATCTGAACTTGTTCGAACAACAGTCCAAAGCTGGCAATAAGCAATATGACTTTGCAATTAAAGTAGGAACCTCTGTATTAGTATCAGGTCAAGCATCAGATAAGCAAAAATCAATATTGAACCGAGTCGTTTATGGTTTGTTGAAAGAAATTGCTAATGATTTAAGTATTTATAATCTTCCAAATATGCGAGGTTTTAGTAATGAAATCTCAGATAGACCTAGTGCATATATGTCTTTGGTTGGTATGACTATGTTCCCAGCAAACTACAATCAGCTAAAACGAAAGTTCATTGAGCTTTATCCAAAAGGAGAGTAAGAGTTTTAAACCTTACTCTTTATTTGTGACTTATTGAGCTTATCTTGTTTTTACTCCATTTTTGTGTTATAATACTATTAAAAAATGACTAAGGAGGTACTCCATGCTGATAAAACTATCAGACATAGGGAATGGCTTTAAACGAGCCTATCTTGTTTTAGGGGATTCTGTGCTTGTTCTATACAAGGGTTCTCACACCTTGGATATGCTAACAACCTATAAACAAACTCCCTCAAATGCAAGAGTCAATGCAAAACCTGTGAAAGTGTTATCTGTAATCAAAGATATTAAGAATGACACTGTTGAAACAACATGGTTTGCTACGGATAAGCGTGGGGTATCTAAAGTGATGTCGGTATCGGATTTCGATAAGTTATTTGGATATTTAATCAAAACTACTTTATTTCATGTGTATATCGATGTTATAAAAGATGAAGTAGAGCAAATACTTTTTGTACGGGATGTGGGGTGATGAATTGAACATATCAACATACAGATGCAGTTACAATCAACGGCAAATGGCGTTGAGTAACGAGTCAATAAAATTTTACTGCCAAGCTAAATTGTGTGATTTGGCGATTTTAAATAGCCCAACATCCTACGATGATACTGAACTTACTTATTATCTAGTTGATGAGTTAAGAAGGCACGGGTACACTAATTTCTATCACTTAGTAACTGGAGTTCCTTTTGTTTTAAACGCTGGGTATCTAGAACTAGTAAGGGAGACTTGTGACGATGAAGATTTCAAATATATTTTATCTCTTATCATCTTGTTAAAAAATGCTGAGGAAACACTAGAAAACATTTACAACTATGATTCTCAGGCTTTAACTAGAAACGTAAGTAAAGACCCAACTCAACATATAATCCGAAAAATAAAAGGGAAAGACTCTCTATACCGTGAACAATATCGAGAAAGGGATATTACAAGCAAGAATAACTCAATCCCTTTTGATATCGATTATGAAGAATACTCAACTCACTTATATTACAAGTACTTTATCAGGAAAACATCAACTTTTATTCCAGGTGACTGGACTTTCTTCAAAGGTTTTACAAGAGATGAAGAAAAAGATTACATCTGGTTAGTCTTGGAAGGGTACATAAAACCAACTAACCCTGAAGTGCAAAAAGCGTGGGAGCTTTATTACAAAGCGATGCTTAAAGAGGGTATCACAGTTTACCGTGAAATTGAACCTTTGCTTGAGGATGAACGTGAAGCTATTTTGATGTTAAATGATTGCAGTAAAATTAAATACATCAATTATTACTCAATCGGGTTCATTAAGTTTACACTTGAGGATTTTGAAAAATTACTTGTTCCATATATTTATTCAAAAGATGTCAAGCTTTCTTTAACTAACTTGACCTTGGGTTTAGGTGGGGAATTCTCATTAGATGGGGAAGGCACTCCTATTAAACTTCGTTTAGTAGATGGAACAGTTAAGAAGATGTATAGGGTTTCTAAAGCAAACTACACTTATAAAAACTTCAACTTTGGGTATCTGAATGACAACTTAAAGAAAGTTGGCTTGCAAATAAGTGATAGTGCTTTAATCTTAACCAGTGATGTAGTTAGTAAGTTACGACCAGCTCTAAGAGAGTTGGATAGAATGGGGGTTTATTTTGGCAAGGACTAAAACAAAAGTATTAAATAGGCGTGGTGAGGATAGGCTTGCAAAAGCTCAATTAAATGCCACTCCTTTCGATGTTAAAGGTGTTCTATTCGCAGATTCTTATGCTCAGTTATGTGATATCTATACTTGGGCGTATGGGTGTGATGCAGTTAAGACAAGGGTTGCTCCTACAAGGGCAAAAAGCTCTTTTGGTTCTCTAATTTCAGATATTACTCTTGAAGTATCTTTTGCAATCAGCAGAAGTACTGAGTTAGTTGACATTAATAGTTTTTCTGAGTTCAAGGTGTCATTTGTCTTACCTGAAAAAGAGCCACCACTTGAACTAAACGTTATTCCGTTAGATTTGCTCTTGAAGAATTCTGAAGTAATCCAAAGGAAACTGAAAGAGCAGATAGTTGAAGTTGTTCAAAAGTTCAGTAGATACACTGATGAGTTCACACCTTGGATTTTACTCAATCAATATACAGAAGAACAAAAGGAGTTAGGAAACTATGAAGTTAAACCGTTATTTAAGGGCTGACAATCAATTTAGTCAACGACTTGCAACCGAAACGTTCGGAATTGTGGTCAATAATATAAACAAGGGTATCATAAGCGATGTTTTTAACAATATCGGTTCTGTGAAACCTTTGTATGTCTCTGATTCATTTGCTTTGGTGCATAAATCTATGTTAAAAGATGGCAACTTTGAATTTACTAATTTGAAGCAAGCCGTTCTAAACCCGATTTTCCCAACTGCATCTGAAGATTATAACTCAAGTGAGTTTGCATTTGTTGTAAAACACAGTAATACGTTCATTCATATCAAGGGTATCTTCTCCCCTTGGGACATCGATACAAAACCACAAGTAGATTGGTATCAACCGAGTGAAGATGGGTTTAAACCTGTGTTTGAAGATGGTATTCCAGTTATTGAAGTAGTCGAAGGTGCTATTGATAACTCTGGTGTTATTGAACAAAACAACGCTCAATATCAAGAAGATGTGAAGTACATCGATGAAATGAAAAAAGTTCAAACTGAACTTCAACTATTAGAAAAACCACAAACGTTATCTGTTAAACCATCTAACCGTAAACACCTAACAGATGTGTCAAATAAAGAGGACGTTTACTTCGATAAGGAATTACTTACCGTCGAAGAAAGCGACATGTTTATTTCTGCTTTAGAGTCTGAATTGCTACCTAGACAGATTACCGAAAGTGGCGATATGGTCTTTAATCCAAAAGGTGGTGTTTTGGTATATACCTTGCTAAAACAGTTGAATTTAAGCGACTTCAACCTAGAAGATTACTTAAACAAACCTGATTACCTAGACTACTATCAATTCACTTTGGGTATCTTGTTGACAGAAGGCAAAGACGTCCAAATCGATAAATCTGCTTTGCTTTATCATGTTCTAACTCGTGGTTTAGCACCTGAAGGTGGCAACTTGATTTATCCGTTATCTCAAGGTCAATTGGATGGTTTAAGGGATGTGATTACAGTTGCTGAAATTGAGTCGGCTTTTAAAGAGTCCATCGAAAACAAACACACTTCTGATGTATCTGCTCTTGCTTGTGCGTTACAAGAAAGTGCCTCAAGAGGTATCGCAAACTCTAATCAAAATCGCTTTTTGAATTTGACTTCCAAAGTAAATAGAGCTGAGTTCATAAAAGCTATCAGCAAAGTAGATAAAGAAAATCAGGAGGGTTAAATGTTCAAAGAGAAAACAGAAGTTTTATTTCACACTTTAGGTCATGAGTTAGTTGAAAATCAAATGCCTTTAGGATTTGTAAATTCAAAAGGTTTCAATCCTAATTTCGCACCGAAAGATAACCCAAAGTTAGTGAAAGTCCTTACGAACCTAGCAACTAAAGCAGTTGCCGAACTTGAAATTGAGAACAAAGTTTGGAACAGCCTACCAACTCGGAGCAAACAGTCGGTTTTAGCTTATTTTCTTTTAACTAAAACCATTTGCTACGTTGCAACATCTGAGCGGATTTTAGAAGATGACTCTAAATACGCAACTACTGCAGTTGATGTTTCAGTTGGGACATTAAATAAAGAGTTGGTTAACTTGTTTGATAAAAACCTAGCAGGTCGAACAGAAACATCAGTAAACAAAGTCATTGCAAACTCAACGGGGTATCTAGCTGAAAAAGAATTATCTTTTGTCGCTTTAGACTACGATAAAGATAAAGTACGTGTTCCTAGAAAACGACCAAACATCAACTTAAACGATTTTATGGTTGTTCCAGTAAGTTTAGTGAATGGTTACGTTGAAGGTTTACGAGACTTGATGAAGTCGAAAATCTTAACTGTAACTGCTCGTAAAACAAAAGGTGAAAATAGGGAGTTCACGTTGTCATCGAACGAAGGCTTTGTGAAACAAATCTATAATTCTCCTAGTGTTCTAAGTATGTTCGCTGATTTAAGACTTCCTTTGAACTACACTTATTTAACCCCAACGGTGAGAGCTATTCCAGGTCTATCAAGGTTAAATATGTTGTTCTACGAAATGGGGATTTCAGATGATGATTATCCAAAACGTAACTTGCAGTTATCTAGGTTAGCTAAAATAACTTGGGTATCAGAAGGTGAAGAGCTTGAAAAGAAAATCAGACAGGTTCAACGCTATGCAAACTTCGATATGGAAGATGTCATCGTTCAAGTTAGGAACACATGTGCTAAATGGTCGCCTGAAGAAATGACCGAGTTTATGAGGGACACAATCAAACGTGTAACTGGTAAAGATTCTAAAATTGAAATTACTGGTAATCTTGATTTTCAAACTTCTCTTTCAAAAACAATTCAATTCTATGCGACTTCGTACATTCGTTCGCTAATTGACTATATTCTAGAGCATCCAGCTCAGTTCGGTGGCTACAACGGTAGAGCAATGTCAGTTGACTCTATTTCAAATGCCGTAACTAGCTCTGTTAGTGATGTTTTAGTCGATATCGAAGATGATGATTTAGAATTTTAAGGAGTATAAGAAATGAAAGATTTAATGAAACAAACTTGGTTTAAAGCAGTGATGGGTGTCTTAGCATTCATCTTAGCTATTTTATTGATGAGGGGTTGTAATGCTATTAGAAAGCACAATGCAAGCAACACTTCCACTTCTCAAACGTCCAGTTCTTCGTCTAGGCGTGAACAAACGGATTACGAGCGTGAGCAAGGTCGTTTAATTAAACGTTATGGTGACCCAGGAAAAGGGTATCGTTGGTCTGATGAGGGTACACGTATGGCTTTGGGTGACCCCAACTTGAGTGAGTCTGAAGTAGCGGCAACATTTATCCGTTCACTTTCAACTTTGGATTTTGCAACTGCTCAAAAATATGCGTTCAAGGATGACGTTATTAAAACGGTTAATAACTACTACTCAAATGATGCAGACTTCACTTACGATGAGTCTTTCAAAAAGGCTATGTATCAGCAAGTCCTTCTCTCATTAGAACCTGTAAAAACGGTATCAACTGCAACCTTTGCAGATGCACGTTCAAACATCACTTTGCAAGTTAAGTTGCTAGACTTGTCAAATAAAGATTTCTGGGAAAAAGATAAAGATGAAATTTTCTCAAATCTTGATAAGTATCGTAAAAACGAGCAAGATACAACAAAAGCTAGGAACTATGTTTACGACTATGTTTTGAGCTATTGGAAATCGGAAGATGCTCAAAAGAAAACAGTTCAAATCAACTTAACACTAACTCAAACTAACGAAGGTGGCTGGTTAGTAAGTAATGATACTGATTTAGATAACTACGCTAAGTACACCGATGGTGAAACAGTTGTCAATAATATCCTACAAGCTTACGAGGATAATAAATAAGGAGTGACTTATGGCAAATAATGACACTCAAGCAGTTTACAAGGCTTACATAAATAACAAGCAACGTGAACTTGTTCGCCTTGGTTTCGGTGAGGTGTTGGATATAGAAGATGAAGAGCAAGTCCTAGCGGTTCTCAAAGGGGTATCCGATGTTAGTGAGCTTGTAGGTATTGCTACAACCAACAACCCCACTGAGTCAATTCTAAAGATGAAACACTTAACATACAATGAGGTCCTTGTAGGAAGAGCTCAAGATGATTACAATGCTGATTATGACGCACGTGTAGCTGAGATAAATAAACTCCGTATTCAACAATCTAGCCAAGAAATTGCCAAAGGGGTATCTAATGAACCTGAAGTTCCTCAACCTATTGATGATTCAGAGCTTAAGAAAAATGACATGCTTGAAAATATGTTTTCAAACAATGTTTTGTTTAACAACTTAGGTTCAAATAATCAATTGGAAGATGATGACGATGATGACCTTGTTGAAGAAGATGAGTATGATTACTCAACTGAGACTGATTCTAATACTAATTCCAACTTAAGTATGTTCGATGAGGAAGAAGAAGAGCTCGAAGATGAAGAGCCTGACTACTCTGAGGATACTAATTTAGATATCTTCGATGAACCTGAAGACGAAGATGAAGATGAGGAGGTCGATTACTCATCTGAAGATGAAAGCTCAACTAACCTATCCATGTTCGACGATGAAGATGACGATGAGGACGAGGATGAGGAAGTCGATTACTCTGCTGAAGATGAAGATTCAACGGACTTGTCACTCTTTGATGACGAAGATGAAGATGAAGACGAGGAAGTCGATTACTCAGCTGAAGATGAGGACGAAGACACCTCTGAAAATCTAAGTTTCTTCGATGAGGATGAGGAAGATGAAGACGAAGAAATCGATTACTCTGCTGAAGATGAAGAGTTTGTAGATGATAATCTAGATATGTTCGATGAGGACGAAGATGGTGATGAGGATGAGGAGTATGATTACATTGAAGGTGATTCTGACTCAGAAGAAGATTTAAGTATGTTCGATGAGGAAGATGAAGATGAGGATGACGAGTATTTAGATGAGGAAGATGAGGATGATGATTCGGATGCTGACTTAAGTATCTTCGATGATGAAGATGAAGATGATGACGTTATCGAAGTCAAAACTGAACCAAAACCATCAACAACCTCAAATGTAACTCCGATAAACCCAACACCTCAACGTAACGTACAACCTAAACCAAAACCTGTTCAACGTCGTAAGTTAGATGCCTCAGATAGAGCATTTCTAGGGATTGTAAATAATGGATTGAACATTGTAGCTAAAACTCAAAAGTATATAAAAGGAGAGCGTAAATGAAGAGTATAGCAGTTGTAAATAAAGATGCAGTGGAAAGGGTGAATACAATTTACAATCTAAGCAATAATGTCTTACCTGCTTTAGATGTTGTAAAAGAATATTTCCCAACGGATTTTGCATCTCAAGTGTATTTGTTTAACCAGTATTTAAACAAAACCAAAATCACTTATGCAATTACAACGCCAGTTGTAAAAATAACGTCAAAATCTAAAGGGTATCAAATTGAAGTGTACTCAGATGTTGTTTGTGATGGTGATGCGATTCCAGTTTCGTCAAAATTAGACTTCTTCGTTGAAGATAATATTCCACAACTTACCAACCTTTCTTTAACTAAAGCAGTTGATTTGCTTTCAGGTTTGCAAAAAGTTCGTGCTGAACTTCAAGAGTTGTTCATAAACGAGTTAACGCTTGTAATCAATAAGCAAGCACTTAACTCTTTCTTGGAAAGTAACTCACCTGAGAGTTCAAATTACATTGTTCAATTTGAAGAGCGAACAAACAGTAACGTATTTTCAGAGTTATCGCAAAGCAAAGTAACTTGGTTAGTTGAAGAGCGTTTCTTAACTAACTTACATATCACTGAGTTTTGGTCAAGCCTAACAAGGTCTATGGATGACACCCTAAACAAACTTTACAATTATGTAAATGTCGTGGATTACATCTACTATGGCAGTCATGAACTCTACTCTGGGTATCTAACAGTTGATGTTTCTAAACCAACTCTAAGGAATTTTCAAACTTTGCTAAAGAAAACGGCTAAACCTTTAGATGAAACTAAATCTCAACACGCTGATATCCTTTATAAAGTTGAAGATAATGTTGCTAAAGTATACAACAAAGTGCTAGGCAATAAGGTTGATAGGTCAGTTGAAAGGTTTTATATTAAAACACTTGAGTTTGATATAAACACATTGGAGTTACACAAGTTAACTAATAGTTGTGAAACTTATCAATCAACTAAGGATGGTTTAATCTTAATTAACGGAGGTGTATAATGGCATATAATGATTTTGAAGATTGGGAAAACGCAAGTCCTCAAGGGTCTAGCAACCCCAATGGAAATTCCGAGTTTCCCTTTGATGAAACAGAAGGAAACCCAAATAACTCAGGGTATCAATCGAATGAGTCCGATGATTTAGACTCAGAAGATAAGCAACTAAGTAAAAAACAAATGTTCTTCATCTCAGTCGGAGCATTGTTAGTGTTTTCTTTACTAGCATTTGGTTTTTACAAGTTGACATCTGTGAAACCTAAAACTGATAAGACTGAACCCAAAACGGAACAAACTGTGAGTTCTAGTTCAGTTGTTAAAAAATCTTCATCAAAAAGTTCTTCTAAGGTTGAAAGCTCTACAAATAGGCTTGAATCTGACTCTTCAAAAACTGAAGCTCAATCTTCAAATACTGAAGAATACTACAAAGTTGGGAACTTATCAAAAGAGGTTCTTTCAAATGAAGCGACTATCAAGTCAATCAAACTAGCTAAGGAAAACGATAAATTAGCTTTGTTCCACGTTGAACTTGAAATGGGTGCAACTACTCTAACTCTTGCTTTGAACTATGACCAAGCCGTAGGAATGGGTGTTGGTGATAAGGTCAAAGTTAATTACTCAAAAGTTGAAGGTGCTGATAAGGTTGTGATACGAAGTATTGAACGCCTTGAAACCTCAAACAACTAATAAAATGCTAACGGCTCTTAAAGGCTCGTAAAACGGCTTTTAAGGGCTTTTGTTTGGCTTGGGTCTTATCCCCTTGCTAACTGTCTTTAAAGGCTTTCTGTGGTTCTTGCGTGGGTTTATTTCTATAAGGCTTGCTCGGTTAAAGGTTAAATCGACTTGGGTATCAATCTCGGATGGGTTGGTGCTAAAAAATATGTTTAACATATTTTATTGGACGTTTTGTGATAAAAACAATCATGCAAAAAAATATAACTTTTTATTTAGTTTTTTGTTGACATCCGTATCTTATTGTGTTATTATTATTGGTGTAAACATGAGGGATAACAAAAAGATTATCCCCCGTAGTCAGTTTGTTTATAATTTAAAATCAATTTAAGGAGGTACCTCTCATGGTACAAAAATTTGCTGGAATCGGTAATGCCGCTACTACTGATATTGAAACTGTTGCTACACCAGAAGCCGTAGCACCAAAACAAATCGAAAAAGCTGATACTTCAGGTATCAATCCTGAAACTCTTGGTTCTCAATCTAAGAACCTTGTATTCTTGCCACCATTGGCAGATAACAAACGTTTGACAGGTGCTCACCTTGCAAACAAAGTTATCAACCGTCCTATCGTTATTGGGTATCAGTTCCGTTGGGAAGGTGATAAGCCTCTTACTTATATCAAAGATAGCTTGCTTTCTAAAGATCCAAAAGATTCTAAACTTGTTTCTAAAGAACATCGTAACGAAGTTGAAGTTGCAACTGCCAACAAAGGTGAAGTAATCACTTTGACTCTTGCAGCAGCACTTGAATTGCTTGGACGTCCTGAATTCAACACACGTGCAAACGCAGGTTGGATTTCTGAAATCCTTGGCACTGAAGCTGAAGTTGGTATGGTTACTGGTAAACAAGCAACTGCTGATAAACCATTGGTTAAATTTGCTATTAAACAAATTTCAGTTGGTGGTGGTTCAATCGCAGATAAAGGCGTATCTGACAAAGAAATTTTAGCACGTGCTAAAACTAACTTTGTAGCTAATGCAATTCAAGCATTGCCAACAGAACAACGTCATGACGAAGGAGCTCGTGCTGAAGCTACTAAACGTGGTGAAGAAGAGCTTGCAACGTTCACTGCATTGCACAAAGAAGTTACTAAGCTCAAGAAAGAAATTGCTAAAGAAAACCCTGACATTAGCACACCTCAACAAGCACAAAAATTGCTCAAAGAAAAAATGGGCGACCAAAAATACTCAGACTACAAAGCATTGTTGTCAATCGCTAAGAAGTCAGTTATTGTTGAACGTGATATTCAAACACTTGATTCTGTATCAGTGGATGACTTCAAAGAAAACGGTCTTGTACCTATCAAATATCGCATGACTGACATCTACGACTCTGTAGATGCAGAACAACGTGCAACTTCAGGTGCGAAAATCAAACCTGAATTTGAAGAATACTTCGGTGCATCTAACCGTGTTAAAACTGCAACACGTCGCACTAAAGTTCAAGGCGAAGAAGGTGTCGAACTCAACACTCACGCATACAACCTTTCTCGTATGCTTGCCAAAGGTGTTGGTTCAAACTAAGATTCCTCAAAGTTGAGTCGGGTCAGCAGTACTCGGTTCTTAGAATTGGGTATCTGACTTAACCAAACATCTCCGTAAAGCTCAGCCATTAGGTTGAGCTTTTTGTGTGTCTTTAAAAGTGATGCAATAAGTTTAGCTGACATGTGATTATAGATGCCTTCAGTTGCTATTGATTTTTTATTAGAGTTTTGTTATTATATTACTATAAACAAAAGGATATAGGATAATAAGATGAACACAAATAAATTGAACTTGACTGAGTTGTTTAGAAAAACAGTATTAGAAGAAGATCTAAAGGTAAAATCTAAAGTTGCTAAGTACACTTTAATTTCATCTTTGATTTTATCATACCCACTAGGTCATGCTTTAATTAAGAATGTAATCGCTCAAAACATCTTGCAATACTCAGGTTTTGTAGGATATGCTATTTGGGGATTGAACCTACTCGTATGGCTAGGGGTATCCTATATCGCTTACTTGATTTTATTCAATTTAATCAATACAATTATTCGTGTTCATGCGTATATGTATAAAGGGTTTTATCATTCTACTACTGAGTCTGTTGCAGTTCTATCAGATAAAGTTGAACATTTAACTACTACCGATTTTTACTTTGAAACAAACCGTACTTTGTCTAAAGTGACTGTTAGCAAAGCATACGCAAGCTTCTTTAATATTGGTGATAATGTTCCAGTTACATTAGAGTATATGAAGAATCGTAATTCTGATAAGGTTGTTTGTATCAAAGGATGCCTTTGTGAAGCTATTGAATATAAAGATGTCCTAAACAATCTAACTGGGTATCTAACTTCAAATTTCAATCCAAAATTGAGTTTGTTGAAAGAGCGTGTATTTGCCCTAGCAGGTTCTGATGCTCCTTATAAGTTGCAATCAGGAACTCAAAACCGTAACTTGCGTTTAAACTAAATCAAATAACATTTAAAAGAATGCTCACTTCTTCAGTTAAAGTGAGCATTTTAACTAAAATTTAGAGAACTTTAATTTTAATAGTATCGTTGGAGGGGTTAAATTGGCAGAAATAACTAAACTAGCTACGAAATACAGACCTAAAAACATCACCGAGTATGAAGGTAATGATTATATCAAAACAACAGTACTCAACTCTTTTAATGAAGAACCTTTCCCATCTTCAGTTGAATTTATCGGTAATAGTGGTAACGGTAAAACAACCATCGCACGTTTATTAGCTAAACGGATTGTTTGTGAAAGTCCTAAAGAAGTTGAATATAATGGGAAGATGGTAAAAATACCCTGTGATGAATGCACCACGTGTCAGTTGATGGATGAATTCATCGAAACTGGAGATGACTCAAACCTAATCAACGTAAAAGAGCTTGATGCTACCAAACAGGGTCGCAAAGAAGATATCGAAGCCTTTATTGAAGAAGCAAGCTCTGAGTCCATTTTGAATGCAACTGGCATGGTGTCCGTGAATATCGTCGATGAATATCACGGTATCTCTAAGGATGCCCAAAATGCTTTCTTGAAGTTCATGGAAGATAGCCCTGAAAATACAGTATTCATCTTTTGTACTACTGACCCTAATAAGGTAATTAAAACATTGAGGACTCGTATCGTGTTATCAGGACTTGTTGTGGATAGACCTACCATTGAAAACATGGTAAACTCATCTCGTAGGGTGTGTGAAGCTGAAGGTTTCTCCTATACGCAAGGTGGTTTAACTATGTTAGCTGAACGCTCTAATTTTACCTACAGGGTACTGTTAAATAACCTTGAACGTGTTGCCAGAGTTCAAAACAACATCATAACCACGGACACGGTATCTGAAACCTTAGGTGTCAAGGATTTGTCATTTTACTTTGACTTTATTAGACATCTACGAGCTAGAAATATGGTTTTATATTCAGGTGACTTACACAAAGTCAGGTTAGAATCGGACTTTAACACTTTTATTGATGATTTGCGTGATTTTGTCTCACGTGGTTTGTATGTTCTATACGGTCACAAAGTTGAGGGTATCACGGATAAGGAGTTAAAAAACTTTAAAGCTCTATTTACTCAATTCTCTATGGTTGAAATTGAAGCCTTGCTTTCATTCTTGCAAAAAGCTAAGGTAGGTGATATTGAGATTAATTTAATGGTGTTAGGAACCAAAGGACTTGTACCCAAAGAAAACAAACCCGAAGAAGAACCCCCATCAAAATCCATTATGGTTACAGATGATGATGTTGCTAATGAAAGACGTGCAGTTTCTGTATCACATAAAATGCAACGGGAAGAAAAACTAAAAACTACTTTGACTAAAGTTGAAGATGACTTGCAAGATATCGATAACTCCGATGTTTTAAAAGACTTTGGATTTTAACAAACATTAAAGCGTATCTAATAAGATGCGTTTTTTGTTATGTTGTTCCAAGTTTCGCCACTTTGTTTTATTATAAGTGTTAAAAACATCCGTATTAGCGATGTATTAAAATAAAATTCTTATGGAAAGGAGATTATCTTGAAGAGTTATAAGAAAATTTTAATCAGCTCTTGCGGATTAGCCTTGTCAGTTTTTCTTTTAACTACCACTGCCCATGCTCAAGACAGTGTAGATGCACTACAAGGCTCAACACCTAGAAGCTCTCAAACTATTCAACAATCGGATTCTAATTCAAGAACGGAAACTTCAACCAGTGAAAGTTCTGAACCTGTTGTTGATTACAAACCAGATGCTAGTAAGGGTCAGCAAATCTTAGATGATTTTAAGAAGAGTACTCCAAAGCCTTCAAAGGATAAAACCTTAGAAGAGGTGAACAGTATTACCGATGAAGGTCGTCAGGAATCATGGGGAACTGCTAAAGGACTTATGAAACCCGTTGTATTCTTCGTAATGCTTATCACAAACTGTATTTGGTATGTCTTGACTGCTTTGTACTTCCTACAAACTGCTATTGATGTTATGTGTCTTGTGTGGTCAGGTGCAAGGTCATTGTTTGCACGTTCCGACCAAGACCATGCGGCTCAACAGCAACAAGGCGGAGGGGTATCTAGAGTTGTAGGTGGCTTAGGCAACTTCGTTAAGAGTTTCTTTGCAGTTTCTTTAGACTTTGAACGCACTTTGCAAAAGCAAGGTATGTCCACTAACGCTGGCACAGGTAACACTGCACCTCAAGGAGGTTACGGTGGTTACGGAGCTGGTGGATTTGGAGCAGGGAATGTAAATGTCAATGTAAACACTGGTAATCAAGGTAATGCACCTCAAGGCGTTGGTACTACTAACCTATTGTTGTCATATATGTGGCAACGTATTATCACTTTGGTTGCTCTAGGTATTACCATTGCATTGTTCGCATCTTCACGTGCATTAGATATGCAAGGTGATATTGTTTCTACAGTCTTTGCTATCGTTCAGGGTATCTGGAATGTTCTTTATCAATACTTGAGCCAGTTCTTCGGTTGGTAATGAAAGGGTGTTCTGATGGCTAAAGAAAAAAGAGTATATGAGGATGTTAGTCTGAAAGGCTTGAAGTTTATTACAAACTTCAAGAAGAGCAAAACTAAAGATTTTGTTCGTCAGGCTACACATTTAGAACGAAGACGTTTAGAATCTTACCTAATCTTACAAGGGACTGAAGTTCTAAAAGGAAAAGTAACCAGTGCTTGTTTTGAAGTTAGTGAAGAAGATTTAAGTTTAATGCTTGAAGTTGTTTCACTACCGTCAATTCAAAGTAGGTTCAATATCCAACAACAGGAAGAACCAACTCAGTTTCTAATCTCGGCTAGATTGGTAAACGTCTTCTAGAGTATGTATCGGAGGTTACTATGGCGAAAGCTATAAACCACGTCGATTTCTTAGACGAAGTTTCTGAAGAACTGAAACTCTCTAAGGAAATCATATCGACTATTGTAACGAGGCTCCGAATTACTTGCGATGATTTAATTAAAAACGGTACATCTTTCTATTTGGGTGATAACTTTATCGTTAGGATTACTGAAATCGGTAATTCTAAAACACTGATAAGAGTTAAACCTTATGGAAGTATCGTTAAAGATATTTCAAATGATACGCATTACACTTTCACGTTAGTAAAAAACGTATTAGATACAATGCTAAACTTGGGTATCTACTATGCGAATCAAGGGTATGTAGTTCGAGTCTCTGGAATATTTACTTTCAACAAGAACAGTGGTCAAGCGAGCATCACGTTCAGTCAGGCTATCAAAGCCTCGAAAGTAAATGAAAACCTACGCTTATCTGTACGTAATATTTCAGCGTCAGGTTTGACAGCTTAAAGGCGAGGTGTTGTTACTTGGAGGGTAAAACACACCGTATCGGAGGAACGGTTGGAGCTTTAGCTGGGTATTTAGTTCTACAGAAGTCAGGTAATCTTCAGAGTGCTGAGATTGTAAACCCTGCACTTCAACTTATTATTATTTATAGTTCAGGTATTTATGGGGGTGTATGGAACGACAATGACCATCATTGGCAATCCTCCCCATTAAATGACCCTATTTCAAGAGTCCAAAACATTGTGCTTCATTTAGCTAACGAACCATTTAAAAATTTAGATAAGACATTGTCAGCTAAACAGAAGCGTACTTCCTTTAAGTACAAGTTACTGGATTTCTTGAAATGTACGCACCGTTCATGGCAAACCCACTCTGAAGTCACGTTACTGGCTTTGTGGGGATTATGGGTATCAGCCTACACATTAGGAGTAACTACAACAGTTGACTTAGTGTTATGGTGGTTGATGCTCGTTGGGTTTGCTTGGGGTGTGTTCAGTCATTTGTTACTGGATATGCTAACAACCGAGGGAATAAGATTTGCTTGTGGGGTATTTTCAAATACTTTCTTTGGAACTAGACTTCCTGAAACAATCAGGTTAGTTCCTAAGAGCAACGCATTCAAAACTGGTTCAGCTTGGGAGATGATGGTACGAAGGTTATTAGCGTTCGTACAATATGTCTTAACGGGTATCGTGTTGTTAGATTTAATTCATATAGATATAATAAGTTACATTACAAAGTTTTTCTCCTAGCACTTAAATAATTTACATTTAAGAGGTTAAGTATGAAAACTAATAAATTTAAACAAAAATTGACAACTGGTCTTGTTGCAGTATCTATGCTCTTTGCTTTAGGTATGCAAGCAACTTCAGTTAACGCATTAGGTAACGAAGATAGCACATCAGAGTCTGTTACTCGTTTGCAAGAAGATGTTTACTCTGATGTGCAAAGTAACGTTTATCGCACACCTAAAGGTGACGGTATCAAGGGTAGCGATATCTTGAATAAAGACGGTGAAGTCAGCGATAAGTTCGATGAACTTAAAGAAGGTGACAAAACTAAGTTCTTGCAAGACGTCGATAAATCTGCGAACGATAAACGTAAGAAAGATGAAGAAAAAGTAAACGCAGGTGATGCACCTACAAACACTGTAACACAGGGTACTGTAAACGCATACTGGGATAAACTTAAAGACAAAGGCTCTGTTGCAAGTCGAATGATTGTAGTCGCTACAGCTGACGTACAACCTGACTTCCAAGGAGCAAGTTTGTTACTTCGTCCATTCACTCCATACATCAACACAGGTATGGCAGTATTTATCATCCTTGCATCGCTCGCATTCTTCTTCTTCCTTGCAGTTGATATCTTCTTCTTCATGACACCTCCGTTCCAATACATGGTATTGAACGGTGGTGGTGATGGAGCGGCTAAGTGGATGGGATACTTCGTATCTGCACGTGCTCAAGCATCTCTAAAAGAAACTCAAGATAAAGGTAATCCACTTATCAAATACATTGGTAAGTCTTGGATTCAGATGGCAGCATACGCAGTTGTTCTTCTCTTCTTTGCATCAAATGCAATGTTGACACTGGTCGGACCTGTTTCCAACTTGGTTGCAAACCTTGTAGGTATGAACTGATAAAGATGAAATAGGGGCTTAACGCTCCTATTTTAATAGAAAGGTGTTTCAATGTCTAAATTAAAACGTTTAGCTTTAGTGATTTTAGCACCGTTTCTAATATGGGTATCTGTAAGTTCTGTGAATTATAGCAACACAAACTACACCGTTTATGCTATAACTGATGAACAAAAAGATACAACCAACATTAAACCTTTCGTAATTGTCGATACTGACTCTGGTGTTGCTGAAGTTGTTTCAAATATCAACTCACAGATAACTAAAGAGCTTGCAGGTGTCGATAAGGTTACTGAAGGTTGGAAATTCATGGAGTTTGATAGCAAAACTAAAAAAGTTAGCCTTGATAAACAAGTTTACTCGCAACAGATGATTTCTACTAGACGAAAGATTATGGACATTGCTCTTGATAATTTGTCTGAAAACAAGTCAACGATGGGTAAACGTGACAGGGCTAGGGTTTACAGTTTTGTTGAAAATCAAGATGAAGAAGTGGCTAGGGTTTTACAAGCCACTAATACAGATATCCATGCAGATGTCGAATGGGCTTCAAGGTATGTTAGATACTGGAAGAGTCCTATAAACAACGCTTTGGGTATCTTAGTAATCCTTGTTTGTATTATGGTAGGGCTTTCAATTGCTATTGACGTATTCGTTATGTGTAGTCCACCTATGATGGCTTGGTTGCTTGAAAAATACAAATCAGGACGTCCAAAGTTTATCTCTCCTGAAGCTTGGTATTCATATCGTGAAGCGGTCACTTCGGATACGTACAAAGATTATATGTCTAAGTATTTACTGAAGTCAATTCCAAAAATAGTTGTCACTGGTATTTGTTTATCGTACATTGTTGTAGGGAACATTGTATATATTGCTATCTTCTTTGCACAGGTGTTCGGTCAATAATCATATAAGAAAAATAATTTTTATATGATTTAATCTAAACTCGCCAGTCCAACTTAAAATAACTAAGAGGGGTATCTAATCAGGTACCCTTTAATATTATGAGAGGTTATATCTATGAGGAAATTTTTAGATAAGCCTAAGAAACGCAAGTCAAAACTAAGGAAATTTATATCCACAGCTTGTGTTGGTCTATTGATGGGTAACACCTTATTACAAGCAGGTGCATCTTCTCTAGGCGTTTGGGCTGATAACAAACAAGGGCAGACACAGGAAACTGCCATTACACGTGTGAAAAACCAAATTAAGGTTTCTGCAATTGAAAAAAGTGGTTCAGATACAGCAGTTAACTTTTCACCTGCTGAGTTGAAAACTTATGGTTTCTTTGCATCTAACTTTTTAACACCATTCCAAACCAAAATCTCTACTGATAACAAAACAAACAAAGAGATATTAGAGCGTGCGTTCTCCAAAGGTTTAGGAATGCAAGGGGATGTTGAAAAAATCGTCAATGGTGTTAGCAAGGTTATGAGTAAAACCGAGGACTTATACCTTGCAAGCTCTGATGATGGTGGTAAAACTTGGAAGAAGCTTAAAGATAAAGCCACTTACTGGGATATGATTTATGCATCTTCAGGTGATACTACTGAGTTGTTCAGATACTACGATAATGATGCTTTGCATATTTACAACCGTTGGGGTATCGATGCTAAGAAAGTTGGTTATACCAAAGCTGAAGATAACGGTAACGGTTTGATTAACAATGATGGGGGCATCAAAGGTAATGTAGCTGAAAATGAAGATAAAAATCAAAACTCAGAATACATTTCAAAATTACGACTTGGTTTCGTAACTAAAGATGCGTCTAAAAAACCTAAACGAAGTCAAGTTTTATACGAAACTTCGTTAACAAGGAAAACTCCAGCAACTGTAGCTCAAAGTACATTCCTTGCAAATATCTTTGCCACTCCTAACCAGTCATATAGCCGTGGGTATCTATACTTTGAAGATGACTCTGTACGCAAAGCAGTTGAAGGTAAAAATGCTGACGCTGAAATTGCAAAAGCTATTTGGGATTCACTTCCTAAGAAAGAGCCAGGTAAATTCCTATTTGAGAGTTCTATCTATGGTTCTCACCTTAAAGTAGATGGTTTCGGAACTATTTACTCTGAGCAAGCCAACGGTAAAGATGGTGCGAAGAATAACTATGTAATTATGCCAGCTGCTCAGAACCCTATGTTCTATGCTCAGAAAAATGAGTCAGCCAAATCTGATTCTTCTGACAAAGATAAATCAGATAAGGATTCAGATAAGAAAGATTCTGATTCTAGCGATAAGAAAGATGAGTCTAATGACAAAAAGGCATCTGGACCCGATAAAGAGGACTCTGATTCTGAAGATAGTGATGATAAAAAATCCGATGATAAAAAGTCAGATAAATCGGACAAAGACGATAAATCAAGTAAAAAGTCTAAAAAGTCTGGTGATAAAGATTCATCTAAAAAAGGAACTAAAGACTCTTCGATGCAAGAATGGTTAGATGGTCTTTACAACGATGAGTCTACTGGTGTAGGTAAAAGCAATGTCTTAACCAACCTACAAGCTATGGCACTTCAACAAGCGGGTATCGTAAACTACGGTAAAGATGGGGCAACTTCTTACCTAACAGGTGAAGCTACTCTTAACCCTTACGGTCAAGCTGATAAAGGTGGTTGGGATGAAGCTGGTGGTGAGGATGCTGGTGCAAAACTTCAAGACTGGTTACTTACAACCTTTGTAATTCAAAAAGTAGATGTTCATAAAGGGTCATTCAGACCTAAAATGAGTGCAAGTGATATTAAAACAGACATCACTAAGTTCTTGGAAACTGATTATGATTACAATTCGTTGGCGAAAGGTTCAAACTACCTATCAACTGAAGGTTACTTTAAGCATCGTCTCTCATGGCCAACGGGAGCTCAGAGTGCAGGTAACTGGATAGCAGGTTTCCACCAAGCACTTGGAGCAAAAGCTGGGTCAGGTGACGTTCACCACATCACAATGGGCGAAACAGACTCTGCCAGTGCAAAAACTATCGATTCTATTGTTTCATTTGATAAATATGGTTTCGAAGGTGCATCTGAGCCAGGTGATGTTATCAAAAACACTCACTTACTTACAAACGGTGATGAGTTATCTCTAGGTGAGTCCAAAGAAGCCTTGTCTGGCAACATTTGGGTATCTGACTCTACAAGTGAAGATTCACCTCTGATGAACGGTAAAATTTCTAAGTTGGGTGCTAACGTTCTCATCTCATACTTGCTTTCACGTGCTGACCCTAAAAACGAAAACGTTGACTTCGTTATCAACTTAGAGGGTACACCTGAAGTTACAAACGAAGATGCAGATGCAGCAAGTGATGATGATTTATCTGACTCTGACCAAGACGCTATCTTGAAAAACATGGCTTACTGGATGTTGAACCCAACTAAAGGGCGTGAATACAAACAACGTTGGTCAAAAACGTTCATCAATAACATTCTTCTTGTATCTCTTGAAGATATGGTCGGTGCAAATACTGCATCTAGTTATGGTGGTACAACTCGTTACCTTGAAATGACAGGTTTCGGTACAATTCCTAGAACTTCTGAAGTTAAGCTAACGGCTTACCTTTACAATAACTTCTCCCAATGGGGTATCTTCATTTTAATTCTAGCATTTATCTTAATGGTGGTGTTTGTGTTCACTGGAATGATTAAGATAGTGCCTGCATTCTTATCACTTGCGGCATTTGGTATTATCATCTATACTCCACCTAAGATGATTGACTCGGCAGTCAACATATCGAATGCAATCTCAAGTTCGTTCTACAAAGACAAATTCTATTTCTGGGCTTTGTATCAACATCAAAACTACGAGGATTCACTGAGTCAGCTACAGGATGCAGCTGAGAGTGGTGACTCAGATGGTTACAATCAGTTACTTTTAACTCTTCAAGGGGGTACTGGTGAACAGGATGATGTTTACGAGTGGCAACAAACTTTAGGTGCTACAGTCAAAGTACGTTGGATGGCTCCGAAGAAGGATGGTTATGTAACTCAAGCACAGCGTGGATTACAGAAACAAGCTCCTAAAGAAGAGGAAAAAGAAAAAGCCGATAAAGAACAAGAAGATACACGTGATGACCTTAAACAAGGTACTTCGGATTATGATAAATCATTTAGCAACGGTCTAACTAAATCTCTTCTCAATCAGGGTATCTCAAATGAAGATTACACTGGTCTTGATGTGAACTACCTTTACCGTGGATATACCGATATCTCAGATTATTCACGTTTCTATTATGGTAACATCATGGGTGACAACCTTACTGGAAATGGTACGGTTGACCACCAAATCGGTTCTTACAGTGAGTCATTAGCTAAGATGTTCCCTATCGATGCAACTGCATCTAAAGTGGAAGGTTCTTCTACTAATGTATCAATGGCTGACCAACGTAAATCTATGTTAGATTACTTGTCAACTACTTCAAATGGCGATGGCAATGAAGATTTGGACTTGGCACAACGTGCAAGTAAAGGCTTCATCAATAACCGTCAATCTGATGGCGAAGGTAACACTTCTATTGATACTAAGTACTTTAAACGTATTTATGCTCCAATTTCTTCAAATACTGTTTCAACGCAGTCAACTCAATCAATCGGTACACTTAAAGTCGGGGATACTGTAGGTTTGAGTAAAAACTACTTCATCCCGTCAATCCGTGACTTCAATAACCATAAAGATTCGATGAACACTATCATGGGTAAATTGAATGAAGGTTATGGAGATACTACAATTGACTCAGGTGACTCGGTATCTCTCTCTACATTTGCACTTTATACAGAGTCTCCGTTCTATTACTTCTCTTGGAACTTGTACGATAACGGTATGAAGACTGCCAAAGGTAATTCAGGCGAGTTTAAGAAGATGATGTTAGAAAATAACGATTCATTCTTCTACAACTACAAGATTAAACAAGGCACTTCAGGTTATGGTGCAATGAAGGACTTTATGGATATGGGTTCACTTTTCCGAGTTGTTATCCCATATCTACGTGAGGCTAACAAACCTCTACTTTCTTGGTCAGATAAGTACGGCACTAAACCATTCGAAGGTTATGGTGCAGACCAGGAATCATTAGATGCTATTCAAGATAAAAATTCTGAAGCATATTACAAAACGTGGTTTAACTTATCCGAAGATAACTTGTATCGTACATATTCTGCATGGGTAGATGCTTTGTATGATACTGAAATGGCTAAACCTCAAACTATTAAATACGGTGGTAAAACTGAAGAAGTTAAAGAACCGTTGAACCCTGCAAGTTACCATATAAGACCGATGGTATTCTCAGAGTCTGAAATGGATTACTACGGTATCAAAGATTATGAGCTTACAAAAGTTGAACAAACTATTATGAAAACTCAAAAAGATATCCGTAACGACTGGTTGCAGTTGATGAATTACTACAATTTAGATGATTCTGTACTTAACACTGCAGCAGCTATGATTGCAACGTTCGACTTTAACAAAAACTTCTCTCAAACTGCCTTTAACCAAGAGCAAATCGTTCTTGAACCTCAAGGTTTCGAACTTAAAACATTCGGATGGGATGCTTATCTCCGTATGATTCTACAAGGAGCTACTGGTGAGTCTATCTCTTACAATAAAGATTTGAAATCAGATATTTACGAAATCGTAGCTGAAAAAGACGGTACGGTTACAGTAATTATGATGTGGGTGCAATCGTTCATCGTAGTTTATGTAATGCCAGCAGTTCTTCTAATTGTGATGATTTTACTTCCAATTGCAATGTTACTGTCTGTTTTATCTTCATACGTTAAGTTAGATAGAGGAGCAGTTAAATCATTCGGACGTGATTGTTTCTTGCCATTTGTAATTGTTCTATTGAGTCAAATCGGTGTGTCATTCGTAGTCTCTAGACTTATGGGTGATGCAGGAACAACTCTTGTCACTGGTGATTTGAATGGTACTTCATCATTCAATAGTCCTCGTTCAACCTTGGGTATTTTGCTCTTTGTAACTGCAATTGCAGTTGCACTTGATGCTATTGCGTTACGAAACTTAATCAGGGGTGTAATCAATAACGGTAAAGTTGTAGTTGTACCTATCAAAGCTACTATCGAAGCTATCGGAGGTGTAGTTGCATCTAAAGTCACTGGTGGATTCTCTAGATTCGCTGGTGGTACTGGTCGCTCTACCGGTTCAGGTAACAGTTCTTCACGTGGAGGTTACGGTGCTGGCTCTGGAGCTTCAAATGGCTCAAACCGAAACCCAGCTCAAGGTATGTCACCTGAAGAATTATCTCGCAATAATATGAATGATAGTGGATTTAGACGTTGGCGTAACCGTAGGAAGATGGCTCAAGCTGATGCAAGTACGGAAGAACGTGCAAACCGTCGTCTTTCTATTCTAGGATTTAGAAAGAAACGCAAACCGAAAAAACCATCAACATTTAACGATTTACTAGATAAGGAAGCTAGAGATAGAGCGGATGGGCGTTTAAATAAAGATGAATAAAAACGAAAGGAGATTCACATGTTTATAATAGGTGTAGGAGAATTACTACTTCTCCCTATAGTCTTCTTGGTTTTATCCACTTTATTAAAGTATTTAATCCCGTTTCTTATGAAGCGTAATAAAAAACGTGTTAAGAAACTAAAACAAAACGTATCTTCCTCTAAAGCAACTAGAGAAGATTTAAAACAACAAATCATCTCTACTGATGATGAGGAGTTACAGGCAAAGTTAAAAGACAAGTTAAATAAACTATCTAACAAGGAGTTATTTCAACGTGTGAGTTTAACTTTTGCCAACATCACCACCCACTCGTTAAGGTTCTTACTTTGGGTATCTAGGCTTGTTTCATGGGCAATGTTAGCTTTGGGGTCAACATTGCTCATAGCAAGTTTCGGTTTAGGGGTAGCTATCTTAGTTGTGGCTACCATGATGTCAAATGCTTGTTCAGGTACTTCTAAAAACGCATCAGGTTTATTCAATCAGGTCGCTGATAACATAAACCACCCTAGTCAATTACTAACAACTTTCTCGGACTCTTATTACCTAGCAACTGGGTATCTGAGTGAAAACATATTCATAAACTCAAAAGATTATGTATATGCTGATAGTGTAAAGAAATCAGATGATTATGGTCAAGAGTACGATAAAGACCGTGAAGCAGTTCAAAAATGGGGTAAAGATTTTGAATTTACTTTCATTGGAGACTCTTTAGGTGTTGGGGTTGAAGATAAGTTGAAAGCTACTTTCCCTAAAAGTAACTTCGATTCAAAGGTTAGTAGGGCAGTCCAAAACCCAACGGACGCAAGTCTAAGTGGTGTTGATGTTCTAAAAGATTTAAAAGCAAAAAATCAAGTAAAAGATACTTTGGTTATTGCTTTGGGAACTAATGATGGTGATTTACCAACTTCAAAAATGGATGCAATTTACAAAGAAATCCCTGACAATGTAAAAAGAGTTGTTTGGATTACTTCTGCGTCACATGGATTTGCTGGAAACCCATTAAATCATGATGGTATGGCTAATCAAGTTAAAGATTATGCTAACTCCAAAGATAACATGGTTTACTTGGACTTTAACAAATTAGTGAATTCCAAAAACAACTGGGATTCAATTACAGTTGATGGGGTTCACATGAATGATGAAGGTAACAAACTTTACGAGCAATTCATCTCCAAAGGTTTGTATGATGCTTTTAGTGGTGAAAATTCTTCTTCGTCTGATGATAAAGATTCTAATAAAGATGATTCTAAATCAGATGAAAAGAAATCAGATAACAAATGTTCAACTTCTAAGAAATCTTCCAAATCTTCTTCTGATGATAAACCAAAAGAAGACGGTAAAGTGACTCCAGTCGGTGAGTTGCCAACATCTGCTGAGGAACGTGCAAAACTAATCATCCCTATGGTTAGGAAGTATGAACCAAATGCTACTGATGAAGGTATTTCTGCAATGTTAGGAAACTTCTGGCATGAGTCTGAGATTAACCCTAAACGTGCTGAGAATGACACAGGCCCAGGCAACGTAGGAGCCTCAGAAAAATCTTGGGATGATGAGAATTGGCTCAACATCGGTGAACCTGAGTTGTATGGTGGTCGATTCCCAAATATCAAGCACCGAGGTCTTGGTTTGGGGCAATGGTCAGATACAAATGACGGAGGAAATAGGAGTACTTTGTTACGTGAGTTTGCTAAAAAGAAAAACAAGAAGTGGTATGACTTGGAATTACAAATTGAGTTTATGTTCACTGAAGATACTGGTAAAGATACTCTAAGGGGTATCATCACTGCTAAAGGTGATGTAAACACGTTAACCACAAGGTTCTTGCAAGAGTGGGAAGTAACTTCACTGGATTCCCTATCTCAACGTCAAGCCCATGCAAATCAAGTCATGGAAATTGCAAAAACTGTGAAATAAGTCATACTTGTTAAGAAATTAAGCTAGGTTCTATACCTAGCTTTTTCTTTTGGATTTGCTCTCAAAATTAAAGGTGAAATTAGTTTTAAAAGCTATTTAAAATCAAATGTAAATTTCCCCAAATGCCAAAAATATAGATGACTTACGCCAAAATAAATAAAGTCAAATAAGTCAAATTTCTTAGGATTAAAATATAAAACTCTTAACTGTTATATAAAGCCTAACTTTTAAGGTTGCTTATAGTTGGACTAAGAGTTTTTAATTGGGATATCCCGAAAAACAAAGCACGTTACAAATCTAACATTTAATCCTAATTTCTCTAAAGTCTCCATTTTATTTTATAATAATTGTTAAAAACAGTATTATTTTACACACTCAAATTAAGAAAGGAGCACTATGAAGTTTCGTATAATTGATTTTATTGCAATTACTGTATGCGTGGTTGCTCTAGGAATTATAGGTTATAATCAATTAAATCAACCAAAAGAAAAGACTTCTGAGTCTAGCGAACAGGTTTACAAAAGAAGTAAACAAATTTACACCAACGAGTTTAATGAAGAGGAAACCCTAAAGAAGAAAGCTCAAAAATACGAGCTATATCTAATTGGGTATCTGTCAGGTTACGAGTATAGCCGTGAAGACTTGCAAGATAAAGGGTTGTTTAATACAAATGACGATATCAAAAAGGTATATCCAGAGTTCCCTGATACGAACTCTGCTTGGATTTCGTATTATTACAATCCTGACGATGACTTTTTGACTCAGTTAGTTTCAATTAGCGATTCTAGAAGTCGAGTTACTAAATACTTGTACACTGTTTACAATAAAGACTTGCAAATTATAAACCAGTATGAGTATAGAGAGGAGCCTTACCTATGAAAGTGAAGGGTTTTGGTTGGAGGTTGCTTGAACTAACTGAACGTGTTAGCAACATCAAATTGACTGGTAAACACCTCTTATACTCTGCTTTGGGTATCGGAGGAGTTTGCTTACTTGGTTTTGGAATTTACGCAACTGGAAAGACGATGGCACAAAAACAGAGTCAAGACAGGATTAAATACCAACAACAGTTTGTCCGTAAAAACACTGAAGATAATGCAGACCGTGAATTAAAAACATGGGCAACTGAAAAAACTAAAGTTAGTGATGATATTTTTCAAAAAGTAAATACAAATCCTAGTTTTACTAATGTGAAACGTTTTGCTACTTTGATTGTAAACGTGGTAGATAACAAAAGTAGGGCAAATGCCTACTCAGCCGTTCCTTTTAAAAACAAGGAAGTTGCTGGGTGGTTAGCAGAGCCTGATTCAAACTATGGATTTTATAATGAACCTAAATCAGTTAAACTTGTTTCTGGTGGTAGAACTTATGGTTCTTCTTTTGAAACTTACAATTTCTTATTTGAAACAGTTTGGCATGATAAAGAAGGTAATTCAGTAAAAGCCTATGAAAGTGTTTCAATGACCTTTGAAAGTGGAAAGGTTACAAAATGGGAGTGGTTGAAAGGAAGACGTTAAAAGATGAAAGAAGAAAACTTACCTAGAGGGTATCTAGAAGCTAAACCGACTGTTGAAAAACTAACGGTAACAAATCTAACAAACTTTGCTGAGTCTGAAGGGGTTTACGGTACAGCTGACTCAAAAATAAAACAAATAGGGTATTCTATCTTAATCACTTTAATTTATATTATTGTGATTTGGGTATTATCGGCTTTCACACGTCAGTGGTGGGCATTCTTTGTGTTTTTAGCTTTGACTTTCCCAATTCCTTTACGAATGATATCTTTGATAGTTTTCAAAGAAAAACAAGTTATGAAAGATTATCAAAACCGTAAAGGTCAATCTGCTGAAATGGATTTGAAGAGCTATATTTCTTTCTATGATATGCAAGATTCTTACCCTTACATTCAATACTACATCGACGGGACTATCGGTATCACAATGAAGCTTGTTAGGAGAACTACTGTAGGTCACGCTCAAGTAAAAGCATTTCAGCACGCTGAAATTCTAAGTGCCTTTTACAACGAGGCAGCAAAGCGTGAATTAACTGTTACAGATATTGACACTCAAGCTCTTAATACTAGAGATACACGTTTTGATACACTCGCAAAATTCAGAACGACCATTAAGAATGAAGCTATTAAGGATGTCTTAACTTATTTGCACTCATTCTTAAGAAATAACTCTGAAGATTCAACTCTTACTTATGAGTATTTTGTTATTACAACTGATGTGAGTAACGAAGACGATTTTTATTCAGATATCTTAGATTTAATGCGTATCCTAAAGGGTAAAGGGTATAAGTCTATAAAACTACTTTCACCCGATGAAGTTTCATCTTTGATTCGCTCTTTGTTTGGATTAGCTGAGTTCCCAATCTATTCAATTATGCAAGAGGTCGCAATGGACACAGCTCCATCGCCTTTGAAACTCTTGTGGGTTGGTAATGCTAAAGGACAACGCAAGACCATCAACGCATCTAGGTCTGATATTGCTAAGAGGTTCGCTGAACAAAGTAAACCTGAAGAGGTCAAACCTGAAGTTCAAAGCCGTGTGAAAGATGAATATAAAGGCAAACTCGTCGATTTGTTCGGTGATGAGTCTAGCAACGGTGCTGAAGGAATGACTTCGGTTGTGGTGGATTTAGATGATGAACTAAATGAAATTAGTTCTGATAAAGTTGAAAAACATAAAGCAGATGATGTATTAGATTTCTTTGACGATTAGTAAGGAGCAGTATTATGATTGCAGTAATTAGTAAAGATTATGAAAAAATAAAAAACGCTATGAGTGAGTCAAGTGATATTGAGGAGATTGATGGTTTTGAAAACATGAGTGAGTTTTCAAGGATTGCCATGCGTGAAGGCAGGGTTTACTCAAGGATTGTAATCCTTGCAGCCTTTCTTAAAACAGAAAGTGAATTAACAGACCTCGCTCGGTATCTAAGCGATAACAATTTAACAACAGGTGTGATTCTCTTTGCACGCAGTTGGGAAGTTTCTGAATTGAACTGGGTTGAAGTTTACAGTAAGATTTTCATCCGTCCGATTTACATTGATGTAACTTTGGGTGAAAAAGCTCAAATGACTTACGAACTTTGGGTGGATGTATTCTCAGCTGGGTATGATGAGTTGCGAAGTAAATTTTCTCGCAATAAAGACCGTGTACCTATTGTTCGTCAAGTGCGTGAACCGTCTAAAGAACAAAGTGTTGCAGAAGATGAAAAGCGTCTTCCTAATATGCACGCACCTAATGGATTTGTCAAAACCTTTACTTTTGGTGGCAGGTTCTTCGGAAAGAAAAAGTATACTAAAAAAGAGCTATCTGATTTAAACCTATTGGTAGCCCAAGCAGATAGAATTTGGGATAAAGGTATTTAGGAGGTTAAGAATGTCAGATTATATTTTAACAACCCGTGAGACGAAATCGTTTCACGGTTTCGAACGTGTAAGGTCAGTTAAGGATATTACAAAATTAACTAAGAAATCTTATTTGATTATCGAATCTTATGATGATAAGGATTTTGAATTAGCGTTATTCCTAATCAATTCTGTAATGTCTCTGGGTATCCATCAGGTTGCCTACGTTACAGACAATCCTGTTCAAATTATCGATGAATTGATGAAATCTATCAATGCGTACAGAGCACATCTTCCTGAGTCTATTGAGACTCCTGAAAACATCTCGGCACTTATGCGTGCTATGGCAGATGAAGATAAATCAGATGACCAGGAAACCTTAGTTGAAAACTTAGAAGTGTTGACTGATTTTGTGAATAGTAAAGTTGAGGGTGAACCAAAAGTCAAAAGACGCTTGATTACTTCTTCTTTACAGACAATCGTGTCTGCTCTAGATGATACAGTCTTCTCTGATAGGTTGAGACGTCAAATTCAAGATATGATTGTTAGTTTCATTATGAGTACTAATAACCTACAACGTGAAATTTCTAAGTTGGAGAAAGATATTGTCAATTTAAAAGCCTCCACAATGGGTGGTGCAAACGGTATATCTAGTTTCCAACAGTACACTTACGTCGGAAATGCCCGTGTACTCTTAATAAAAGAGCATACACCCACTAGATATTTAACCAGTTTCTTAATATCGTTTATAAACTATCTCTCGGACGTAGCATCTGTAAAATCTAAACTTATCATTATCGATAATAACAATGATAACTTAGATATTCGCTACGAGGGTATCAAAAAAGCAGACTTTGAAACAATCCGAAAAGAAGTCGCAACTTTAACTTTATCTCCAGTTGTTTATACGGCAACTCCAAACAAGTCTGTTTTAGATACGTTGTTTGAATCTGTCGGTGTTGAATTGTTTGTTGTCCTTGATAGAACACAAAAGAGCATCAATGCCGTAACAGGTCGCAGTATTAAAGTCGCAAATGCAGTATCTTCTAAATCTAAGATGCGTAAGTTAAACTTAAATGCTAACGAAACTATCGTAAATGACCAAGCAGATGTGTCTCAATTAGGCATGATTTCATTAGTTGAAAGCTACCCTAAATTAGAAGATGCTCGAATTTTAACTTTACAACAAGCCTTTTCAAACGTTATGAAAAATCTAGCAGAATACTCAGGAGTTAAAATATAGATGAATGTAGCAAAAAACACTTGGAGGAAGTGGAAGTATATTATCAAAATGTGGGATGATATACTGGATGAGCGACGAAGTCGTTATGACTCGGAGCGTGGAATTTCGTTAAGAAAACCAGCCTATGTCGATTCTAACTTCCAATACAGTCAAACAAATCAAGTAACTGCTTATTATTATATTGACCAGTTACCTGAAGAAATGGAAATAGGATACCGTGCCACTTTAAGGTCTGTAGCTCCTATCGGTGTGGGTATCAACTTTATTGAGCTTAACGAAAACTTTGAAATTAACTGGAATGACCCAGCTTTCAAATCAAGGATGACTATCCGTGATACTGTTGCAAAAGATAAAGAGCAAGAGTATCAAAACGAAAGTGAATATACAGCCCATAAGAACAAACATGATAGGGACGTTGAAGAACGCCTTGTAAAATCCATTCAGTATGTACGAACTGCCACTATGAACAAAGTGGATGTCCGTAAACTATTGAAAGTTAGGATTTTAGTTATCATTACTGGTAATCGTGGTGCTGATTTCTCTAGCACTTTGGAAGCCTTTGAACGTCTATGCAATTCTAGGGACGGTTTAAAGTATCATCGAATTCACAATGTGATTACCGATACTGTTAAGGATTTATCTCCTTTCAGGTTGAAATTATCTGAGGCTCAAGCTAGGAAATATCCCTCGACCTTGTCTTCTGATGAGTTGAGAGCTCGTTTCCATCCTTTCGAACAGGGTATCGTGGGTTATGGACGTACTTACATCGGCACGAATATTCATACAAACTCTCCAGTTTTTGTAGAATTTAAACGAAACCCAACTGATGCTGAAATCATTTTGAATTTGGGTATGACAGGTTCAGGTAAATCGTTCTTGATTAAGGAGATTGTTGTTCAATTACCAGCACACTCCAACATGGTTATGACCATTAATGACTATGAAGGTGGTGAGTACGATATGCTTGGTGACTTAGTTGCTCAAGATGGTACAACTGTAAAACTTGATTTCTCAAAAGGTAGTGGACGTTATTATGACCCTACTCCTTTAGTTTCAACTGGTGTTCCATCGTTGGATGAAGCCTTAATTCAAAACGCAACTGAAAACATTATCGCTTTGTTCAGAGCTATCGGTGGTAAAACACTTTTAGAAAACCATGACTGGATACCAAAAATCATTGAGAATGGTACTAACCAATTCTATAGAGATTTGGGTGTTACCGAGGACACTTCAACTTGGATTTACACTGCAGGAAAATCTATTTACGATGTCTATCAAGCTATGTTGGATTATAAACCTCTTGATGAATCTGACCTTGAAAAGTTCCAACAAGATAGAGCACACTTTATTGAAAAATATGCACCTTATCTAGATAAAACTAGGAAGATAAACAACTACTTCAAACACGCAGTTTCCTTGCATGATATAGTTGATGCTGATGTGGTCATCTGTAACTATAATATGCGTGGGGTATCAGAGTCTCAGTTAAGTGAATTAGACCAAATTCTAATTCCCCTAAACGCCTCAATTATCTCTTACTACCGTACAATTTTCCCCTTTGCTAGGGGTAAATACAATATCAAAGTGTGGGAAGAGGTTCAGCGTATGAACAAACTCGAAGGAGCTATCTCACTTCTTAAAACTCCCCTTTCAGGTGGTCGTAAAATGGGTGATATCAATATTGTTTCTACCAATGACCCTGCAGAACTTCTAAAGGAAGACGTCTTCAACTTGTTTGACTCTGCAACTTTACGTCTAGTAGGTAAAATTCCATCAGCTCAAACTCGTGAACTTGTTTGTCAACGTCTTGGTTTACAAGATGTGTCTGATGAGCTTGATTTAATAGGTGAAGTTGTCGACGAAGAAGAGGGTATCAACGTTGATTACGATGATGTCTTAAATGACCCTTATAAGAAAGCATTTGTAGCAAAACTAGCAACAAATGAAACTGTTGTCATTAAAGCAATGTTACCTAAGAATCTTGCTGAAACACCTCTATTCAAAACTGGTGTCGCTGAACAACAGATTGAAAATACTGAATATGAAACGGAATGGGGGATGTTCTAATGGCAGTTTTAGTAGCAGTTTTTATTGTTTTTCTACTATTTGTCAAATCGGTAACTTTTCCTTTTGAAAAAGCCGAATTAAAGGAAGTAGATGATAAAGTAGCAGTAGTAATTTGGCTGACTTTAGCGTTTCTAATTGTGATTTATATTATTAAATGGAGGTTGACGGTATGAGTGGTTTCGATTTTAGTGATGACTTCGCACAACAAGCCCGTAAAAAAGATGACCAAAAATCAGAACCGTTTGAAAATGGTTTAGATGACTTTGACTCTTTCTTTAGTCAAGCGAACTCAACTCCAACAAACTCCAACGCAAGTTCTTTTGGGAATGACCCCTTTGCAAGTGACCCTTTCTCTAATAACTCATTTGGGGTATCAGGTTCAAATAACAATGACCCGTTTGGAGCTAACCCAACCTCTAATAGTGACCCATTTGGTTTGCCAACCAATAACACGGCTCAAAGTAATGGATTTTCTAATTTTGGGGTGGGTGGTGTCAATCAAAACCCTCAAAATAACTTTGGAAATCAGCAACAGCCTAGTCAAGTTAATCAACCTAAAAAGGATGCGGCTGATGTAGCTAAGGAGTTGGCTACAAAAGGTGGAAAATCGCTATATGCGTTTTTCAAGGTATTTACTCCTTTAGCGAAAGAAGTGTTTAAAAACCCCGATTACCGTAAAACCATGTTCACAAGGTTCATGTTATATACAGGTGTCTTATTTGTAGCAACTTCTATCTTAAACGTGTTCATGGCAGGTGTGTTTAACGCATTAAACGGTGTTTTCCTATTCTCAACTATCCTTTCGGTATCTTCTTGGACAATGAACTATGTCTTGAACTATAATTATTACTTTGGAAAGCAAGGTGAATCTGAGGGGGAGTCGGAAGAAGAGCTTGAGGAACCTGATGAAACAAGCTCAACTGATTCTTTCGGCGATAGTTTTTCCAGTCCTGTAAGTGAACCAACTACTTCAGACGATGACTGGGGTTCTTGGGATACTAGCACTCCTGAAGATGAAAGTGATACATCATCGAGTTTCTATAATGGTTTCGAAGACGATGACGATGAAGACTTTGATGATGAGGATGAGGGTTACGATTATAGCAATGAGTTTGGGGGTGACGATGAAGACGAAGATGAGTTCGATTCAAGTTTCCTAGACTTCGACGATGCTCCATCAATAGCCTCGTTTGATACGGTCAAGGAAAACCCGATAGAGAACGTCGTAACAACCGTAAGTGAAGATGAGCTTAAAAACGTCGAAGCTAACTTTGATAACTTACAACCTGAGTTGGTAAGCCGTAGATTACTACTTGATTCATTCTTGAGCTCATTAGACTCTGGGGGTATCAAAGCCGATTACCATAAGGAAATCGAAAAAGGCTCTAAGGACTGGTACAATTTCGTAGCTGGAGTTCATCAAGCCCAAGCAGGTATGCGAATGAAAGAAGATGACTACATTGACATGATTAAGGCAAGTGAGCGTCTTCTAACTTACGAACTTGTCTTTGAAAAAGGTAACTTAACTAATGCTCAAGTAGATACTTTAGCTAATGAGTTGACTAAGATTGTTTCGTTCGGTGATGGAACTAACACAACTAATCAATACGCTACTGCCAAAGCGGTATCAACAAATATTTACATCACCTTGTTCAAAGAGCGTGCTTCAATTGTTTATTTGAAAGACGTTATTGAGCAAAACCGTGAATTCTTCGAAGATACTAATAATAGAATGCCTGTAACTTTCGGTTTCGATGTGAAAGGTAATGCAATCTTAGCTGATATGTCGAAACAAACATCTTTGATTTACTCAGGTGAAGGTGGTTCAGGTAAATCTAACTTCGCAAAAGTCGTTATTGACCAGTTGATTGCTTTAAATCCCCCATCAAAAGTTCAATTTTTGATTTCTGATGTTAAAACTTCTTCATCAGACTGGGCAGCATTTAGCGTACCTCATGTTAAGCGTTTTGAAAGTACACCTCAAGGTACTTTGGACTTACTTAAATGGGTAAATGATGTAGAATATCCTAGAAGGGATGCAATGCTATCTGCAGGGCAAGATATCAATGACTATAATGATAGTCACCCTGATTCTCCAATCCCATATCTCTATGTGATTGCAGATGAAATGCTTGCAATGAACGGTAAATTAGCTGAAGTGGATAAAGAAATGGCTGTACAGTACAGAAACTATATTGCCAACATTGTTGCTCTTATGCGTCAAGCGGGTATCTTCTTTATCGGTGTACCTCACCGTATTACTGATGCCATTATTCAAAAAACCACTTCTGAGTTGATTCCTACCAAATTCGCCATTCGAAGCTCAGCTGAAGTTGTTAAAAACATCTTTGGGGTATCTAAGCGAGATTTCCCTTACGAGTTAAAGACAACTGGTGATTTCTGTTACACTACAACTCAATCTAAAACACCTAAGTTTGGTCACGCTCCAGTACTTGCGAAAAATGCTAATTCAGTTGCTCATTTGTTAGATTCCCAACGTAAAATCTGGACTAAGATTGAGCCTGAGCAAGCCGTTGATTCTCATTACTATAAAAAGAATGAAAATCAACAACAGTTAGATATCTTAAAAGAACGTGGATTGATTGATGATTCATGGGCAGATAAATTTGTTTAAATCTTGAAAGTGAGGTAATATTTTGGATGTAACTTTCAATTTAAGTGATGTTAGGTTTAACATTTACTTGCAAATATACATGAAAAAGCTATCAATTAGCACTCCTTGGAAAGAGGTAAAGGAAAACGAGTATAAACGCATCAGTTCGTTTCGTCCTTTACCTGAAGTAACCTTGGAGTCTATTGATACAGATGAAGTTCCTGATGTGGATTTTGTTGAAGTCGGTGAAGTTCAATCTCTCGAAGAGGAGCGGTCATCATTTGAGTCTGTATTAAAGAGCTTAAATCAACAAAAGGTATCAGAGTTCGAGGAAGAACCAACTACCATAATCGAAACAGAACCTCAAAAACCAGTTTCATTTTTCTCTGATTATGACTTTGAAGATGAAACAACTGAAGGTGCAGAACCAACGGTTGAAGAAGAACCAGTTGCTCAAGAAGAGACATCACCTAAACCTAAGTTTAGTTTAGATTATCTGTTTAAAAAGACTGAAACAGACAAAACTGTTTCACCTGAAATTGAAGATACTGATGAAACTAAAACCCCTGACGCTGATGAGTCTAATGATGATGTTGATACAAGTATATTTGGTGATGAGTTCGGATTATCTGAGGAAGATGAAGATGAGGAACCTGATTACAGTTCTGAAAATGATGAAACTGAAGAAGATGGAGATGATTCAGATAATTCAGTTGATACATCTGCTTTTGACGATGATGAAGACGATGAGCTTGAGGAAGACGAAGATGAAGACTTTGATTATAGTTCAGAGTCAGATGATGAGTCTGTAGACCTTTCCAAATTTGAAGAAGACGATGAAGAGGACGAAGACGAGGAACCTGATTATTCGTCTGAAGATGACTTTGAAGATGAGGAACCTGAAAGCGATAGTTCAGTCAATACAATCAATTGGGGCGATGACACTGATGAGTTAGAAGATGAAGAACCTGATTACTCTTCAGAGGACGAACCAGTCATAACTGAAACATCAGAAACTGATGTTGGGTATCTACCAAGTGTTGATGAAGTTACAACTGAGGTGTTCAATGTTATTTCAATTGCAAATAAAGTCTATGAATACCAGCAACCAGTTAAACATCATAAACATAAAAATACAACCATCGCAAAACCAGTTGTCAGTCATCCTAAACCCAAAACAACTACAAAAACTCCTATTTACGATACTGAACCAGTTGATGATTTAGTAACGTTCACTCGTAAGAGGGTCAGGGTATCTGAGTTAGATTTGCTTAAAATTTACTCTAAAAAGGAACTTGAGCAAGCCTTACGAGAAGGTAAAGTTCTAAGGAAAAAAGGTATCATTATATTTGCACATGCTTAAAATAAAAAGAGGATATTATGGAAATTACAGATATTAGATTTGCTAATGTAAGACCTGCTATTTCAGATGGTGGTTCATTTGGAATCTGTTCTGTTGAAATAGACGGTTCAATTATAATTCACGGTATCAAGGTAAAACGCTTTAACGGAGAGTTAAGAGTAACTTTACCTGATAGGCGTGTTGGTAAGGAAAATGTTTTTAAACCTGTGGTTACTATCTCAAACCATGAGTTTGCAAACTATCTAAAGCAAGTCGTTTTAACTAGATATTTGGAAGAAGTATCTAAATTATGATTTAAAGGTGGGTTTATTAAAACTCGCCTTTTTCTAAGGTATATAGTCTTGACTTTTCCCATTATAGAGTGTATAATACTTTAGATAATTATATTATAGGAGGTAACTCTATGTCAGTTAGGTCACCTATTATTTACAAGGACGCTTTTGCAGGTGATTTACCTGAAAAACGATGTGACTTACTAGATAAGTTAATAGAGGACTCAAAAGACCCAAATTATGAAGATAAACGTTTTACTAAAACAATTGTAAATATTGCCGATGAAGATGTTGAGCGTATAATCAAAACTAAATCAACCAACGGGGTATCAATGCCAATAGGTACTTTACGACCTTATCAAACAGCTGGTGTGAAATACATGGTTTTATCTAGGAATGCTTTATTGACTGACGCCGTAGGTTTAGGTAAAACTGTTCAAGTGGCTAGTTTGGTGAACTTCTTAACAAGTGTGAAAGAGAGTAAAGGTAAAGGCAAATTTACTTTTATCTATTTAACTAAATTAGGTTTGGTTGAGCAAACTCGTAGGGAGCTTATCAAATTTACTGGTAAATATTTACATACTACCAGTGGAAAGAAAGACGAAGTAGCTTCATTTTTAGAAGAACTAAACTCAGATGACTTTAATGGATTAGTATGTTCTTACTCTGTAACTAACTCATTTGACTTTATGGTAGGGTTGAACTCTTGGGTATCTAAGCACGGCAAAATTGACTATCTGTTCATCGATGAAAGTTCGCTACTAGGAAATCGCAGAACCGATACGTATAAGGCTTTTGTTACCTTACGAGATAAACTTACTAAATACCGTGTCTTGCTTAATGCTACACCAATTCAAAAATCTCTTGACACTGCTTATGCTCAAATGGATTTTACACATCCCAAAGCCTTGCCAACAAAAGGTCAATTTGACAATTTATATGTGAAGAAGAATTACATGACTGGGAAAGTTACTGGTCATAAAGACCCAGCAGGCTTTAGAAAAGCAACTCGGTATCTCATGTCAGGTACGACTCGTAATGAGTTAGGTATAACCATTAAAAACTCAACTTGTCAAATTGTGTCATATCCTTTAACGGATACTCAAAGAAAACTTTTACGAACGACATCTTTCCCTCAATACGTCTTCGATGACCCAACTTGGGTTGATACTTCTCTTGATTTTAATGAAAACAATGTGCCAAAATTGAAAGTTTTACTAAGATTGATTGCCTCTTTAGATGAAGACCAAGTCTTAATCTACTGTAAGTATAAGAAAGCACAAGATGAAATCAAAGAAGCCTTAGATGAGTTTGATATTACGTCTGAAATTATAAACGGTGATGATACATCTGCTGAACGCCATCAAAAGAAAACAGACTTTGAGGAAGGTCAATATCAAGTTTTGATAACCAACTTGAAAGAAGGTTTGAACTTAGGTTTTGTAAATCATTTAGTTTATTATTCTTTCTCAGCTGACTCAAGTATGATGAATCAGGTCGAAGGTCGTATTATCAGGACTCAAAATATCTTGTATAAAAACTTGTATTTGTTGGTAGCTAATACAAATGAGTACAAAGTTTTAGAAAAAGCATCCAGTGTTGCAAATATGCGTAAATCACATGGTAATAGCGATGTGAGTTTGCTAAATACCTTTTTGAAACAGTCTTCTGAGCTAATTGATGCATACGAAGATGAGTTCAAAACTGGGTATCTAAAAGTCGGTCTTAAAATAAATACTGGTGAAGGTAAAATTAAAACGGATATGTTTAAAGACATATTCTGGCAAGTAGAATAGGAGGTTTAGATGAAATATTGTAATGCACCTGAGTGTGTCGATGGTTCTATTTTCAATTCTGCAACTCGCAGGTATGAACCTTGTCCATACTGCGATGAACTTAAAAAAGAGCAAATCAAAGAGGGTGTGGTTGATGATGAAGGTAAACGAAAATCACTCTCTGAAGTTCTCGGTTTCCGTCGGATTTTTAGCAATCTTTCCTACAATGGTAAAAAAGTTCTAGGGGAATATACTTACACCCACATGGATAAAGAAGTTCTAACCTCTTTGAACGAACGATTAGAAAGCCTTGTTGTTAGTATGATTTCGAACAAACCTTTGCAAACATCGTTGATGGTCTATCTCGGCTCTGAGTCAGATGTGGAATTACTTGGGTATATAATTCTAGCAAATGCATACAAATCAGGAAAAACAGTTTCTGAGTTGGTAACTCCTTACACTTTAAGGTCAGCTAAACAACGTTTAGATGATTATGGTGAAATGTTAAAAGCTGATGTTGTAGTTGCTACTTTCTCTCCATCATTGAAAGACGATGTTTACTTGATGGATGATTTCATGAAGGAACGTGCTTTGCGTGGGCGTGCAACTATATTTCTACTAACCAACGGAGTAGGTCTAAACTCAGTAATTCAAAAAATGTGTTCTTACACTGAACGTAACTTGCATCAAGCTCTCTACATGGGTATCCCCAATATGTCGAGCATGGATGATGATAACAAGCGTTTAGGTAGAATTAACAGAGTTATCAAAAATGGAAATGAAAATTTAAAGGTCAATACCCCTTTATTAACAATTGAAGATATTGCACCTAAAAAAGATGGCACAGTTGATTTAAGGTCAATTCCAAAGATGACGAGTCAAGAAGTTTTCGGTAGATGATACAAAGTCAAATAGCTTTCCAGTTAGATTAAAAAACTGTGAAGTTATTTGACTTTTTCTATGCTTTTTGCTATAATACTATTATTAAGTATGTCTTATTAAAGCATATTGGATAAGATAGTAAAGGAGACTTAAAAGTGTCTAAAGAAATTAGAAAACCCGACTTGCATCGGGATGACGTTATCACTATTCGTTCTGAAGCTGAAGCAGTTAGAGCGGCACCTGAAATGTATCTTCCAGGGAAGAATAAAGCTGGTGCACAGCACACCTTACTTGAAATCGTTGGTAACGCACAAGATGCTCTAGGAGCTGACCCTGACGCTTTGATTGAAATTACATACACTAATGATAATGTTGTTAGTGTTCGTGATAATGGGTTTGGTGTTCCGATGGGTTGGAATGGCGACGGTGAAGACCCTATGTATAACTGGTATGCCATCTATTCTCGTCGTGATGCAGGTGGTAAATACTCTGGGTATCAAGATGATTTGCGTCAAATTACCGATTGGTCTAGTTTTGATGTAAAAGAATGGTCACATTTGTTCTCCATCGGTATGTTCGGTGTCGGTGCATCTGTTACTCAGTTTACATCAGATTTTATGGATGTTTACTCATACCACGGTGGTGTATGTACTGAAATGCACTTCAAAAACGGTACCCCTGTAGTTCCTGAAGAATATGCTACAAAAGATAAAGTCAAATTCTATGAAGCACCTTCAACTCCTACAGATGAACCTGATGGTACTTTAGTTCGTTGGCGACCATCGAAAGAAGTCTTCTCAGATAACATTATCGGACGCCCTTACATTGAACAAGTCTGCCAAGGGGTATCATATCTAGGTGGTATGCATATCGTAGCCCATTTCCAAGATGAATCAGGCGAATGGGAAACTGTTGATTACCCACCTCAAACTATCAAAGAATACAACATCATGCTTTCTAAAAAAGCAGGACATGTCCTCGGTACTCCGATTGGAGGTCATGAGTTGTTTCATGGGACTACAACAGGTTCTATCAACGGACGTTTTCAAGAATTGATTTACGTTCTAGATGCTGAAGTGTCTATTATTCCAGTTCAATCAGGTGGTAAAACAACTGTATTCCACAATGGTGTTCCTATGAAACAAGGTGTTCATTTCGATGCAGTTACAAATGCCACTCAAGGTTTCTTACGAAAACTTGATGGTCTTAAAAAGATGAAAGATGAAGAATGTTACGGTATGTTTAATGTTGTTATCAAAACAATGTCAAACTATACTGAATTTGAAGGAAATCAAAAGACTTTCCCAAAATCAGGGTTCATCCATAACCATCTTTACATTCTGATTGAAAATGCGTTGAAAGAAGCCTTAGAGCTTAAACACCCAGGGGTATCAGCCGTTATCAAACGTATTCAAGATAAGGTTGCGACACGTCTCGAACGTGAAGAAGAACGCAAAATGATTCGTGAAATCAAAAAGAATACGTCGAAGAAACGCAAAGAAGACATCGAAAAATGGAATCCATCGACCAACTATCTTTCAGGTCGTGGGTATAATGAAGTTTATGTAGTTGAGGGTGACTCAGCGGCTCAACAGGTTCTAGGAGCTCGTGATTTAAAAACTCAAAGTGTAATGCCAACAACAGGTAAACCAACTAACGTTGAAAAGGTTTCTGATAGTAAGGCATTGTCTAAGCAGTTTATCCAAAACTGGATTCGAATTAACGGAGCTGGTGTGTATGTCCCATCAAAACCTGAAGAATCTAATTATGACCCATCAAAAGAAAAAGTTGATAAGTTCATTCTACTAACCGATGCCGATATCGATGGTGAGCACATCCGTGCAATGATTGTAAACTTTGTAAGTAAGTTTAACCCAAACCTACTCATTGAGGGTAAAATTTGGATTTGTGTTCCACCACTCTTCAAAATTATGTTTGCAGATGGAACTCATGAATTTGCAACAAATGAAAATGATTTGCAAGAATTTATGGCAACTAACACAAAACAAATCGCTCAAATCATGTACATTAAAGGTATTGGTGAAATGACGGCAGAGGACGTGGATGAGACTTGTATGGATCCAGATAAGCGTAAGTTGGTTCAAATTAAACTTGACCCGTTTGACCCAGTGTTTATTGCAATTATGACTGAGTTATTCGAAGAACGTACAGCCAATCGTAAACGTATATTTAGTGCATTGTTGGGTGAAGATTTAGTTGAACTTGAAGAGCAAATGCGTCTTGAATCTATTGAAATCAATAACGATGATGATTTAGAAGATGATTTAGATGAGCACATTATCATTGTTTAAGGGGGTATCAAATGTCCGTAGTTGAAGAAATTATTCTTAGTCAAAAAGAAAAAATAACGGATGAAAATAGAAAATCAGGTAGGTATGGATTTGAGTTTGGATTTGGTGAAGGAATGGATTTGATTTGGAATGGGTATCTTTCATTCGGTCAATACCAAATTCAACAACGTCACATCCCTAACCTTGAAGATGGGTTAAAACCAGTCCAACGTCGTATTGTTAAATCACTTTACGATTACGATAAAGGAAAAACTGGTAGCAATTATGTAAAATCTGCCAAAATTACTGCAGATACCATGAATAAGTATCACCCACACGGTGATGGTTCTATTTACGGGGCAATGGTTCGTATGACTCAAGTCAACGGTTCAAGTAAAGTTGACTTGGTTGATGGTCACGGTGGACATGGTGATTTGTTTAGTGCATCTAAACCAGCTAGTCAACGTTATACATTGGTTCGTTCAGGTAAGAACTTGATTAAGATGTTTGATTCGCCAAATGGGGTTGAAGAAGTTCAATCTAAAGCCGATGAAAATCGAACCATCTACCGTGTTCTACCAACCAAGTATCCTTACGCACTTGTAGGTATGGCTCAAGAAGGTACTGCAGTTGGTCTTGCAACCACAACTGTTATTTATGATGTTGAAGACATCGCAAACATGATTATCAAATATGTAAATACAGGTAAGTTAGATGATGTTATTGCACCTGATTTTGTAACTGGTGGATATATCGTTCAAAACACCAAAGAATTTACAAAATTGATGAAGATTGGTAAATGTCGTGTCAAAGTGCGTGGTACTGTTGAACTTCGTGGACGTGATATCTACCTCCGTAACTTACCAACGGGTATCAAGGTTGAGCGTCTAATCAAAGAAATCAATGAACTTGATTTGAAAGGTGTTAAAGTTCACAATGGTACAAGTAAAGGTGACCGTGGTGTAGTAAAAGTCACTTGCTCTAGCACGGCTTACGCAAAAGAAGTTTTAAACACGATTTATATTAAAACTTCATTCCAAAAATACTACAATGTATCAACTCGTTTCCTCTTCAATGATAAACTTGTTTCCATCGGTCTTTGGGATTGTATTCGCAACTGGGTATCTTTCCGTAAAGAAGTCCTTGAAAAAGAATATTCAATTCAATTAGATGCTTTGAAGTCAGATTTAGCTAAATACCAACCTTTGATTAGCTTGCTACAAGATACTGAAGCTCATAAGCAATTTATGAAAATCTTCGGTGATATTGACCGTGATGAATCTGAAGCTAGAGACTTCCTAATTGAATTCGGTATCACAAATCGTGACGCTCTTGAATTCATTCTTTCACGTACTATGCGTGCTTTAAGGAACGGTGGTAAATACTTTAACACTTACAACTCAATCCTAGCTCAAATTCAAGAATACGAAGAAAAGCTAAGTGATATTGGCAAAGTTATTGCCAGCGACATGGAAGACATGAAACGTGATTGGGGTCACTACAAACGTTGTGCAACTATTACGACTGAAGACATCATCAAAGTTGACCGTCAAGATATTCCAGTTGAAACTACTGTAATGTTTGAAAATGGTTACATTTCACGTGTTGATGGTGAAATTAGTGAAAGCTCAAAACAAGCCAACCCTAATCGATACTATCTTGAAACTAGAACAGATAAGACTATTGTCTTGGGGCTTGCAAATGGTACATTGTTGACCTTGCGTGTTAAAAACATTCCTTATGGGTATCCAAACGTAGGTGAGCTTATAACAGCAGTCAAGGGTACGAAAGTCGATGCTTTGTTCTTTGAAGAAGCCGAAGAAGGCAAAGAACTTTATTTCTACTATTCAACTGGTCATCTTTCGTTCTTGGATTTGACTCCATTTACGAAAGGAACTAATATCGCTAAAGAACGTCAAAACTTCCTACCAACTAAATATCTTACTTACTTGCAAGATATTGGTGTTTGGGACGAAGAAGCGTCTGAACGCATCTCAGTTCAAATCTCTAACTTCAAGTGTGGTTGGGTGTCTTGGGGGGATGTTAAACATAAAGCACCTAACTCAGTTAGTCGTTTGTTTAACCCATCAAATGAATACATTTTGTTGAATGGTCAGCCTGAAGAGTTTGCAGGTCTATGGTTTATGGATGAAAAGTATCATCGCCCTCGTCCAATCAACATTAAACTCGCTGACCGTGGTGAATGGACTTTAGCAGGTTACTTAGACGAGCTACGAGCTCAGGTTCAAGAAAACGAAGCAGCCTTTACTGAATAGCATTTATAAATAAGGGTGGTGGCTTAGCTATCGCCCTTATTTTCCCTTTAACTTTTAAAACGTTCTTAAACCCCTCTAAAACCTCCAAAAAGGCGTGTCTCTAAAAAGTCGGTCTTTCCCCCTAGCTTTTTCGTGGTCGCTCTATAACCCCCTTAAATTTGCGTCTGTGTGCGTTTTTAAGCTCGGTTCTAACCCTTGCTTTATCGCCCCTAATGTTAAACGGGGGTATCTAATGCGAGACTTGATTTTTTATGTCAATTGTGTTATAATTGTAAATATTTAAACAAAGGAGTGCATAGACATGGGTGCATACGAAGAAGTTGTTTTACCATTTTTAGAACAACATAAAGTCACACATAAGTTTATAAAGTCTTATGTGTGGGGAACAGGTTTTGAGTTGCGTGAGTTAGGGAAGTTCCTAGATAAAAACCCTAGCGAAAAACTACGTTATATGACAGCTTGTAAACTAGAAGATAATGAAAAGGTCTTAGTTGTTATCACTAATATGCGTTTACTTATTTTTGATACTGGTTGGATACTCAAGCGAAATCAGATTGAAGTGTTCCTTGATAACATTTCTGATGTTGTAAAGGCAAGAAACCTTTTATTCGGTTGTGTGTCGGTTAAAACGCCAGGTGAGTTAGAATTTACTCTAACCAGTTTTTGGGGTAAAGATACTGAAACCTTTATAAATGAGTTGAATAGAGCTAGAACTGATTTGAAGTACGGTAGTTACAACCGTCCCAATCAAAACCAAAGTGGGTATCAGCAACAACCAAACCCTAATAGACCTCAACAACCCACAAACCAATTTTACTCTGCTATTGACGATTTTGAAAATTACTTCAATTCGTCAAAATCATTTGAAACTCCAGTTAGGTTGGAGAATTTAGATTTACGCATTCAAGGTTTGTATCGTGGTGGTCAACTTGCAAAATCTAGGTGTGATTTTGATACTACTGATATTGATGAAGCCTATATGCAAGGGTTTATTACTAAAGATGAGTATGACCGTGAGTATAACTTACGATTGATACAAAATCAACATTAACATAAAAGTACATAGCTTGACGAAAGGAAAGGAGTCAACTAATGGTAGAAGATGTAAACAACATATTAGATGAAACTTTTGATGAAAGCATTTCCGATGCCGACATCATGGAACAACTTAATCATTTTGAAAATCAGCTAACTGCATCACTTGTTGTGAACTTCGAAGAAAATCGCTTATCCATGTCACGTTTAAAAAGCGATTACTTCAGGAATGAAAACTATGTGATTTATAAAATGCTGAAAAAAGTAGCTAGTCAAAAAGGCTTAGAGATTGACGTAGACTATCTCAAAATCTTTTTGAACGCTCATAAATATGATTTTGCCCTTGATAAAGACAGGATTGAATTTGAAGCCTTTGAAACTGACGACTACTCAGGTTTAGATGGTCTTATTGTTGCTACTGTCGAAGTGTTCAAAGAATACCAAACCCCAGGGTATCTAGAAAGTGACTCATTCAATGATATTTTCGTAAAATTCAAGAATGTCTATGCTGGTTTGGAACTTCAAGACACTCTTCAATCAACCTCTTCTGCATTATACAAGGGTATCTATTATAAACGCAAACGTTACTCTGGTGTTAGTGGTTCTATTGAATACTTGAAACGCAAAATGGATACTTTGCAAGCCTTGACCTCTGAAGAGGAGTCGTATTCACTTGTAGATGCATCTTTAGATGATTATGATGAAATGGATTCAAGAACCCCTACACTCCTAGCAAATCTAGACTTCATTCCAACATTGGATGAAGCCATGAGGGGTATCCGTACAAACCATTTGATTACAATGGTTGCACCCGAAAAAGGTATGAAAACGAAGTTTGCCACACGTGTTGCCCACACAGCCATGCTCAATGGTCACAATGTCTGTTTTTGGGGTAAGGAAGGTGGTTCTGTAAAAGTCAAAGCAGAACTTCGTGCTATTCATTTTGACTATTTACATAATCAAGTCCGTGGAAATAACTACTCAAAAATCAGTTCTACTGATATCATGACAGGAACTCTTGATGATAAAATCAAGGAACTTGAAAAAGTTTCATGGATGGATTTATTTAAGTCAGGTAAATATGGTAAGTTGATTACTCCTGATTACCCTTTCAAATTCGAAGAAATGGAAGGTGTGGTTAGACTTGCCGCTGAAAGACATAATTGCAAGCTAGTAGTTATTGACTATGTCCAAATCATGGATTCCGATACTTACAATGATGACCGAATTATTATTGAGAAAGCCTATGGAAAACTAGAAACTCTGAAAGGGGTATTAGACATCTGCATTTGGTGTCCTGCTCAAATGTCAACAGATGCAGTTCAAGCCTTTGGTAATGGTCAGCACCGTGAGTTGCGTAACGTTACTGCCAAGTCCAGTGAGCCGACCAAATCATCAGATATTAACTTTTTGGTTTATGTTACTGATGAAATGGAACGTAAAAATATTGCGAAGATTTATCATCTACCGTCACGTACATTAGGTAGCTTTGAAACTATTGACGTTGTACGTGACCCTATTGCAAATAACTTGATTGAGCCTCAAGGGCAGGCTATTGAGTTCGTAGATGGTGAAATTACGGTTAAGGATAAGGAGTAATAAAAGATGAGTTTTAAAATAAATAAAATGATAGAGCTTTCTGAAGTTCTTGATTTCTGGGGTGTCGGTGATTTTAAACTCCCTGATACTGTGAGTTTGCTTGAAATTAAGCAAGACGGCTCTAACAAAGGCAAACTTTTCATAGATGAAGCAACATATTTAACAATCAAACCTGATTTACAAAAGTTAAGTTCATTGGAAATTTATGATAAAAGTAACCTTAGACGTAAGGCTAAAAAACTAGGGGTATCAAATGATGTAGCTATTGATTTTAGTTCAAGGTATAAACCTCTAATTGAACCTTTCACAGAAAAACGATATATGGAATCAGATATTGGTGATGCGTTTCATAACTACGTTTCAGATACGACTTACACTATTTCAAAGTTAGCTGAAACGTACGGTTTAGAGCCTGCAACTATTTATACAATTGCGAAGGTTTCTAATTTGCCTTTATGGAACACGAATGAGATGCCTTTGAGTACGTATGCTACTTTGGATAATTTCTTAACTAAGTTTGAACTTGTTTCAAACAAAGAAGATTTAAAAGTCGTTAGCGACTTAAACTTACCTTTTGTGAACGTACCAAAAGTCGGTGTTTTTGTGGAAAGACTAGTAGCATCTTATATAAGAAAGGAGTACATCTCTGTGCGTGATAAACAGCATCTCGTAAACAAAAACGTAACTATAAATGGCAATGAATATCTTATGCTTAGTTATTTGAAGGACTACTTAGAGACACTTGATGTTAAAGTTTCTAAAAGGACTTTAGTGGAAAACACTACTCTAATCGAAAACGCAAAAGAAATCCAAGGGTATCAGTACGTAAGCAAAGATAAACTAGATGAAGTTTCTAAATATTGGAAATCAGGTTTTAATTTCAGCTTGTCAGTTGCTCTTGCTTACGGTGAGATTAACTTACAATGGTTGCAAGAAGATGTTATCAACCGTTACCAGTTAAATGAATTCGTACATAAATGCGAAGAACTAGGTTTAATCAACAAGTCATTTAAAAAGAGACTTGTTTCAAAGACTTTAATCAACGTATCACCAGTTAGCCATATCCAGCTATTTGATAAAAAGCAAGTCGAAGATGCTTTTATCGCACATATTAAAGGTTTGTCTCCTGATTATAGCTTAGAAGATTACATCTCAGTTTACAAGCTAGTTGAATTTCTAAATGAAATTAAAGGTGAATTTACACCACCTCAAGGAATTGAGCTTATGGGTGGGAAGTATTATATTCCATCTGTTCTGAAAAACTCAGACTTTATTTGGGTATCAGCTACAGTTGTTATCACTAACAAACGTAACGTTTCTCAAGTGTTGTTTGAAGCTTACAATAACTGGTTGCTTGCTAAGACAAATGCTAAAGTAAAACAAGTAAAGGAGTTATTAAATGCAGTTGAATAGTTCTAAAACAGGTGCATTCAATGATATTTCAAGTGAAGTTATGCGAAAGTCAACTTCATATCATTCTATGCACACTAAAAACTTCGCTCCTTTAAAATCAGGTTATACTTACATGAATTTCATTTCAGATGTTTATGAATTTATGATTGATAACTTTGAAAACACGTGTTTCTACTTCATTGCTCCGTCCTCTGTACTTCATGAAGAAGAAAATAAGCAGATGATGGAATTTGGACTAACACATAAACTTCTATGGGTTGTCCCTATTCGTGAAAGTGATTTTGTCTATATTGAAATTGTTCTGAACTCCGTTTCAGATGATTTGCTCAAAATGTATGCAACTGATTATGTTACTTCAGCTGGGGTATCTCCTTTAGAACTAGATGAAGTTCGTGATAATACTGTCAAGGACTTAAAACAACAGTATTTGAGAAATACTACAAATTTCTTAGCAAACTTATCTAACTTTATTTCCAAAGAAGATAATTTACAACCGATTGGGTGTGCTAATTCTGAAGATACAGAATACGTTGCATTTAAAGGCAAAGTTATTCCTACTTTTAGTGTACCTTTGTCACAGTTCGTTTTAATCGCTTACACTTCGAATAGAAGGGTTGTTGATTTGTATACTCGAAAAGGTCATGAAGACTTTTACAAACGCAATGTTGGTTTTGTTTCTGAAGGCTTCCCATCACTCTGGGTATCAAACAATGGTTCGTCATTAATTGTGCAAGGGGTGGTTGACAATGATAGGAACTAGACGAAAAGAAGGTAAAGTTGTAAGGGCAACCGAACGTCAACTTGACGAACAGGTCTTGTACCATAAAGACAACTTTGATAACTACGATGTAACAATTTCTGACTATTGGGACAGAATTGTCTGTAGGAAAAACCCCGATTTTGCAAAACACTCATTTAAACGTGGTGATAGTAAGGTTATCTGCCCCTTCCATGAAGATATTGCTCCATCTTTGGGTATCGTGTATGACCCTGAAACCAAAGTAGAGGTTTTCAACTGTTTTGGTTGTGGTAAGCATGGTACGGTAATAACGTTTCATGAGTTATTCTTTAAGAAATATAATATTTTAAACTCGGACAACCATTTAGATTATCTAAAGCGTTTAGCTCAAATCTACCGTATTCCATTGGAGTTGGAAATAACTCAAAAGAATGAAGACTCTGCTAAAACGGATTTTAAACGTGAACCACCATATACTTTAAGGGTGCATACAAGCAACGTGTCGAAAATAAAAGCCCAAAGGGAAAATCTATCTTTAAGTGAGTATGCAGGATATTTCGATATGTTGACACAGCGTATCTTAAAAGCAAAGAAAGGAGCTAAAAGTGATACCTGAAATTAAAGCAGTCTCAGTTGATGATTTTATTGGCAAATATGTTGATAGAGCATTGTCACTTGACGTGTCTAAAACTTCAACAGGTCTAACAATCTTTGAAAACGGCAGAACCCAACCGTATTGCTTAAAACTTGAAACTGATGATAATACTGCCAAATACCCAGTCGGTGAACGTATGTTGGAACTGCGTGAAGCTATAGTGGATATAGTCGGTGAAAATACTCATTTCGATTTAATTTGTGTCGAAGAAGCCATTCTCGGTGTCAATGCGAAAGTTTCAGGTGTAGCTTACGCTTTGAACTTTATCATCGATATGCTAATCTTAGATGGTGTTATTACTTGTGACCATTTTATGCGAATTAACAATAAGAGTTGGAAAGCCATCATGCGTAAGCATACTGGTGTAATTCCTCTTAAAAGTGGTTCGGATAAAGATAAAAAAGATATTATCAATTATTTCCAAGCCCTAAATTACTCTATGGGGTATCAAGTGAACTCCTTTAAGTCATGGAGTGCATATATGAAATCTGGTATTCAGGATATGCTAGACTCGGTAGGAGTTATGTATGGCTCTGTTGAGAAAGTCTTTAGAGAGCCCAACAGGTCAACTAAAAAGGTTAGGAAAACGCAAAAAGTGTTTGATAATCTAGAAGATGCCGTGAAATACGCTAAGTTCAACATCAAAGAAGTTTCAATCACACCTGAAAAACTCCTACCTTGGTTCGATGATTTGAAATTTGTTACCGATGAATCTACTTCATACATCGTGAAGACTTACAGTTTAGGTAGATTCGGAATTGTAAAAGGGTATCTGCATGATTATGAAACTTATTATTTAGTTGTCAATGTTAAATTAGTGTAAAGGAGGTGGTTAGATGGCTAAAGGAAGTAAGAAAGTCCTAATTGAAAATGCCTTAACTCAGTTATTCGGAGTTGGGTATTCTCTAAGGAAAGTAAACAAAATTCCTGACGGTGAAATTATACCAACTGCAGTTCGTCATTTCGATAATCACGGTTTACAACATTTAAGTTTTCAAACTGATACTGTAACTGTGAATAATGGTTATTGTATCGCTGATGTGATTGTAGTTCATACGACTTGCACAGTGTGTGGCATGATTTATTACAGAATTGAGGATATCGTTTATACTCAGGAATTTGCAGAAATGCAAAACTTGAATCAAGTACCAGCTTGGCATAATACGGTAAATGGATTACCACAAAACAATACTTTGTATGGACATCCTCATAATATGAGTGCACCTCCTCAAAGGGCTAATTGGTAATAAAATAATAGAAAAGGAATTAAATTAAATGAAACAAGATTTAGCATGGAACTTCCTACGAGGTGAAGTTCTCCGTCAATTGATTGGGTCTTTGACTCAATGGATGTTTGTAGTTTTAGTCACTTTCGTGATTTTAACAAGTTTAAGGTATATTGCAACTTTAATTGCTGAAGGGAAGTTCCAGTCAACAAGCCGAGCATTTCTAGATTTGTTCTCGGTAGGTTTGCTTGATAACGATGAAGATACGAAAAAGACTTACTTCATTACTAGACGGTGGGCAAAGACAGCTATTGTATTCTTCGCTGGGTATCTATTGTCATACAACATCAACGTAGCTTATGTTACAGGTGACATTTCTCTAATTGTTACCACATCTAGAATCACTTACTGGTTCATGTTAGTTTATTGGTTATTGCAAGCAACTATCTTCTTTGCATATCTATTATTGCTAACGGCAATTGCAAAATTAAAGGTAAATCACCCAAATGGTTTAACTGATGATATTAAAGGCTTTAAACTTGTCAAACGTTGCTCAGCTCTACTCAATACCTTGAGTTACTTGCTCATGGTTGTAGTTCCTATAGTTTCAATTCTTTTAGTTTACCTAAACTTAGCAAAATAAAGAGCAAGCGAAAGAAATCTAAAGTCATTTTAAATTGACTTTGGGTTTCTTTTTTGCTATAATTTTTATAATAATTAGAGTTCAGGAGATGTGTATGAATTTAACAATCAAACTCGGTAATTTACTAGATGAAATTGATATTGATGAACGTGACGTCAGTAAAATCGAGGAGTTAGAAGATTATCTACAACGAGCAAACAATGCTTATCAATCTACTTTAGTTGAAGGTGATGTGCCAACTATCTCAGATGCTGATGTAATTTCAGATGCCTTGTATGACCAAGCAATGACAGTTTTGAGGCGTATTGCTCCTAGTTCACCTCTAGCAAAAGAGGTATGGGAAACCCAAAACGGTGATGAAGTTGTTCTAGATGGTGAATTTCTAGAACTTCGTCATGAGTTCCCAATGAAGTCTATTGCAACAGTAAAAACTTTAGCAAGTCAAGAGTACCGAAACTTCAAAGATAACTATGTTGACGGCTCTGATTTAATTGCATCACTAAAACTAAACGGTTGGGGTATCGAAGTCTTTTACAAGCATGGTAATCTTGTAAAAGCCGTAACCCGTGGTCGCTCGAACGTGAAAGACATTACTGAGGCTTGCATCCAAGTCTTTGAGCGTTTGGATTTGGTAGAAATTCCTAATTTAGAAAAAGTAGAGCTTTGTTCTATCCGTGGAGAGCTCAATCTACGAACTACAAGACTTGACAAAGCCCGTGAATTCAATCCAAAAATCAAACACCCTCTATCAGCAGTTCAAAGTATTTTGGGTGCATCAATGCCTAAAGAAGCTCGTCAATTGCTTTCTTTCCGTGCTTACAATTATCTAGAGCATGGTTTTGATTTTGCAACTAGAACTGATTGCTTCAAATATCTAACGGATTTAGGTTTTACGACACCGTTGTATTTCAACTTGCCAGACATCAGCTATTTGGATTTGGATGAAGTTACTCAGTCTGCCCTTGAAGATATGCATTCTCTTTGTGAAGATGATGACTACTATTCTGATGGTTTAGTTCTTCAAGTTGATGATTTTAAAGCCTACAAGTCAATGGGTGGGGATAACCATGCCGATTATGGTGGTATCGCCTTGAAGATGGGGTACTGGGAACAAAACCTTTACTCAGGTTACGTTCAATATGTATCTTGGTCTAAAGGAAAAACAAAACTAAATCCAGTTGCAGTCGTTGGTGTTGAACCTAACTTGGTACAATTTCAAGTAGATGGTGTTATCTATGAAGGGTTCTATGATTTGAAAGATAACTGCCCTGACTTCAACTTGATTTGTGCTGAGTTGGATAAATACGTTATCAACTATGAACGTGATTTGGGTGTACCTACTGGTGTAAAACATGAAGGCACTGGAATTTCAGGAAACCGTGTTCGACGTGTTCCAGTTTACAATGTAGCTGGAATGATTAAAATGGGTATCAAACTCGGTGGGGAAATCCATTTCCGTTACGATGGTGAATCAGGAGTTATTCCAACAACTGAATTAGGTGAAAGCTACAAATCTCTAGGAGATATTAGCGATTACCTGTACTACACAGATATTTAATAAAAGCATTTAACTCGTCCGAAATGACGTAAAACTATGTCGTTTGCTCAGTTGCTCATTTCTTAACCACTTTAGAGCAACTCTAGTTACATTAATATGATACCACAGCGAGCTGACTACCGTTGTAAAATCAAGGCTTAAAACCCTTGTGGGTATCAACTTACAACCTCTTTTTTAAGAGGTTTTTTGTTTTTCCCCATATTGCTTTATAATAAGTGTTAAAAAATAAGGTTTACCCTTGAGTATTTTAAATTTTATATGTTTTGTGGAGGATTGCACATGAAATTGCAATATGAAGATGAATTTGAAAATGAAAATGAAGAGCAAGTCAACTTAGATGACATCGAGTTTTCTGAAGGTGGAGAAGATTTAAGTACTTCTCCATTTGATGATGACTTTGATGTTGTAGACGTCGAAGATGATGAAGAGCCTGAAGACGAGGATTACGATTACTCAAACGAGGATTCTGAATTTGACGAAAGCTCAGATTTAGAAACAACTGATGAAGATTCTTCTGAGTCTGTTGATTTAGATAACTTGGAGTTTGAAGAAGACTCTGAAGATGACTTCGATGATGAGTCTTCAGATAACTTCGAGGACGAAGATGACGTTGTGTCAGAAAGTTCCTCAGTTGTAACTACAGAAGACTCATTGTTTGAAGAAATCCCAGCAACCGAAGAAGAGCTAAAAGCTGATGCCTTAGCATCGGTTGAGGATTTGGATAATTTATTGTCAGATGTAAAATACGAGCGAACCTATATGGACGCTATTCCCATCAACTCGATTGTAGCGTCTGAGCTTGTAAAATCTCTACGTTCAAAAACCATCAAAGGTCTTACTGCATCGGTATCTGATACCTCTGGTATTTTGAACCCTATCGATGTTATTGAAATGCCGTCTTTAGACGATGATGACGAAAAACAATACATGATTATCTCAGGTCTTCGTCGAATGTATGCTACGATTCGTAACAACATTAGTACAATTCCTGCTTTCGTTTGGAAGTTTGCTGATTTTGAAAAAGCAAGTAAACTAGCCTTTCTTCTAGGTCTATTCATCAATAAGCAACAAGCTCACGATATGGAGGAAACTTGGTATGCCATGCAACAGTTGGAGCGTGACTATAACCTTAAACCAGCTAATATTGAGAGGTTGTTCCCTAACTTGTTGCCAGGTGATGCTATGCGTCTAAAGGACGTTGCTTTAGGTGAGTTTGAAGAGCCTAAAAACCTATTATTCAGTGGTGAAAAGACTCTTGATGCATCTTACAAACTACTCCAAAAACTTCGTAAGGAAGAAGATGAATTGGAGAGTGAAGATTCTCAGGGTATCTTATCTGACACGGAGCTAGGTCGAGATGCCGTTGTAGATGAAGATAACCCCGATGATAACCTTTCTCACGCTGATGTTATGTCAATCTTGGAAATGGAAGATGAAATCGATTTAAGTGACTCAGAAATTTTCAATGAGAGTGCTGACGAAGGTTACGTTCAAGACCGTCGAGGTGATGGTGACGATGATTTGTCAACTGATGCTAAAAACAGGATTAAGACTCGTGATAAAATGTTATGTCGAGTTTGTTGTTCAGTTGGAGTTGTTCAAGACGAAGAGGGTAACTGGAGTACCGAGGAAGACCCTAAATGGGAACGCATCGACGAACGTTACGCAGAGGATGCAGCAGCTTTCCTTTCAACATTAACTGTTCACCATATCATTCCTAACCATGCAGGTGGAACTGATGACGATAATAACTTGATTACTTTATGTTTGCTTTGTCACCACCGTCTTCACGTTATGGAAAAAATCGGTAAGATTTTGGTAGATGAAGAAACCTTTAAGCATATGAGTATAAAGGTTCAGCATGATGTGTTAGGTGCTTTCTACTTTGCACGTAAGGCAATCGAAGCTGGAGTCCGTAAAGGTCATAACCGTAAGCAACGTCAGGAATTAGCATCTCAATCATTAAGACATAAATTCCCAGGTCGTGATATTAAGAACGACGGTGCATTGCTTCAAACTTTGGAGGGTAAATAATTGTAGGAAAGTCAGACTTTCTCCTATAATTACTATGAAAACTTTAAAGATTATAAGTGAGGTACTAAAATGGAATTTGTGCAATTAGATAAAAAGTTCTTCATTGATGCTTATATGGAAGACCCAGATATTGATTATACTGAAGAATCTGACTACTTCATTGGTTTACTTAATGATTTGTTCAACTGGGTATCAGCACCCAACGTAAATTTCGAAGTGACTTATGAGTTTTTAGATGTAAGTATTTCTTGGTTAACATCTTATCGTATGTCAAAGGCTGATTATGTTTCACAAATAATTGTCAAAGCTATTCGTAATGGGAACTATAGAATTCACTCTGTGAAGAATGAGCAGTTATTGCTTGAAACAAAACAAAAAATATCTAAGTCTATGTATGACTTTGGAAACCCGCAGAGATTAGAAGACTTGTACAGTGATTTAAATCGTGCGGTCAATTACCTAATTTCACATGATAACTTACTAGCCAGTCCAACAGGATTAGCTATTCTAACACCTGACAAGGAAGTAAATAAGAAGGTTGTGCCTTTCGCTAGGTTGATTTGGGTATCCGATATGAGCAATGATATTGCTTTTATAAGTATGGGGTATAAAGGCAAAGCTAAAAAAGAGGCTTTTCAAAAATTAGATTCAGTTTTAAATGAGCTGATGAACAAACCTTTTATTTCTAAAGGCTCACTGTATACTAAGAAACATGAAACCTTGGACTATTTAAAAGAGCAATTACCTGATTTTGAATTTGATTCAGATACAGATGGTATCATTCAGTATATACGGAGTGTTGTTAAAGTCATCAGAGACTCCAAAGACGGAACGTTCAAAGTTAAAATAACAAACCGCACTTCAATACCAACCTTTGTAGGTTTGCCTAAAGATGGAGTTGTTTACTTTGATGCAGTTACTTCTACATTAACATTTAAACCTGAATTAACCTCACAACAACGTGTTGATGTTTTAGAGTTATTACTTCAATGTCAGTTTATCGTAATTCAAGATTTACCAGTTGAAACGCAAGTAGATTATTTGTTAAGGGATGTTGAAACTGCCGAAAAGGTGATGTCAATGTCTTCTGATGAAGATTTAGAAGCTTGGTTGAAATCTAAAATGTATGTATTTTAAAATAGGAAAGGAGATTTGATGCTAAACTTAAAAAAGAAGTTGAGTTTAGTAACTGTCACATTAGGAATAACCTGTGGGTATGTAGGCTCACAGGTTATTAGTCCAATTGCGACAGTTTATGCAATACGACCAACTCAAAATGGGGACTACGAGGATTGGAATCCCAAAGACCCAGCATCTTGGTCACAGAATATGGATGGTAATCCCAAACACCTTGGACCTATGAATAAGAAAGGTGCAGAGGGAGTCATGTATGATGGTAGTGGTAGGTTTCCTGCGTATGCGTGTATGATTTTCGCTTACACTTTCATGGGATTAAAAGCAGGTGCCATTCCTATAGGAACAACCCCAGCTGATGTCCATGACCATCTATACGATACCATGAAATCTCAAGGTTGGACAGTGTACTCTGCTTTGACCGACGCTGATATGTGGGGAGTATTAGAATTCGACCCCTCTTGCAATGGGTATCAAGGTAATGTCGTTGACCAAATGAAAAAAGACTGGGAAGATGGGTATCTAATTCTTCCAACCGTTGCCATCGCTGGAGGTTCCCACCAAGTTTGTATTGATAAAATTGAAAACGGTAAGATTTACATTTTGGACTCAGGTAACTGGGGTACAACCTTAGATGACCACTATGGTGGTGTTATTCAAGGTTACTACCGTTTCAAGATGAAAGATGGAACTAAAGGTAAAGATTTACCAGTTATCAGTGACCATCCTGACGGCTCTTGGGCAAACGGTAAAAAAGCTAAACCAACTAAGTCTGAAAACGAAGGTAAACTTACCAAAGAAATGAAAGACTACGAAGGTGGTGGGGGAGCATGGAATCCTGATGAGGGTGACATCCCTAATATGCCTAAAGACCGTGACTATGATAAAGCAGGAGATAGGGAAATACCAGCTGCATCTAAATTTGATGGTGGTTCTGAAGATGGTACTGGTGTTGCCAAATGGAAAGAAGAGCGTAAAGCTAACTTAGATAAGGCAGCAATTGATAAAGCTAGAAAGTCATTCATGCTGATTGGTTTTGTACTTCTTGGTTTATCAGTTCTATTCTCGTTAGCGTTCATGTGGGATATTTGGAATCCTTTTGGTATCTTGCTTTTGCCGTTCTTCACTCGTGGAAAATTAAGAGCAGTTCCATCTCTTTCTAGCGAGGAAGCACAAAGATTAAAAGCTGATGGAAAAGCAAAACGCTTTATTACAACCTATAATGTACTTGTTTATACGGCTATAATGGTTGCTATTTCTGTGTTTATCATGTCTGGTTATGCTTATGCATTCTTCTCTTGGGTATCTCAAGTAATTTCAGATTTTGTTTCGTATGTAGGAGGTTCTAAAAAATAGATGTTTAGTATTATGCGTGATAGATGGCATGTTAGCCGTGATAGTTTAAGTAAAGTTGCTAAACTTAATTTAGATATCGGTGACGAGCAAAAGTTCGAAACGAGTTTAACTAGGTTTTTACGCAAAAACTTAGGAGAGCCGAACATTGAAGATATTCTCGAAACCTTGACACGTCTAGGTTATATTGATATAAAGCCAGTTACTTACTCAAATGGAGATTTTGAGTTCGATTTATCAGAGGTTGATGAAAAAACCTTGGATATCTACGAAAAGACTTGGGTATCTGATAAAAAGCAATATGCAACATTTGTTCCGAGGTGGGAAGAGTTTGACTTTAACGATTATTTACTGTTTCAAGCTCGTTTCAAGGGTTTAGATAGAAAATCAAGGTCTATGATGGTTAAACCACGTGAAGGTTCTTTGGAAATGCCTGAGTTACTCATGATTAATATGAAGAACGATGAAGATGGTAGTCTCTTCCCAGGACATTACCATTACAGAGACTTCCCACATTTTTACAATTGTCGATTTAATGTAGTCGACTTGCAAATCTGTAAAATATATTTTGATGCCTTAATTGCTGATACTGGATTAGATTTAGCTGAGCGTGATTACAATATAGCCGTAAAACATTATGATTTTTACGGCACTTATGAGGATTTCCTTTATGAGAATGGTTTGGTAGATGATGAAGGCATCCCAACTGATAAAGCAGTTTTCCATCCTGATGCTATGAATAATATCGCTAGGCGTGTAATTGGTCGAATTCCTTACAGTAACGGTGCAGTTGCTAGACCATTAAGAATTGTTTTCCGTACAATTATGCCGAGGTTGCTTAGCATATTTAGGGAAGAATACAATGTGCAGTTGATGGAGACCTTAGAAAAAGACCGTTACTCAACTTATGCAACTTCATACGAAACTAAAAAGAATATACCAAAATATATTCAAGAGGCGATGAAGAACTCTCCATTCTTAAAGTCAGGGTTTAGATTTGTCGAGTATGATGAGCTTTCTGATTTGAAGAAATTAGAAACCGTGTATCAATCTTGGGTATATCTGCAATCAGGTCTGCCAAAAACTAACTCACAGCCTGAGTTACGTTTCAGACGTTTAGGAAAACGTTCAGCTAGAGGTACTTATTACCCACACGTCGATTGTATCGCAGTAGATATAAGAACTGTAAACTCATTTGTTCATGAATATGGACATCATTTAGATTATACTTGGAATGATTTCGATTCTGAAACTCAGAACTTCAATCCTTTAAGTATGCAACCTGAGTTCAAAGACATCCTTGATGGGTATCAAAGTGAAATCTCAAGACAAGCTAAAGACGATGTAAAAATCAAACGGAAATTGTCTTATTTCCAAACTCCAACAGAAGTGTTTGCTAGAGCATTTGAAATACATATTTTCAACGAATGTCCAACCGAAACTGTACTTGGTAAAACATTAAGTGAATTTGTATCTCAAGGTGTTTACAATTACTTTTTGAAAAACAAGACTCAAGTAACCAAATATTTCAATTCTATATTTGGAGAGTTGAATTTCAGAGGTATGGTTGAAACTCAAAAACCTGAATATGATTTAAACTTAAAATCAAATCACTTTAGATTTAATTCGGATTTGTTGGGGTCTAAAGGTTTCACTGGGTATCTAACATTTGTAGGTTACTCAAACAATAACGGGCAAACCTACAATATAGCTACAATCTTGGTTCCTGAAGATGAAGTTTCTAAAGCACCCAGAGTTCCGTTTAATGATTTAAACTCGTATTTAACTGAGTTCAGTAATAGAGGATTTCAAGTTTACTTATCTGACCCAGTAACTATGAGTCACTTCTTGAAACGAGTTTCCTTATCACTTCCACCTAGCGTTCCTTTAAAAACCGAAGTTTACTTGGAGAGGTTAGTTGAAGATTATGAAAACCCCAAAGAAGTCTTATCAAGGTTTGTTAAACAGATGGTCAACCTAAGTTATGGTGAGAAAAATCCTAAAACAGAGGAAGAAGCAGTTAATTACGTTATTGACTTGCTAGATGAGACACCTGTATGAGAAAAATAAAAATATTCAACAAAGCTAGAAAGGTTATTCAAACCTTACTAATAGCCTTACTAACACTTGGGTATCTAGTTACCAGTTCCGTTCAAGTGTTAGCAGGCCCCACCTTATACCCAGCATTGAGTTCTAAAGATACTTTGGAACATTCAGACTCCCCTTGGTACACATGGAATCAGTCGCAAGAACCTTGGGGTACTCAACCTTTAGGGCAGGGTGGAATGACTATCCAACAAGCAGGGTGTTGGTGTGTATCAGCCTCAATGATGGTTGCGATGGCAGGAGTTACAAAAACTCCAGATGGTAAAGATTTAACACCTGCAACGGCAAATACTTGGGCAGCAAATAACGGAGGTTATGCTGGAGCTGGTTTCATCCCTAAAGCGTGGGTTGAGGGGGTATCCCAAGGAAAACTACAACTTGCCGAGGAGTTAAGTGGTCAATCTTTTCAAGCTATCAAATCTAAAATTGAAGAGGGTTACTACGTTATGTGGTTCAATGGAGCCCACATGGTATTCTGTTATGGTACTAAAGGAGATAAGATTATTATATTAGACCCTGAGTCATGGCAGTTTAACAACGGTAAACCCCAACTTGAATACTTAGACTCTAGTTTGAACATGGTTGGTGAAAATGGAGCAAGTATCTTTACTGGTTTCTCATCTGCTCAAGTTTATGCCTTTAAAGGTGAGAAAAAACTTCAAGATGGTTTAAAAGTCGGTGCAGATTGGAATCAAGCCGATGATGGAAAATCTTCTAAAGATGCTGATAAAGGTGAAAAGAAATCTAATAAATCTAACGGTATCGGAAGTATCGGTGGTGGATATTGGGAAGCTAACGAAGATGATGTTCCTAATATGCCTAAAGACCGTGATTATGCTAAGTACGAAGGAAACCACGGTACTCAAGAATGGAATGACTACGTTAAGGAATGGCAAGAAAAAGCAAAAGAGGACTTTAAAAAAGGTTCTGAAGACTCAATTTCTGTTGCTAAATGGCGTGAGGAACGTGACCATGACATCAAGAAAACTGCAATAGATAAAGCTCGCAAAGTGTATATGCTTTTAGGAGCGTTTGTAATTGGTTTTGCAGTTATCTTTGGTCTAATTTACTGGCTTGACCGTTGGAATCCTTCCGGTATCCAAATAATCGAAAAAGTGTCGAAAGGTCGAGTTAGGGTTTACTCAGGTAAAGATAATATCGGTGATGTTACTCAAGGCAAGGTTAGAATTATAAATGATTATACAATTCTTATTTATATCGCAATAATGACTCTAATCGGAGTACTAATACTCTCAGGGGTATTACAACAAGCTTTGAACTGGGCATATCAATTTATCACTGATGTAATAAGTCATTTCAAGTCTAAATAGAAACTTCAAACAATAAAAAGCAGGCTTCATACGAGCTTGCTTTTTATTCATTTTCATGCTAAAATATAAATAAAATTTAAACGTTTATACAAGGAGCTAATATGCTAGTTATTGAAAAGAAAAGAGAATTAAGTGACTTGCCTATTGAAACAAGTGACCTAATTCCTGAGTTGTGTCCAGCTTGTCATGAAAGTCTTTCACTATCAGAAAGCCTAACTGAGTTGTCTTGTATCAATCCATTTTGTATTGATAAACTAACGCAACGTGCAGTTTACGCTTGTCAAGTGTTAAATATTAAAAACTTCGGGGCGTCTTTCTTTCGTAAGTTTTTCTTAATTACAGAGGAACGCTTTATTTCAAACTTGATTGCACTTGATGAAGGTTCAATTGCCGATTATCTTGAATTTTGGGAAGATGGTTTTGACATCTCTTACGAGTCATTTAACTCAAACCTAGTAACGTTGGGTATCGAGATGGGAAAAGCTCGTAGAACGCTTACCGTCCCAACGTATGTAAAAGCATTGGCTTTGCCAAACATTAAAAGCCGTGCTGATGAAATGTTACAAGGTTTTACATCTTTAGAAGACTTCTACGAAGCCTTACTTAAATGTACTACAATGTCTGATTTCAACTCTATTTTTAAGTTATCTGAGGGTTCTGAACAAGCCACAATCCTAATTGCAAACTCACTTGCAACTTATCAAGATGACATTTTAAACTACGAAAGTCGTCATGAATTTTATACACCAGTTGTTGGTGATATCAATCTAAAAATCGTTTGCTCAAAGGCAGTTGGTGGTGGATTTAGAACTAAGTCAGACTTTTATAAATACCTTGAAACTCACTTTGCAGATAAAGCCACTATCACGGTATCTGAGTCTGCAACTAAATCATGTGATGTTTTGATTTGGGCAGGTGCAGATGGCTCTGATGATGCTTTAACTACTAAGGTTACGAAGATTTGTACTTTCAATGCAAATGGAAGTCACATCCCAATCATGACTGCATCTGAGTTTATTGATTTGCTAGATACTTGTTCAGATGGTCATGTTTTGCGTGATACCTTGGATGGTATGGAATTGATTGATTACCGTTAAGATAGGAGATTGAATTGGTAGAAACAAATAAAACTAAAAACCAAACTTCAAAAGCTAAAACAATTTCTAAAAAAGTTAAAGATGAAATTCTTTATATGATGGAGATGTATAAACATATCTTTATGCAAGAAGACTCTTCAACTTTCCATGATTTGTTGATTGCTTTCAAAAACAACCCAAGTGATTTACAAGAAGATGAACAAGCTTTTGTCAATCAGTTTGTATCTTACTTCAAAACTAAAAATCTATCAATTGATAGTATGTTGCAAAATAAAGACTTGTTTATGAGCCGTGAGCTAAAACAAAACGAAGGTTCTTTCTTCACTCCACTTAGATGGGCAAGGCAAGCTCATAAATTGGTTGTAGATACTGTAGGGTTAGAAGAACTAAAGGATTACAACGTTTGGGATTCTTCGTGTGGTAGTGGTAACTTGTTGATTGAATTTCCTGAATGCAAGCATTTGTTCTTCTCAACGTTGAACCCTGAAGACATCCCTATTGTTAAAGAACGGGTATCAAAAGTAAGACCAGCTGATTCTTTCACTGCTTTTGATTTGGATTTTTTGTCTGAAATTGATGGTATTTTCAGTAAAGGGTTTACCTCTCTGTTACCTGAGAACTTGCAACAAGCCTTACTCAACAACGAAAAATTCGCTATTATTCTAAACCCACCTTACAGTACAAGAGGTACTGACACGTATGTTGGGCGTGAATTAGTTCGTTTAGGCTTGACAGACTTCAAAACAGACTTGTATCGTCAATTTGTTTGGCAAGTATGTAACCTTGTTAAAGTTCACAACCTAACGAACGTCGAATTTGTTCTCATGGTGGCTGGGTCAATTAACGTTTCAAAACGAGCACAGTCAACTATTGAGTTACTTGATAACACGTTCAACTATCGAGGTGGCTTTGTTTACCCAGCACGTGAATTCGAAGGTGTTTCTGATGGGTTTGAATGGGGTATCTCAACTACTCTCTGGGGTATCAAAGACGGTGAACCTAAAAAACACGTGACTTACTTAGAAATGGATACTTATACTACCACAGATGAGCAAGTCGATGTTTTTGATTATGATGGCTCGTTTTTACGAAAGGACAGACGTATTATTGATACTGGTAAGACTGAATATTCTGTTGAAGTACAACCGTCTATGGATGTCTGGAGCCAAGGAGATATTCCATCGGATAGAGATACAACGTATGTTAAAATTAGCTCTTACGGAGATGAAGTAATTACCGATGATATCATCTTAGCGTCGAAGTTAGATAAAGTTCTATTTTTCCTCTATGCACGTGATACATTGCGTGATTGTCCTAGGTATATCACATTCCAAACAACACCTCTAAACACTGGGGATATTGAAGTACGTGAAGATAACCTTGATAGAGCTATCTTCTACATGGCATACGGTATGAAAGTTAAAGATTGGTCTGAGCGTTCTTATCAAAGGTTCATTCCTCCAGTCGATGATGATTACTATCGCAACGTGTATTTACCAAATGCTTACTTGATTGCTTTTATGACTCGCAAGAACATGACTTATGCGACTCGTGACTTAAAAACACGTGACGGTTTAGTGTCATATAATAATCCAACTTTCTTCTTAACCGAGGAAGAAATTAAGTCTTATATCAAACATTCAAAAGTTCAAGAAGACTTTGATAAACACTATAAACCAAACACATTTATTTTAAGCAAAATTAAATGGGCTTACGAGAACGCTGACGAGGTCATTAAACAAGCGTGGGATGTCTATAAGGGTATCCATGTTAAGTATTTAGAAAACCGTCTTCCAATCGAAGGGCAACCTCTAACTTCTGCTTATGATTTAAACTTTAGTCAAATCAGACGTTTGGAAAACTTCGATAAGAAAGATGAAGAAGCCTACGTTGAAAGTTTTGAAAAAGCACTCTTTAAAATGAAAGAGATTAATCAAGGTTTAACCTTTGATTATGGTGGTCATTATGCATCTAACTGATATTGTAAAACCTGACGTTTACTACGATACGGTATCAATTTACAATAAGTCACCTGAATACTTTGCATTGGTTATCAACCTAACTAGAAAAAAGTTAGGAATTAGGAAAGAAGATACATTACTAATTCAAAACTTAAATGAATTTCTCAGTTTGGAAGAAACATTATCAAATCCCCCGTTGTTCAGTACTCATTGGTTAGTTTACATTGAAGATACTAAACGAATAATGAGCAAAGAAGAAATGGAACTTCTGATGCGTTTACAACGTGTTATCATTATCGTTGGTACTTCTAATTACGGAACTTTCCTAAAGTTGAAGTCAGATAAACGTTGGGGTCAACGTTACACTGAGTTCATGTATGCAAGTAGTTTAACAAAGGAAGAATTCGATTTCCTTTATGATTTAACGATTTCAGTAAAACAAGCATCTTCTCTAAACGAGGATTTGCTTTTGTTTGTAAAATCGAACTACTTGCGTGAGCTTGATTCTATCTTTAAATTATTGTCAGCTTTAAAAGTTGGTATTGTATTTACAAATAAAGCCGAGTTGATTTCCCATATCGGTGTAGGTGGTCTTAGTGTTGAATTTGAAACCTTGGGTATCTTAGGAACAACAGCCTCAACTGAGCGTGGAATTAAAATGTTCCTAAAGAAGAGGTCTAACAACCTAATTGAATTGATGATTAGAAATAAACCAAACACTCTAAAGATGAATATAATAGCATCGTGCAAGGCAATTCTAATTGTTAAGCAATTGCTACTAGGTGGCTCTCTAATAAGTGGATTTTCATCCAAAGTTGAAACTTCGGTTTACAACAATAACAGGGTATCAAAGTATTTGAAGCAACTAGATAGGATTGAAAATATATCGCTAACCAGAATTATCTTGCTACTTGCCATATTACAAGAAGAGCCTTACTGGACTTCGGAGCTTGATATTATGCATTTTCTTAATAAATATGTGATTCAATTAAATGAAGAAAGGAGATTGAATGAAACTAACAGTAACTAAACAAAAAGATTACAATCAAAATTTAGGGGTTGTCAAGAATGGTAGACCAGTTTGTCAGTTTATCGCATCAAATGATACACCTTTCGCTCAACTGTTAAAACCTACTAAAGTTGAAGTTTCAAACAAGAAAGAGCAAAGCCTATTAGATTTAGCACTTTCTGAAGACATTGAACTTGATACAGTTATTGAAGCTGAAGAAGAAAACAACTCATTTGAAGTTGAAGCTGAAACAAGGTCATTCTTCAAAGCCAACAAATCAGTCGTTGGCATAGGGGTATCGGACATTGAGTATTCTTTACATAAGGAAGACTTGATGAAATGCGGATGCACAGTCTTTATTTACTACGATGTCCGAAATTTGGATTTAGTATCCTTGAAAGAATTTATTGAATCTAAACTTTCTCCAACCTTGAAAGCCTACCATGTATTGCATCTAAACTTAAAACCTTATGCTATGAAAAAATTAAGGGTATTTTTAAAAGAGTATAACTACAAGAACGTTAGACTTATCGGTGATTCTGTGGTAAAATTACAAGGTCTAATGTTTGGTGGATTATTTACCAAGTCTTTCGTTACTCGTTTTAATTTAGAATTCGATTATTTGGATAACGTTCATCCAGTTACTCAAGTAGCTCTGACGTCCGTTGATTTGGTATCAAAACCAATTGATGAAATCGAATACAAATATACGTCGACTAACTCTAAAAAGTCCAACAAACAAAAACATGGCACAGCATCAACATCAAAAACTAAGGAAAAAACAAACAAGCCGTCTAAACCTAAGCGACCCGCTAAAAAGAAGGTCAATCGTCGTGCTTTGTTTGGGTGATATGTATGTTTTTACGAGGTGTATTTGAAAATTACGCAAAACCTCTAGGGGTATCAACGCTCGAATCTGTTCATGATTTGTTTTTCGAAGAAGATTTACCATCGAACGTTAAAAACAATATGTTTGAACTGGTAAATCAACTAGATAAAGGGTTACGAATTTCAAACACAGTTTCATTGGCAAAGTATTCTTACGTGATGACTCGAAACCAAGATATTGGTGCATTTAATGAAAAAGTACGCCATAAGGAATTTGCTATTGACTCATTTGATGAAGATAGCAACTCACTTCCGAAAGGAACTGTTGATGAAGGGATGCTATCAAATGAATTAAGTTTAAACCCGCAGACCATCATGTCTTGGCAAACTGCATTATCCAAAAATAATATTGATGCCTTAGAATTTCGTGATGAGTTGCAAGATAACATAGATGTGTTCAATCAAACAACTCGGTATCTTTACGAAAGTTATGGTTTTGACTTTAGGTTTTTAAGCAAACAAGCTTTAAACGGCTTTAAGGACTCTAAAAATTACTTAGATATGATTTTAGCTAAAGAAAACGATGAAGAATTTTCTGAAGCATTGAATTTCCTAAGTAAGTATCAAGAATTTTACGATTATATAAACTCAAACGAAAGGGGTATTTTAACTATTGATTAACAATGCAGTTGTGGATATAAAAAATCCATTAAATCCATTTGCTTTAATGTCTGCAAGTGATTTAGATTATGATACTCATACTTTGGTTTATAATCGTACATTGGAAATCTTAGATGAGTGGGAGCCATTATTCAGGAGAGAGCGTAGAATATTTGACAACGGTTCTTACGTTCTTCTGAAAGAAGCAGTTATAAATAAAGTCTTGGACGATTTTAACGGTGATTTATCTTCAATAGATGCCTACATTAAGAAAATCGCTCTAACAGTTAGGTTTAACTCTGGGGTATCTTCAATTAACCGTGTCATTTCAAATTCTCATGATGGCAACTTTACTCTTGAGGATACATTGACTGATGATAACAGAATTGAACCTGTTTATTCTAAAGATGAAATTAAAAGACGTGTAAGTGAAGAACTATTCTGGTCTGAGTGGGTACATCAACTAGAAACTAAAGATTTGTCACTCTATGACTTCACTGTTATGGATGTTACACAAATCATCTTCTCAGTTCCTATTTTGGAACGTGTACTTCAATACCATGCAGAAGAAATTATTCAATCTGAAGTAGGAACTTTAAAACGTGACTTTTACAAGACTTGTTTCAATACAATTGTAAATCAATTAAAGGTCAATTTAAAAATGTCTACTTCTGAAGTACATGAAAACATTTCAAATTGGCTTGCCTTGTTCTTGCAAAATAGAGAGGTTTTTAGAACTCAATACGCTTTGGTTCTTCAATCCCACGTCTTACCTTTCAAAAACACAAAGGAGTCGAAGGTTTCTATTGATTCTAGTATTGATTTTACCTTGAAAGATGATTATATCAACTTCAATGGTAAACGCAAGTCTAGAATTTACAAATTCAATTTAGGTAAAGCTATTGACTTTATATTTGATGATTACTATTCTGAGCATTCGTCAAACTTATCGTTTAAAGTCAATGGAAGAACATTCTACAACGTACTAGGGGGTATCTTTGTTGAAGATGGTGATTTAATACCACTTCTTCGAGAAAACCTATGTGAATTGGTTTTATTAACCTTGAAAGCTAAATTCATCTGTATGACTGATGAGTACTTGTATGTTGAAGTAGGTAATATGCAACCGTCAATTCAGTTTTACATTTATTATTTCGGTTTAACTTTACCTTTCGTTTTATTAAACGTAGGTAGGAGTTGTGCTATAGAAGGAGATATTATTCATGATATTACTCAGTTTGAGTAAGTCAGATGGTTATTTGACTTATGTATTATATGCCGAAGGTGTTGTGCAAAAGCGTGAAACAATAAAAAGTAAATGCACCAAGCAAATTGAGTCAGGTAAGGAATTTGCAGAGCACATGGCTAAAGGATTAAAAGCATCATTCGGGTATCTAGAAGATAACGTTGAAAAGTTACCAGCAGATACAGTTTTAAACATTGAAGTTTCAAATGGTAAACCTATTGATTGGTTAATAGGTGGTGATATTGCACCTCATTATTATTCATCTGTTGCTCCTTGTATTACTCAGTTTAGTAAACTTCCATTTGAAGCAGTTATGGAGCATAAAGATAAACGAGATTTGCGAGCCACTAAATACAACTCCAGCGAGTATGTAACAGAAAGTGGCTTGAAAGTCATGCGTTTAGTTGATATTTGGTAATTTTAGTTTTAAATTTTTACAATCCGATAGTTAAAGGAGTGAAATATGTTAGTAGGTACGGTTGAGTCTGGGACTCGCAAATTAAAGGTTTTCATGTCTGACAATGCGTCTAACACAGTTGGGCGTTTTGTTGCTGAATCAGGAGATGATGCCAACTTCTTATTAGATGGCTTTGCAGGTGAACTTGATAAAAAGAACAGGTCATTTACAATTAACCCATCAAACATTACGATTGAGCGTTTGTTTAAAGCAAAAGAAAAAGTCGTAAATGGAGTTGATGTTTCTTTACCAGCACAATTTAAAAGTTATCCATCATTTAAGTTCTTCGCTATGTTCTTTACAGTTTTTAGATACGCAAAGGATTTAGCAACTCAGAGCAATCCTTTTAGTGAGCTTAGTGTAGGTGGTAATTGGGAGTCTGCAATTTCTGCAGTTACTACGGATATTTTCAAAACCCCTATTGGCTCAGGTCAGGTATCTAAGCGACTCGGTAGTATTGTCGATTTGGAGTTCACATCTAAAGATATTCGTATTTCCATTTCAGAAGATAATACAATGGAAACTAAAAAACCTTACGAACTTCGCTCTCTCTTTGGCTCAAACATTCTTATTATGGAAAGTCAAGGTACAGCTTATAAAATCGTACTTAATAAAATCCAAAGGAAGAGAATTTTAGGGTTTAAAGAAGTCCAACAACCGTTAGATTTACAAGGGGTATCAGGCTCTAACTTCTCACCATTTTACAAAACTGTCGATGAAGTGGTGGCAGCCCACCCTGATAAGAACTTTGCTTGGATTAGAGATAATATCAAAAAAGGTAAGTTCAAGATAGTAACTAACAAGTCACTGGTAGATGATTTAACTCAAATTGCTGAAGATTACAAAGTGACTCAAGCAACTTCATACGATACCGAAACAACTGGTTTGGAATTTAACTTTAAATGCTTGACTGGGGAAGGTGATAGAGCAGTTGGATTTGTACTATCTGCCAAACCAGGTACCTCTTACTATTTCCCATTAGGTCATAAAAAGATTGAAAATCTTTGTGATGGTGATGTCGAATATTTCATTGAGAAATACTTGCAACCTTTAATGATTAAAATGCGTATCATCACCCACAATAATTACTTTGACTATCGTGTTTCAATGCGTCATGGGTTAGATTACAACGTGTATTTCGATACAATGGTATTCTTAAACAAAACATTTCGTCCAAAAGAAGGACTTTCATCTTCACTGAAAAGTGCAACTAAAGTATTCTTAGGACGTGATGCTCCTGAACTTGATGATTTATGCTTGAACGGGGATTTCAATACCGTGGATGCAACCTTTGCTGACCTGCCTGAAGAGTTGGTTAGATTCTATGCATGCCCCGATGCTGATAACACATTAAGTTTGTTCTTACTTTTCAAGGATAATAAGATTGTTGACTCATTTAATGCTTGGCAGTCAACCTTGAATGACTCAGCTTTCTCAAGTGTAGTTGCTTATTCTCAGTTTTACGGAATGCACTTGGATATGAACTCTGTTCCAGACTTGAGGGAAGCAAAAGCACAGGAACGTCGAGAATATCATGAAGAACTTATTCAATTTATAAAGGATTTTGCTCCATCTATTGACACCAACACTTACAAAACTGGTTCAACTCAAGAAAACCTTAAAATCGCTTATGATATCCTTGGGTATCCAGTGCAAATAAGCAAAAAGTCTGGTAATCCAACCCTAGATAAGAGTGCAATTAAGTTTTTATCTAAACCAACTAAACCTTATGTCGCACCGTTTACAATGTCTTTCGATGATGTATTGCTTAAATTGAAAAAGGATGGTCGAAAGAGCTTCAAGCATAACTTGTCTTTGCCTATCAAAGATGATTTGGTAAAACCAATCCAAAAAGAACTGGTTTATGCGTTTTCAAAAACGCTAGGATTGAAAACAGAATTTAAAGTCAATCAAGAAACTGGCGAAGTTGATGTTAAACCTGAAGAAGACGCACCTCTTTATCCGTTTGTATCTTTACTTAAAAAGACTCGTGATATTGACCGTGTATTCTCAAACTTCCTAGACAAAATCCCTCCTTATGATGATTCAGGTAAAGCCTACTTTACCAACGATGGTTACTGCTTCCCTCAAATTGATGCCTTTAAAGTCACTGGACGTCTTTCAACCAAAGCTCCTAATATTCAAGGGTTTGATGATTTGGTTAAGAAAGAAATTAAGGCACGTGAAGGTTACTATATGGTCGATACCGACTATGCCTCAAAGGAAAACCGTGTAATTGCTATCATGGCTCAGGAAGATTCGCTGATTGAAATGTTTAAAGACTGGCGAAATGACTATCACCGTTTCCAAGCGGCTCGATTGCGTGGGATTTTGCAAGAGCAGGTTACCGATGCACTTCGTAAGGAAAGCAAAGGTCTAGTCTTCGGTATCAACTTCGGTATGTCCGATGAGTCTTTAGGTGAAGTCCTCTTTGGGTCAAGGTCACCTCAAAACACTATCAAGGCACGTCAAAGAAAAGCTCTTTTCTTCTCTTTCCAACGTAAAGTTGAAGGTTGGTTTGATAACAACGTTAGAAATGCAATTAAGAACGGATATTCTGAAACGGTTTTCGGAAGCCGTCGATATTACAACCTAGCTACCACCTCTAAAAGTCAGGTTCGTCGATACGCTCTAAACCATCCAATTCAAGGGTCAGCCGCTGATATTTACAAGGCAGGTATGGTTTCTCTTTACAACGATATTCGTCGCCTTGGGTATCAAGGAAAAATCTTGATTACAGGGTTCATTCACGATGAAGCGACTATTGAAGTTCATAAATCTATCCATCCCCATATTATTTTAGGCTTGATTAGAAAGAACATGATGGTTGAACGTGAAGGTTGGTGTCCATTAGACTTAGGTTTCGGTGTAGGTCATTCTTGGTATGAAGCCAAAAAGACTGAGTGGCAAGTAGGTTTGCAAGAAAAACTTGAGAACAACCTCGAAGCTTATGACTGGGATGGTGATATTGATAAATATTCTGCTTGGGCAGAAGAGCAAATCCATCAGTTCAACGCTGAAGATACTATCCAAATGTTAGAAAGTCGTGAGTATGAAGGTCAGGTCTTCCCAGTGAATTATGCTCTTGAGCTAAACAAATTTTTAAAAGTGGAGTTGACAAAAGGTAAAAATTGGGTCACAGCCATTAAGTTCGTAAAAGAAGACTTGGGTATCAAAGCTCAAGTTGAAGAGCTTAAAGATTTGCAAGTTCAATACAAAAATGCTACTGGTGAAGAAGCACAATCAATTAAGGCACAGTATTCAAGGCTCGGAAAACATATCAAAACTATTGTTCAAGACTGTGTATCCGAGTTGCATATCAAAACTCGTTTACAGTTGCTTGAATTATTCACAGGTTATACCTATGATGGATTATTAGATGCTTTCAAAGACTTGTCTGAAATTGAGACTCAAACAAAATCTACTGATGATGAGTTGCAAGAAGCGGAGCAAGAAAAAGAAATGCAACGTCAATTGCAATTAGTTAAAAATCAAATTGTAGATTTTGGGTTGAAATATGATATGGAAAGCAACACTCTATATCTTCTAAAAACCAAACCTTTCTTTGATGCTTTCGTTAAATATTTAACAAAAGGAACGGCTATTTCGAACGAAGATAAAGAAAATTACTTGTCAGTTGTTTTATACGACTTCAAATCGGATAAATTTAGTAAAATTCCAACGACAACTGCAATGTTACACAAAGATAAGTTGACTGAAGTTCAAACCTTGGTGATGCAGTTTACTTGATTTAATCCGCTTGGGGTATCCGACCTAAAATCAAAATTTTGCTAAATAGAAAAATTACTATTCAAATGTAAAATTTACCATAAGTTCAAACAAGTTAAAATTAAAAGGATTGAGCATAAAAACAGCTAACTGTTTCCCTTGCTCTGTCCTTTTTCACTACCTTGGAACACCTCGAAAATAGTAAAGTCTGATTTAAAATAATTGTTTAGAATTACAGAGTTTTATAAAAGCATTTTATTTTATATTACGATAGTTTAAGTTGAGCTCCACACTTTATATTTACACTGCAAGTATTATTGAAAATTTACTAATTTTTTGTTACAATAAAATAAATTTTGTAATGGGAGGTTTACTGAATGGAATTAGATGCACTTGATGAAATCGAAGTCCTTGAAGCAGATGAAACTGAGTCTCTAAACGTTGGGTATCCGAGTAATGAAAAGGTTGCTGATTACCTGAAAAACTCTAAAAAAGACTCTGATACGGCTAATAACGTAAAAGAAATAAGCTACCCTTATTTTGAAATCATATTAGATGATGAGTCTAGGATGACTGCAGTTGTAAAAGATGCTTTAGATAGGCTTTTCAAAACCAAAATCAAGTCTGTTTCAAACGGTGAAGATATCGCAGTTAAAGCTGATATGGAAAAAATCACCCATGTTACAGTTGGAATTAAGTCTGGAGATAAAGGTGGAGTTATTGGAATTATCTCAGTAAACAGTATTCCATACCTATTCAATTTAGTTCGTCACATGAAGACTAATTTTTATATTTCTGAAGGGAGTAAGTTTCAAGGGTCAAAGCTCTTGGCATTAATTTGATATGAAAGAAAATTTGAAAGTAGTGCTTGCAAATGGTGTTTCATTTGAGCTTGAGCACGGTGATGAGTTACGAAAACTAACTCAAAACCCGTTACAATATAATCTAGCTAATTTTGAACGTTTAACATTCTCCAAAGACTTAACTTTAGAACAAATCAAGGCTTGGGTATCTGATAATTTTTACTTCACTGAATTGGATATCTTCAATCCTAAATACAAAAAGCATTTAATCTTGCAACGATTAAAAAGTTTGCTTGGGAAACCTGAAGACTATATGACTTCAGTGTTGTTGGGTGATGGATATGAATGTAGAAAACTTCAATTAGTTGAAAATAACGATGTACTTTATGTCTTTGATGCTGATATGATTAAAGAACTTACATTAGTACCTGCATCGTAACCTACTAGAAAGGAATTAAAATGGTAAATTTTAACGAGTTATATAAAAGAGGAACTAAACTCACTATTAGTGAAATCGAAAAAGCCATGCATGAAATCAATAATAGACAAGGTATGAGCCGTTTAATCGATTATGCAAGTCTTGGTGGTCGTCAAGTTCCTAAAATCTATGTGCTTTGTGCTTACGATATTCAAGGTGAAACCTATTTTCATTTATATGAAACTGGTTCGAATGGTTTGTCTCACATTAAGCAAGCATTAAACGGTCTATTTTCAAGTCCGTCTAGTATTCCTAAACCAATCATAAGTATGCTTGAAACTTTTGCGTCTAGCACCAAACGTAAGAAGCGTATCAAAACGACTTTTTGGTTGAATTCTGATGGCTCTGAAAACAGGCTTGTAGTTATGGCAATCAAAGGTGGTCTAAGTGGTTAAACAAACAGATATTTTAAATTCACTTGTTGAGCAAGGTAGGTTGAGACACGTCTCTGTTTCAGCCTACATTATCAACAAGGTGTCACCTGATAAATTTTTAAAACCAAATGTTGAAATTTGTGAGAATGTTTCTTTTGCTCAAGCTAGGATTTTAACTGTGAGCTTTGGGCAAGAAGACACTCTAACGGAGGGTATCATATATGTGGCAGTACCTGATACTGTTCATGTCGGTGAATTCTATACTTTAGAAGGCACATTAGCCCCCCTTAGCCGTGATGAATATTCACGTGAAGTCTCTCTTTTTAAGTTCCTAAAAAGGAACTCTCTTTGGTTTATTGATAGTGTCAAAGCTAAACCTTTGGACATTTCTAAATTCAAAGATGAAGAGATTGTCGGTAACTTGAACATTTGGCTAGATTATCCGATGACATTGTCTACAGTCTCTAGTGATGTATTACCGATGACAAGGATGCTCGAATCTGAAGTGCGTTACTCTTTAGATGCGTCTTTAATCAATCCGTATTACGAGCTAGAAAAAGTAAACTTGCCTATCGATGCAAGTTTAACTCAAATTCAAAAGCAAGTTCTTTCAGAGATACTTGCTTATCCTATAATTCAACTTAGTGTTGAAACAGCATCATTTACAAAACTCAGTGTTTTGATATCAGAATTAAAAATGCACCTTGGGGAAGGGTTGCATATCTTAGACATAAGAACAAAACCATTTGATACTTCTGCCGTGTATAAAACTCTAAAAGAGCAAGGAAAAGTAAAAGAAGGCTTGAAAGATAGGTTCATTGTTGTAACAAACAAGCCAACCTTGGGTATCCCTTCAATTCAAATCGGTCAAGAGTGTTTAATTTAAGGAGGGTAAATGGCTACTATAACTTATAACAAAGCTAAGGAGATGCTTGAAGTATCTCTTTTGAAGAAAGAAGAAGTAAATGAAGCGGCTTTTGAACGCATAACAAGTCAAGGGTATCCAGGTTGTATTGAGTTCAGGTACAACAGGGATAGACATGCTTTCAAATATAAATTGAAAGATAAAATCTCTCTACGAGTTCGACTTGGTTCTACTGTTGAAGCATCTGAATTCTACTATCTTTTACACAATATGTTTCAATCACTAGATGACTTCTTTAACATCGGTGGCTTTCCTAATTTTATCGATTGGTCACCTGATAGGGTTTTCCTAGATGATAAAGGACGTATCTATTACATTGTCTATCCGTTGATGATGAAGGCTCCTGAAGGTGGCAACGTGTTCACCTTGTTTGCAAGCTTAATCAAAAACGCTAAACCTCTAGGTAAATCGGATGAAGAAGCCTTAACATATTTACAACGTCACGTAAAAGATGTTAAAACTGGTAAAGGTTCTACTGAAGAATTTTTAGCAAAACTGAAAGCTCATGTTTACAGTTATTTTGATAGCAACTTGCTAGATTATAAACCATCTAGGTTGTATGCTATTATCAATGGTGTTGAAACCTTAGAAGAGACTCGTAAGAAGAATGAAATTCGCTATGAGGTTCAGGGTATCTCATTGGATATGACGGATTTGGATACTGATGTATTTGAAAAAACAACGTTGATTATACCTGATGAAGATGATGAATCAACACAACTTATCATTGATGACTCTGCTGATTATGAAGATGAACTGCCTAAACAAAAAGTGGGTATCTTATCAACTGCGTCATCTGAAGTTGTTGAACTCGTTGCCGACTCCGAGGATAAAACTTGGTCTATTGGTAGACGTAACAAAAACGGTACTTCAAAGGCAAATATCAGTTTTGCAAACTCTTCTATTTCGGGTATCCATTGTAATATTCACTTTGCTAACGGTTTATTTTACGTCGAGGACTTAGGTTCTTCCAATGGTACATTTATCGGTCAGCCTTTTGACAGTGAGGTTAAAACTAGGTGTCATCCGAATGAACTAATGGAACTTGAAAATGATTGTAGGTTGAGGTTAGGTACTGAAACTTTAACATTCAAAATTGAAGAAAGGATTGTTTGATGAAAATCTCATGTTATTCAGATACAGGAGCAGTTAGACCTGAAAATGAAGATACTGTGTTTGCTTATGATTTAGAGACAAGTGGAAAGCCGATTTACATTGTCGGTGTTTGTGATGGTATGGGTGGAGGAGTAGATGGAAAGTTTGCATCCTCTGAAGTTGCTCATCAAGTCAAATCTGCGTTTAAAGAGCTTGAAGGGTTCTACGGTGATAAGAGCATCTTTGAACTTGTGAACATCTTAAAAGAAGCTCTAATTAAAGCAAATTGGGTTATCTATGAAAGCCGTTCTAAATACGGAAAATCTCAAATGTCTGGAACAACAAGCACCTTAACCGTATTCAAAGATGGTAAACTAGGGTATGCCCACATCGGAGATACTAGACTATATAAAGTCTCAGGTGATGTTGAACAAGTCACAAAAGATGATACTTGGGTTCAAAGTCAAGTTGATTTAGGTTTACTTGATATTGTATCAGCAAAAACCCACCCTAGACGTCATCAAATCACAAAAGCCGTTGGGGTATCTCCAAAGTTAGACGGTATCAGCACTGGCGTTGTTGACTATAAGACTGGTGATTGTTTCATTTTAACTTCGGATGGTTATTCTGAACTTCTGTCAAATTCAAGGGTATTTGATTTAATCTCTGGCAGGGTAAATCAGGAAAACCTAGCAACGAAGATGATTGAGGAAGGTCAACGTGATAATCTATCATCTGTAGTAATTAAAGTGGAGGAGTAATAATTTGACTAAAGAAAACTTTGTAATTGGTACAACATTTAACGGACGTGTTGCCTTGATGGGTATCTCATACGGTGCAACAAAAACTGGAAGTGATATGATGTCCTTTGCAGTAAGAGCTACCAACGGAGAGCAAATCCGTGGTGTGTGTTTCGATGCTAACCTTGTTCAAATCTTCAAGGAACAAAATGTCACGAGTGTAATCGGAACTGCTAGGTTGAATGTTCAAGAATACAATGGAAAATCTTGTGTCTTAGACTCAATTGAAGTTGATGAAAATGCAAGTATTTCTGAATTTTACGACTCTATTGACCCTGACCGTTCAATGAAGGCAATCTTAAAACAAGGCAAAAAACTCATGTCTGATGAAGGTGTTGCTTTATTACAACACATCTATGACAACGAACCTGAACTAAAAACTGCAATGGCAGCACAGATTGGTGGCAACCACGACGGGGTATCAGGTGGGTTGTTGAACCACATCCGTAAGTTATTCAACATTGCTTATATCACCATGTTTGAATACTCAAAAGTATTTAGCAAACGTGAAATGGATATTGTCTTTGTTGGACTTTTCGTTCACGACTTAGGTAAAATCTACGAATTGACTGACGGTGCTTATGACCCTTATTATTCTAGGGTTGGACATACTTATTGGGGTACAGTAGTTTTAGCTCAATTTAAGGAATACATTTTAGAACACTTTGATGAAGATTTTTATGTTGAGCTAATTGCTATCATTCAACAACACCACGCTCAATGGGGTGAACGTCCTAACACACTTTACTCTTACATTGTGCATCAAATCGATTTATTGGATTCAACTATGTCAAGCTTACGTGAAAAGATTGATATTCCTAAGTCACCTAGTGTTCTTGATGTTAGCATTGGTGTCGCAGTTCGTGATACTACAAAAGTTAGATTTCAGAGGTATTTAGATGAGTAGTGCAGTTCGCATAATGGAAAAGAAGTGGGAAAATAAGGCTAAGGAAGAAACAACAATCAACCTTGTACAATATCAGTTAGTTGTTGAAGTCATCTTTATCTTATTCATTTTAATCGGCATTGTCTTGATTTGGACTCTAAAAGGTTCTTTCGATTCTAACGTGGCACTTTTAGCTTTAGTGTTTGCGTTGACTTTATCGGCTTTCGCTTGGATGAAGTGGGGTATCAAATACTACGCTTATAAAAGTGAGTTGATTGATAGGGCTACTGCTTACGAACAGTTCCAACGCCATCATGACAACAAGACCAAAAAAGTTGGCAAGTCTATAAGTCACGCTGATAAAGATGTTAGGTTTAAACCTACAGCCTACGATGAATTGAGCGATAACTATCTGAGTGGTTCATTTGACCAACACAAACCGTTCGATGATGTATAAAATTTAAAATGAAACTTGGCACTTAAAAGGTGTCAAGTTTTTCTGCTATAAAAGAAAGGTTAAAATATGAAACCAAAAAATATTCAAAAGAGGATTTACACCTTAGTAGGAGCATTTTTAGGAGTTTTGGCTCTGCTAATCGGTATTATTGTTATTTTTACGTCTTACTCTTTGTCAAGGACTAAACCTAAAACTGATGAAACGTTTAAAACAACTCAAAAAGCTACTAATTTATTGTCAATTAAGGAGTATGGGAAAGATATGACTTTGGCACAATGGGTATCCAGCTCTGAATACTATAAAAGTCAAAAAATTAAAGCAACAACCATAAGCAAGTTATTAGATAAATACAGTAGCTTGAAGCAAGTAAAATCAATGTATTTTGATGGGGCAATTCCATTGTATACATTCCAAGTCTCTAAAGATGCGTACATAACTTTTAACCTGCAAGGTGATGTTGTTGCATTTCTAACTAGAAATCAGGATGCAGTCGATGAAATCACATCTGATTATATTAAGACTTCCTCTGATTTGCTTGAGGATAAAGGATTTACGCAACAACCAACTTTCATCGATACTTGGTCGCTCTATGCTAAACCAGGGTATCAGCTTAATAATCATTGGTCAATCGATAAAAGCAAACCTGATAAGGTTCTAAGTTCAGATGAAATTTATGAACTATCAAAGAGATATAATGTGTTGCCGAGTGCCTTAACTATCGTGTATGGTTTAAAATCTCAATGGGGAACAAGTACTTTTGAGCTTGAAGCTTGGTTAAAATCTTTGTACACTCATACAACTATAAACCATAAACAAATGGCTTACACATCAAGTCCTGAAGACTTTCTTGGATATCTAGCAATGGAAGACTATCCGTTAGATAAAAATAAGGATATAGTAGGAGTCTATACTGCATATTTAAAAGAACTCAAATCAACTGATACTGATTTATACGGGAAGACCAAACCTGTTTATGATTACAATACAGTTTCCGAAGCCATTTCTTCAAATGACTGGTCTCAAGTAAAACCTTTAAATTACATAGATATGCACAGGGTATCCGATATCCAAAATATCTCAGAGGATTATAGCTCTGCAGTGGCTGTAAGTAATCTAGTTTATAAGAGCAACCAGAATAATTTAAAAGATGTAGAGTTTAACTACAATAAACACTGGTGGGAGTTTTGGAAATCTGATTATCCAAGCATTAAGACCTCTGTTATTGTCGATGGTGTTCCTAGAACGTTTAGCATAAACAGGGCTAAAGAGGAGTTAAAATATTGGAAACTTTCAGGTACTCCTCAGTTTGAAGAAAGTAAATCAGATAAAGCATCTTTGTATAAAGTGCGAGTTACAAAAGGCACTTATTACGTATTTACGAAGAACGCACGTTTTGTTGGTGTATTAACTGATAAACCAAAGTCATATAGTCCATTCAAAAAATTTACTAGAATTTTTGAAACTCCTCAAGGCACTTTATTATTAGGGTACAATACCACTGGGGTATCCGAGCCTTTATACTCAGTGGCTTTGGAGGATAAACAACCACCAAAAGACTCTGCGTTATCTATCTATCAATTAAAAGATTCTAAAGCGGAAGTAAAAGCGTTTTACAATCCAATGTTGGGTTATACAAACTACATTGTAAAAACAGAAAATCATTTAGTTGTCTATTCAGAGCACGGCACTGTTGTTGGTGGTGATACTAATCCAACTGTGGATTCGTACACAAAACTTAAAACAGATTGGGGTGTAATATGGGTGACAAACTAAGAAGACGGTCACTGCCTATACTAATAGCTCTAGCAGTTGGGGTATCCTTAAACACCTCAACTGTTAAAGTTAATGCAGGTTATGCAAGCTGGGAGGAAGTCCCAGCCGATGTAAAGCAACGTGTTGAAGCTGTTTGGAAATATTTTATTAGCGATGCCAAATGGGCTGAAGGGTCGGCAGCAGGTACTTTATCTAATGCAAACTCTGAGTCTGGTTGGGATCCATATTTGCAACAGTCAGGCGGACCTGCTTGGGGATTTTATCAAATGGAGGCTGACAGGCAAGCTAATCTTAAAGCATATATGCAAAGCAAGGATGCAATGAATGACCCAGTTAAAGGTTCTGTGGCAGCATCTGAGTTTGCCGTTGAGGAGCTTAAAAAAGATAACATCTTCCTCACTTATGGTCTTGAAGGTGATGCTAACGGTACAGGACGTTACGCAGGCCCTCAGCAATGGGGACCGCTCTACAGATATGATGTTTTGAAATACGTACAACCTACTGGTAAAGAGAAGATTTCTGCATCTTACGATGAGTTTATAAAAAATACTGACCCAGCAAAAGGTGCAGTTGAGTTCATGGTTTCCTATGAGCGTGCAAACTCAAATCCAGGAACTCTCCATTTAGACCAACGTGTAGGTATGGCAAAGGCAATATATCAAGAGTATTCAGGAAAAGTCGCACCTAGTTCGGACAACAAAGATGGTGATGGTAAAGAGTCTAAAAAATCAGAAAGCACTGCTCAGTCCTTAATGGAATGGGATGAAGATGCTATTCCAAATATGCCTAAAGATAGGGATTATAAAGAAACTGATGACTCTATCAACAAGCTATTTACCAACCCTGAAGATTTAACTGCTGATGAAAAGTCAGCTATTGCGAATTGGAAAACAGAGCGTGATAGCAAGATATCTAAACAAGCCGTTCAATTGGCTAGAAAGTCTATGATGTTGGTAGCATTTGCCTTGATAATCTATGCAGCAATCATTTTATTAGCGTACTGTGTGGATTTGTGGACTCCTGTTGGTGATTCCTTAGCTATGCGTTTTGTGACTGGTAATAGACGTGCTATTGACTATGAACGCTCCACTAGGGGTATCTGGTTTGCTGATAAGAAAGAAAATAGGCATCTTGAAGTTAAACGAATGGGTGTCGGTGATGTGTTGATTTGGGGAGCAATATTCACTTTAATTGGCGTAGGTCTAATGTCTGGGTATCTGTACATGCAATTCGGTAATCTAGCAAATGCTTTACAAGAGTTGGTAGGTTACGCACTTAAAAAATAAAAGGAGTAAATGTCTATGCTGAAAGTAGGCGACATTATACAGAAGCAATACAAAGTTATCGATGAAATCGGCAAAGGTGGTATGGCGACTGTGTATCTAGTCTCAGATTTAAAATTAGATAAGTATTGGGCTTTAAAAGAAATCCATTTACCTAAAGTTACGGATGAAGACGTCAAGAAACGTTTGGAGTCTCCAACTAAGTCAGGTATGACTGAAGAGTCTGTAAGGCGTGAGTTAAAAATCGAAGCTGATATCAAATTGAAGTCTGCACTTGAAGAAGTCAATATGATTAAGTCTTTGAACTACAGTAGCATCCCACGAATTACTGGAGTGTTTAAAACACCCGATGCTTATCTAATAATCATGGACTTCGTTGAGGGTATCTCTTTAAGGGCTTACCTAGATGAAGTTAAATACATACCTGAAAAGGATATAATCAGATTTGCAATTTCTTTATGTAAGACGCTTCGGTATCTGCATACTAGGAAAGACCCTATCATTTATCGTGATATGAAACCTCAAAATGTCATGGTAAATAACGAAGGAGAGTTAAAACTACTTGACTTTGGGGCAGCCATTGCGTTGACTCCAAACTTTAACTATAGGGAACATTCTTTATTCGTAACGCAAGGTTTCGGAGCACCAGAGCAATACGATACAAAACGTGGAATTGCTTATGACCAACGTTCTGATATTTACGGTTTAGGGAAAACCTTATATCATTTAGCGACAGGGTGGTCACCTGCTAAACGAGATAAGAAAGGTAACTTGATACCTCTTAAACGTGTTCGTGAATGGGATGGTACTAGGTCTTCAGGTTTACAAACTATTATTGAGAAAGCAATTCAAGATAATCCTGAAGATAGATATCAAACCGTTGATGAAATGTTGTATGACTTAAAACACATCAACGAACTCTCCGAGGAGTTCCAAAATAAAATGGTTAGAAGGTCTAATATCATCATGTTGCTTGGGGTATCTCTAATAGGAGGGTTAGCACTTGGAGGTGTTGGTCTTGTAAATAATCATTTCCAAGCTGAAAATCGGTATCAGTCCTATTTGCAAGCTGGTCAAGATTCTCAAAACCCTGACGACTTGATGAAAGCCATAAGCTATAAACCAACTGAAATTCAACCTTACTTGGATTTGGTAGATTTATACAAGAAAGACGGCACTTTTACTACGAGTGAAGAGGCATCTTTGCTGAGTGTATTACAACCTAACCTACCTGACTTGAAAAAATCAGAAAAATATGGTAAACTAGCCTTATCTTTAGGAAAACTATACTGGTTTTATTACTCTGATAATGGTACTGTTAAAGCAGTTCCTTGGTTGGAGCAAGCAACCAAATTAGGTTCTAAAGACAATTTAGCTAAAACTTATCTTGAAATCGGTAAGTTCCAACAAAACATTATATCTTCTATCAATGAGATGTCAGATAGTGGGATGTATAAAAAATACTGGAACGCTCTAAATGATTTGGAGAGTTCTGGTGTTCCTGATGAGCAATCTAAGTTCTTACTAATTCAATCAACTTACGATGTACTTGAAACGTACTCTAAAAGTTTGAAAAATGATGGTTTAACTTACGATGAGCTCAACGATGCCTTTCAACGTAGAACAGAAATGCTTAATCAGTCTGACCCTAAACTTGAAAGGTATATCGAGCTTAAAGATGAATTACAGAAACGCACTTCTATAATTCAAATCAAGTTAGACAATGCATTTGGAAAGCGAGGTACTACTCAATGATTATCACAGTTATTGGATTTACTATATCGGGGGTATCAGCTATCTCACTTCTAGTTGTTGATACTAGATGGGGCATTGTAAAAACGCTCCGATATCGTTTTGGTAAAGCCAAACGTTTTAATCTAAATACAAAAATGAGCGAGAAAGAGCGTAGTCGCACTTATCAAACTAAATTTTTGTTGGAGAAACGTTTGAAAACCAACCCCACTGCCGTTGTTTTATCTGAAGGGGATATTCAATCTAAAGACATTGAACAACATCAAAACCAACCCAAAACTCCAAATACTCAACCTGACGTCTCAATGGACGAAGTTACAGAATTGGTAATGGATTTAGGTCAAGAGATTGATGATGTTACAGAATTGATTATTCAAGAGGATAACTCAGCTAACCAAACTGAGGTATCAAACTCTGCAAGTTTTGTGTCTTCTGAAGTCACTGAATTTGTTTTACCTGCTTCTGAAGATGAAGTTACAGAGCTTGTCTTACCAGATACTTCTGAAACAAATTCATCTGAAAGTCTTAGTCAAGTGACTTCGTCTGAAAATGATGAAGTTACTGAGTTTGTCTTAGATGAAAGTGATGAAGTAACGGAATTGGTTTTACCAAATAGTGAAGAACAACAACAAGAGGAGGAGATGACAGAAATTCTCTTACCTGAGTCAAAAGATACAGAGGATGATAAAGAAATGTTTAAAGATAACTTTCTAAACCCCGACCAGGGCTTAGATTTTAGCTCAATTGAAGATGAAGCTGTCTATGAAAAGACTGAAATGATTGTCAATGAGGAAACTACAGAAGGTATGCCATCCGAAGCTGAATTTGAAAAAATGCAGTTAAATCAACCTCGCATTTTAAAGCTCAGGACAATCTACGATAACAGTTCATCTCATCTTAAATAAGTGAATAATTATAAAAGGAGACGAAAATGTCTAGTAAACGAAAAGTTATGGGGTATCTACTCCTTGCACCTGTGGTTATCCAACTAGGACAACCCATTAAAACATTAGCTGATGACCTATCAGCTCCAACAACTGCTACTACAACTGCTACTGCAACGACTGCAAGCTCTGAAGCTCCAAGCTCAACTGCGTCAGTTGTTTCAAACGCACTGAGCACTGCTGAGCCAGTTGCTACTGCACCTGTGTCTGTTGCACCTCAAAGTAATTATACTTCGGTTGCAAACTCAACTACAGTAAGTGAAACCGCGGTATCTGAAACAAGTACTGCAACTTCAACAGTTGCAAGCTCTGAGGTAGCTAACTCAACCACTGCAAATAGCGAAGCACCTAAATCGGAAGCTAAACAAACTGATTCTACAAGCACTGCTAACTCAACTAGCTCTGCTGACTCAACAAGTACTTCGAACACTGCAACCTCTGAAGTTGCCAAAATTACAAACAGTTCAGCTGAGTCTGAAAGCAAAACAGATGAAACTCCGTTTTATGCTAACACAGATGCAGTTGCTAAAAGTGATTCAAATGTTCAGTTGTCAAAAGCTGATGTGAATAAAACTTATGTCGATAAAAACCCTAACTTTACTATCTCAGTTCCAAACAAAACTGAAAAAACTAAAGTAGGGGCAACTGTAAACGGCAAAGATGTCACTGGGTATCTAACTGAACGTGCAGGAACTTACTTCCTTTCAGAAGATGCGTTCAAAAATACTGGTGATTACAAAAATCAAGTTAGCATTATCGTTCAAGACGAAGAAAACAAAACGACTATTGTTAAGAACGTAAACTATGTCAATACTGGAGATTTGAAATTTGAACTTGAAGCTAAACCACTTACGGGTCAAAAATTCAAAGATGGTGACATCGCCACTGGCTCTAGAGTAGATTTAACTGGAACTAACAATTACAACATCGGAATTGATTCATGGTTGCTCGGTGATACTGATACAATCATCGACCATAACTTGACTCTCACTCAAGGTGTATTTCCAATTTATGCTCAAACTGACACGGGTATCCGATTCAATACGAACTGGTTCTTAAAAGTTCGTGATATCTCGGATGGCGATAAGCTACCTGAAAACAATAATAGCAATATTCCAAACCCTAACCCACTTCCATCAAACCCTAAAGTTGAACCAGATAACGGCAACTTCAATCATGGTAATGCGGGCAATCCAGGTACTGTCGATAACTCAAACCATCCAAACATGGACAACCGTTATCCATCTATGCCAAACACTCCAGTAACTCCTACTGATAGCACAACTGGTAAACCAATCAGTCCAAACGATACGGTAGCACCTAGTCCTATCGTTGACCCTACTAACAACCATAGCTCAACTTTGGTAAACCCTAACAATGACCTTGTTCCAGTGCCTGAAAAGAAACCTGACATTGACATTGATGGTATTTCCAACAAAGCAAACTATGATGGTAAGGTCAACCCTACTATCAATACAAAAGGACTTTCAAATGTTCAAACTCAAGTTTACGACTCTGAAGGTAACATCGTTAAAGTCAAAGGAACTAATTCGGATGGTCAAATCAGCTTGGATAACTTGCCTGATAAAGACGGTATCTACACTTTGAAAGTTCAAGCTAAAGATGAAAACGGTAATCTTGTTGAGCGTGAAGTTCAATACGCAATCAACAAAAACGGCTCAACTTACAGCCTTGAAAACAAAGTAGCTGGTGGATATTATCGTTCTTTACCTGACAACCTTGTTTTAAAGGAAACTTCAATTACAAAACTTGATTTGTCAAAAACTAAGTTTACATTCACTTTGAACGGTCAAGTAGTTGAAGTTGATTCTTCTAAGATTGATATTAAAGAAGAAAAACAAGCCGATGGGAAATACGTTTACACTTACACTTTCCCTAAAGATTTGTTTAAGAAAAACGGTACATGGTCTGTTTCAGTTTCCACTGTAGATGAAAACGGTTATGCATCTTCATCTAACGGTTCTGTATCGGCTAACTTCGTTATTGATGATGTTGACCCAACTGTAAACATCTTGGGTATCTCAAATGATAAAACATACAAAGAAGCCTCTCATGAGTTTTCAGTTGTTGTGACTGATAACATTGGTTTTGATGAAGCAGTTGTTTCTATCAACGGTGAAGATTACAAGTTTGATAGTGATGAACTTAAATCGGGAACTAAGAAATTAAGCCTTGATAACAGTACTGATACTTATGAAGTTAAAGTGACTGTTAAAGACCGTACTGGGAATAAAACAGTTCGCACAGTTAAAGGCGTGAAAGTTACTACAAATGCTGCATCTGACTTTGCAAACTCTAAGAAATATCAAGCCATCCGTTATGGACTCTACGGAGCTGGTGCAGTTGCAATTCTTGCCGTCTTGGGTATCTGGCAACGTGCAGTTCGCAAGCGTCGTAAAGACCAAAAAGAACTTGAACATCAAGCCCGTGCAACTCATAACACTGAAGGTGATACAATCGTCGATACAGTGGAAGGAGACAAGTAATGAAAAGTAATGTTAAAATTGATAAGCATGAACCTTGTACAATAACATTTAAAACCTTCAAAAATGCTTTAGAATCTCAAGCTTTTTCCATTTTCCTATCAGCGTTTGTGTTTGGTGCTTCATGGATTGTTGCAACTTCTTACAAAGAATTGCACTTGACTTCATCTGATATGTGGGTCTTCGCAATTATTTGTTTGTTTAGCTTGATTGTATTTTTAATTAGCATTACACGATTTAAAAAGACGCTCAATCACCTCATTGAGTTTGCAACTGAAATGTCAAAACCTGTCATTGTTCCACCATTTCAATCATTGAACGATGAAATGGCTGATTGTTTCGCTGATGACGATATGAAAGAGTTTATCAAAGTATTTGACGAAGGTTTCCCATCTGGTTGTAAAGCTGATATCCATCAAGTCTCAGGTTTCGATGAAAAAGTTGTTTCTGAGTTTAATAGTTCGGAACAACCTGAGTCTAGTGACTCAAAACAATCTGAGTCTAGTGAAAGCAGTGAAGTTGATGAACAAACTTCGGAAAACAATCAGTAATCTACTTTGGGTTGTTGTCACCTTGGTTTTATGTTTAAGTATGATTTGCTTTGTAAACCCTAGAAACATAAACGGTGACTCCATGAACCCTACAATGAAAAACGGTGAGTGGTACTTATCCTCAAGGCTTTGGGTATCTGATATACACGAAGGGGATATAGTTACTGCTGAACCTTATAGGTTAGGTAAGCCGATTGTAAAACGTGTGGTTGCAGTTGGTGGTGATACTGTTAAAATAACTGAACAGGGCATTTATATAAATGGTGACTTGATTGACAACTCCACTGAAACTTTAAGATTTCTACAAAACAAGAAAACTTTCATAGGTGATAACTTAAACAAAGAAATCCAAGTTCCCGAAAATCAGTATTTCTTGTTAGGTGATAATCGAGATAATTCGAATGACTCAAGGGTATTTGGGTTAATAACTAAGCAAGAGTTAAAAACCAAAGTAACTGTAAAACTCCCTAAGTGGATAGGTTCACTTTTAAACCATACAACAAACTAAAAGGAGCGGTTCGTCCGTTCCTTTTCATATTGCTTAAAAACGCCTTGGGTATCTATAAACTAAAAATCGCTATCTTTCAAAAATACCGATGAAATAAAACAAAAATTTAATTTGAGTTTATGTTGATTTACTAAGGAGTTAAAATAAATTAGCTTAATTAAACCTAAAAGGCTAACTCTAATCCCCCAAATATTATTGTGCATAAGAGTCTAAACTGTCATATAAGACTTTAACTAGACTTTTTAGAGTTTTATACTATGTATCTATTGCAAGTTTCACTGTCATTCAGAGGTTTTAGTGACCTTTAAGAGTTTTATCCCCACATTAGCTTGAAAAAGTATTATATTTTTGTTATTATATTTATAACTTAATTAGTTAAAGAGGATAAGATAATGATTGTGATAAATTATATGAAAGGGGAGGCTACTATGCCAACGAACTTGAATAAGGTACACAAAGAGCATGGCACTAAAGCCTCAAAACTTTATCTTGTATTGGATAAAGATGAGCATCCATTGCTCGTTTACATGGAAAATGAAATTATAGAATCTTGCATTCCTTTACATATAAGGAAATTATTTAATGGCAGATATTTGTTTACAAAAACTGCAATCAAAGAATTTGATAAAAAGCATAATACTAATTTCTGGGCGAAAGCCGTGGAATATCATGGTGAATGGGACAATCATCCCGATAATATGGATGTGAAATATAAAAAAGGTTTATATTCTAGTAAGAATGGAGCGTAATTATGGCAAATGATTTTTCATTTCAAATTGTTGAAGATTTAGGTATTATCGGTGAACCAACTGCAAGTGGTTGGGAGACTCGATTGCGTAGGGTTTCATGGAATGGGCGTGACCCTAAATACGATATTCGTGCTTGGTCACCTGATGACTCTAAAATGGGCAAGGGTATCTCATTCAGCGACAGTGAATTCGAAGATTTAAAAAATATTATTAGTAATTTGTAAAATGTATGTAGACCTGCTGATAGCTCAGTGGGTTATTTTTGAAAGGAGATTCAATGGGTGTCAAAGATGATGTTTACAAACGTCTTATAGTGAAAAATCTAAAAGACGAAGATGTTGAAGAAGTTCTAACTCAACGCCTTTATGTCAAACCTGAAATAAAAGACTATTTAGTCAAAAATAAAATTCTACCGTTCAACCATTTTGTTTCAAATGAAGAAGCTGAAGTTCTGAAAAGTGTAGGTTGGTGTTCTGAAGTAGACTTTACTTTATCAGGACGTGTAGTAATCCCTATACGGGATGCACAAGGTAACATTTTGACCTTAGTTGGATGGCGTAAAGGAAAATCAAAATATTACACTATAGCAAGTGAAGATTTCTCTAAGGAATCACATTGGTTTAATATTGACAATGCTTTGAAAAAAGCTAGTCAAGATGGTGTTTGGAAAAACAGGTGTGTTGTTGTCGAGGGCATCTTTGACGCTCTAATGCTTGACTGTATGGGTATCCCCTGTGTAGCTACTATGGGTGCTACGGTCAATGCTTTCAAAGGAGCTATGTTAGGTTTTTTCGATAAGGTAGTTTGTATTCCTGACGGTGACGTTGTCGGACAAAAAGCCATTCAAAAATGGAAAGTTCCTAGCAATGCAACGTTCTTATCAATTCAACCAGCAAAAATTAAGGTAGATGAAGATTTAAGCCTTGCCTTAAAGGATATGGATGATATTGTAAAACTTTACCCATTTGAAGAGATTTCAAAAGTAATTCAAGATGCCTTTGAAAGCTATGAGCGAGTAATCAATTTCGAGGTGTAAGTATGTCTAGACCTAGTCTTTTAAACAATCAAGAAAACTTAAACAGTGTGTTTCTAATCTATGAAATGCCTAACGATAAAGCCAAAGTGGGTATCAAAGTTCTAACTGATTATAAACAGTTGGATAAACGAACAATAGGGTATTTCAAAGACTTTATTGAAAAACAAGAAGGTTTATACTCAAGGTATTTTCTAACGTTCAGTAAACGCAAAAAGTGGTCTGATACAGTTTTAAAAACACTAATCATTTCAAAATATGATATAGCCATGTTTAGAACTTTTAAGTCCTAATCTTATTGTGCAATTCCTTCACTTTTTGTTATATTTGTTATAAATAACTTAAATACAAATTAGAGGAGCTATAAATGGATTGTTCATATCATATTTTAACTGACAAAAATAGCATCATGCTTGCGAGAGGTGAGGATTTTGTCTATGTAGTTGGTTTAGGTGAAATGCGTAAAGAGGAAGATGCTCTTTACTTCTTCAGGAGCTGGCAAGACTACGCTGATAAAATAGTATTTGCTTATCTTTATAAAACCAAATACCCTACAATGCTAATCAAATACTTCGAGGGTATCGAGAATACGGATTTGCAAGGTGCTTATAACCACTCTGTTCAAGTCCGTCAAGTTCAGGATTTAATCACTTCAGCCCTTGAGGTTGAGTATAGTGACTTCAAAGCTATTTCTGAAGCCTACACGAAAGACCGTTTCCTAGTCGGAAATACCTATTTAGTTAAGAACAAGCTCGATGGCTTATCTATGTTCTTAGGGGTAGTGCCAAAAGGAAAACGCAAGCCCGTTGGAGGTATCAGGGTAGATAACTTTTACAAGGACAAAGCAAATAAAATTGCTCCAATTTGTATCTTTTTCCATAGGATTAAGAATCAAGATATGTTCAAAGTTGTAATGGACTTTGCTGATGCATGTGATGTACTTGAATCCGATATTCCAAAATACATTATGAGTACTGAGAAAGAGCAATTCAAATTAACTCCTGAAAACATCAGGAAACTTCCAAACGCACTTCAAGCTTGGGGTATCTTTCCAAAAGGCTATTACAAGTTAGCTTTTGTAGGAGCATCAATTGCTTTAGCAACTCCTAAGAAAACCCCTAAGTTCTCTGATATGCAATCGTTTGTCAAAGCATTTGCATCTTTGAAAGAGGAAGATTTGAACTTCTATGAATTACCTACAATTCAATCTGTGACTTTAGGTAAAGCTAAAGCTGAGTTTGAGTCTAATATGCAGTACCACTTAGAAAACGCTAAGAAACTATGATTGGTAAGGATACACATATTTTCGGCAAACCAGTTTCAAAATTAGGTTTCGTACTGGATAGCCGAGGTCATATCATTTTGAAAAAGCAGAAGGGTAAGATAATCTGTGGGGATTTTGGGGAAGTTCATAAAGCATTTTCTAAAAATCAATTAGTACTTGCATCTTACCTCTTTAGACTTTCTGAATTGAAGGGTGCTTACTACAAGTTCAGGTCTTTGTATCATAACTATCAAGATATCAAGACTTTAACCTTTTCAGGAGTTTCATCGGTGATTTTATTTCCTGATAACTCATTTATAAACATAGGACTTTCCGAAGAGGTTGTAAGGTTCGATGCTGATAATCAAATAAAAAGCATAAATGTGCTTGGGGTATCAGATAACTATATCGACAGGTTTTACCCTGAGTATTTTCCTTTCATAGTTGATGAGTTAAAATTGCGACTTGCTTTGGACAAGGTGACTGAGAGTTTGGAAGAACGATTTCACAGGTACGACTCCTACAAGCAGAACTTCAATAAAGTTTATCGTAGTGGGTTGCAAACTGAACTAGATAAATTAAAGTCAAACTAACGAAAAGACAGTGTCAACTAATATTGACATGGTCTTTTCTTTTTAGTACAATATAAACACAATTAAAATAAATAGAAACAAAAGCGAGGTTACCATGGAAAAAGAACAAAGTTATTATGACCGAATGAATAAAACGATGAATCAAAAGTATTTAGCATTGTACCCTGCTCTACGTCAGCTTGATGATGAGGAGCATATCGTATTGATGGATTACGGTTCAGGGATGTCTATGGATTTAGTTGAATTGATTTCAAACAACCATCCAAATGTCCGTTATATCGCTATTGACTCTGACCGTTCAGTTGTAGAAAACTTAAAGAACTTGGGTATCGAAGTCTATCATCCTGATTGTATCCCAGCATCTCTTATCGATACTGTTGACGTTTTATTTATGTCTTCTGTAGTACATGAGTTATACTCATATCTAGACGATGAGGAACTTTACCGTTTGACTTATTTCTTACGAAGCTATTTGAAAGAAAACGCTAAAGTTGTCATCCGTGATTGGATGCCTGAAACAAGTCTTATAAGTAACCGAGCTTCACGAACTATTAGCGTCAAAGTGAAAGATGCAATTTATGCTCGCACAGTTCTAGAGGAACTAACTAAAAATGGCGTTATCAATGAGCAACGGTGGTACTTCAGGGACAATACAAAACAAGTAATTCTTCATGATGCCATCGCCACCTATGAATTCCTCTACCATGCCACTTGGGGTATCCAGTCTCTACCACGTGAAAGTAAGGAAACTTATGTTATCAAAGAGCGTTTTGAAAACTTCCTTGTGAATGAGTTGAATTTGTTGAAAGGATATAGTGTTATTGAAGATACTGGAATTCAAGATTATGCAGAGCACTTCAAGGATTTCTTGGATGAATCTGATGAATACATCTTGACTTTGGTTCGCTTGTTACCTCCAAAGGCAGTTACTTACTACACGAAAAGGGGTTAATAATGGCAAAGAAGTTAAAATTACATTCAGTGGCATTGGGGTTAGAGGTTGAACCCTCAAACAACCCTGTGAACACTACAAACTATGTAATCAACAACCGTGGTTATCTCATGGCAGTTTGCTACGAACAATCATTTGAAAGCACTCCCTATGAATCTGCAACTCTCTTTGAAAAGATTGTAGATATCTTCAATAACGGTGGGGTATCAGCCCTTAACAAGTCAGGGTATCCCGAAGCTTATGTCTTGACACTTCCAGGTTTCGATAAAATGATTGTCATTCCTACAAGTGAACCTGACGTTGATAAAGATGAAGATGCCGTAAATCGCTCTATCAAAGATACGTTCGATTATACTCCAACTCCGATTTTCAAGAGCAGTTTGCTACTGTTGTGTAAAGGTGAAAAATGCGATTAGTTGATATGAGTAAAAATGGCTTTGCATCCATGCTTAAATTTTTTGCATATTGGATAGGTCAGTTTTTACTTTTAATAGGGAAGTGCTTAATTTGGTTAGTATGTTTATTTGTTGACTTTGTCAAATGGGGGTTTAATCAAGCCCCTTTACTACTACCGAGTATAGCGTTAGCTGGCATCGGTGTTATTTGGTTATTTACACTTATACTTATGTTTAGTGTGAAGAATAAAAAGAGGCGAGCAGCCTACTACAACAAAGGCTTGACCGTAACAATTCTATGGATTGTTGCTTGGGTATCAGTATTCATGTGGGTTGTATTTACTTAGAAACGGGGATTTAAATGAAAAAATTTAAAGGAACTTTAAAAGAATTTGTGAAATATATTATTGATGATTATAATCTTGTTTTGAAACACAAACCGAAGATTTTGATTGCTTACTTACTTTACCTAGCATTCATTACTTTACTAGCATTTTGGAGTAGATTGGGGTTTGTACTTTCTGTTTACATTGTATTAGCTCCTTTAGTTGTAATGGCTTTAGTTAGTTTCTTCCTTCGAAGAGGTCTATACGCCAAGCATTTGAGTTTGCTCGTACTTCATTGCTTGATGAGTTATTGGTTGATTATGATGACTTTAATTCAAGGTGTGTTCTTAACTAGCACAACCGAAACCAAATTGGTTTACGCATCTCCAAAAGTCGTTAGGATTTCTGAAGTCAACACACCAGAAATTTTCCCAACAATTGGAACTATAAAACTCTTGTATGGTGATGTTGGTAGTATTAAAACTCACGAGTCTACAATCTCAATCAACCCTAAAACAATGTCTGGGGTATCAGATAAAAGCAAATTCAATTCAGTAAAAGTTTGGAAAACAACTACAAAACGCAAATACATCGCAGAAACATATACCTCCAACAAGTACAGATATCAGTTCTCAAACAATGAAGATAAAAACACTAAAGTCGGACAAATCGATGAAGCATACGATTTTGCTTTTAAAAAGTAAATTAAGATTTAGACCATTTTAACTTAATATAAATAAGATTAAGCTCCTCTTTTGAGGGGCTTTAAAACTTGCAAGGAGCATATTATGATTAAATACTCTAGAAGTCAACTACCCTTTATCAATTTCTTTTTCAAAGTCGAGGATTTAAGTCATGTTTATCTATTCAGGCAATGGAACGCTAAGATGAAGAAACATGGATTACCTGTATATAATTATGTATTAGGAAACAGAATCGTAGAATTACCAAAGCGTGTTAGGGGTGATTTATTTATCCATGCCTATTTCAACTGGTCTAATCAGCGTTATGAGTTTAACTTTACAACAAGACCTGTTGCTAAAAGTAGTCATTTTGATTTAAAACCGAGAGTCTTATTTTGTCGATTTGATACGAATCAAGTAGGTCAAGTTAAACCGAGTTTAGTTGAACAAGCCACAACTGAAAAGAAGTTTGAAAAATTGACTGGTTTGAAATATAAAAATTCAGAGGAGTTCGCTAATGGATAAAGAGGATATGACTAAAACTCTGTTGAGTTTATTAGAGACGTATAAAGAAACGGTTACTGTCGGCTCAAAGTGGCTACACCTTAAAAGCAAACATACATATGAAGTTGTTGCTATCGGGTATCTAGAGAGTTCCTTAACTACCATAGTGGTTTACAAAGGTTCTGAGGGGTTGGTTTGGGTTAGACCTATAACAGAGTTCCTAGATGGTCGTTTTGTTGATATTATGACTTAACTATAAAATAAGTGGGTCATCTCAGAACTAAATTTTGCGTTCTAGTGAAAAATCCGATGAAATGCTTAAAAAGTAATAAGTTCAAGTTTAGGAAAATAAAAAGGAAATTATGAAAAAATTCGTAACTATTATAGCTGGGCTAATCTTTATCGTTAGTGTTTTGCTAGTGGTACAATCAAGAAGCCAAATCAAAACAACATTCGAGTATCAACGAGTTCATGATACCAGAAGTTTAAATCAAAAGGTCAAAGATAATAACAATAAGCAAGTTATTATCTTATATCGAAAAGGTTGCAGTGTTTGTCAAAGGTGGCAACACAAAGTAGTTCCAGCTTTAGAAAAGATGAACAACGTAACCTATGTGGAGTTCGATGAAAAAACAAATGACTTTGTCAATTATGTGGATAAGGACTCATATAAACACAAACATCTCCCTCTGGGTATCATACTTGAAAAACAACAAGATAGGTTTAAAGTCAGTTATGTGAAACGTTTAAATTCAGAGGACAATTTAGATGAGTTTGTTTCACACATAAAGGAGTCTAAAGGTGAACAAAAGAAGTTTTAAAGCAAAGGTAAAGAAAGCTCGAAAATTATCATTAGAGTTAGACCAGATATGTTCTGAGTTATTAGGAGTTGATGGGTTAGAAAACGTACCCTTTCATGGAGTAGATGCAGAAAATCTTCAAGAAGCTATCACCTGTTTTATTAGTTACGGTGAAGGTGTAGCATCCGTTCCGAACGATGATGAGGATGAAATTATCGAGGCTCTGTGGCTTGGGTATCAGGAACAGTTAAAGTGAAAGTTCGAGTTAAGATAGAGCAGTTATTTAAACTAATTCATAGTTAATTTAAACTTAACTGACCTTGTGTTGATTTTTCTCGTTAAATAAATTATAATTATATTATCTTAGTTGGGAGTGGTTAAAATCCCAACTTAAATGAACCCTTAGTTAAATGGACATAACAATTTCCTCCTAAGAAATAATTACTGGTTCGATTCCAGTAGGGTTTATGGGGCGTTAAAACCCTTTATCATAAGAGCCTGTATGGTATTGCCCATATAAGTGCTACAGCCTCTTGATAGGGCGGCAAGAGGCTTCCAAACAGAGATTCCTGCTGATACTGATGATATCTCTGTACGGACTCCTATAGTTAGGAAGCCCAATTCACATACGAGCACCCATGCCTAAAGGTGGTAACGTGTCGCCTAACGCACGAAGTCACTGATGCCTTGAGCATCGAGTACTGTGGGTGCTTTTTATTATGAAAGCAAAAAGGGTATCAACTATGAATAACTTGATTTTATTAAGTACTTTATCAATACCTATTAAGTACGTTGGTTTATTCTTATTATTGATGTTAGGTCTTATCCTAGCATTAGAAATAAAGATTCGTAGAAAGTAGAAGGTTTTATATGTTCGATTTACAACTATTAAACAAAGCAAATGAAGTTGAAAAACAAACTGGTCAATCATTACCTAGTTTACTATCTCAAGTACCTTTAGGAAATGTTTTGACAGCGTTTAAGGAATTGCAAATATCTGATTTAGTTGAAATGGTGAATAGCGTTCCAGTATCAACGCTCGTTCACGGTTTAACGATTATTACTCCAGATGAAATTTCTCAAATTTCTCCAGATAAGCTAAAGATTGTGCTGAAATACGGAGATATGTACACCGTAGAAAAACTTCAATCTAATTTCGGTAGTAGAAGTATCATTATCGCTATAAATAAGTTGAGTGGTGACGAATTACAGTCTCTGCTCGTAGAAAATAACTTTGACGTTATGTCCAACGTTATTGAAAATCTTGCATTCGCTAAATAAAGTACATAAATAAATGAAGGGGAACACATGAAAGCTCGCAAAAAACCAATTGAAGTCTTTGCCGTAAAATATGACCACAATATTATCTTAGATGAGTTCTTAAAACTTCTAAGAACTAACGAAAAAGAGCCAGTTCGATATGATGAATCTGATGGAACAATCTACATCGCAAAAGAACGAGGTGAAATAGCCTTACCCAAAGGCAACTGGGTTATTCGTGAAGACAATACTGATGGTTGTTTTTGGTCAATTGACCCAGACATCTTTTTGCAAACATACGACCGTGTAAAAGGAACTGTAAATACCTTTGTGAAAAAGGTTTATGAAGTTGAATTTGCTAAGTTGGACATAGATGACACTAAAAGCATTATTGAAACTCTCAGCTTCCTTGGGTATCATACAACCACACCTCTAGAAGAATTACAGAGGGACGAATTAGTGGAATCTATAAAAGAACAAGGATTTATTGAAATAAAGACCTTAGAGGGTATCGAACGTCTGTTTTAAGGTGAAGTTGTAGTAAAAGGTGTTCAGGGCGAATTTTACCCTGTATCTTACGATAACTTTATTAAGGTATATGATATTTTGAATTGAGGCAAGTATAAACGTACCTGGCAGGTTTAATTTCAACTGTGATGTAGGTACGTTTTATTTTACAATCAAATAGCAAATCAAGGAGATATAAATTATGGCTAATACAAATGATACTAAGAAAGTCACCTACTGGGCTTATCAACTTGAAAAAACTAGACATGAAGATGATTTTCTAGAACATTTATTAAGAAGGTCTTTACTAGATGAAGCAGAGAGCTTAGAAGAAATGGCTAAAGGCTTCGGTATCACTATAGGTGTAGGTTATGAACAACTAAAATGGGATAATACAAGTTCAATTCCCTATCGTGTATCTGTTCAACCTATGTCACCGATTGGAGATTTTGTTTCGATTTGGGTTAAAGAAGGTGATTATTACTGGTCACGTGAATTTGGTAATTTAGTTGAAGCTAAGTACTGGTTTATAGGTTGTCTTTTGACCTATTTTATGTGTTCTGAAGACCACTCAGTTAAACTTGAAAACAGTCTAAAAATGGCAATCAGTTTAATTGCCAACGCTGAAAATATTTTAAACAGATGAGAGTGTGCATTTATGTTGGAAACTAAAAATAAAAGACAGATTGATTACTGGTCAGACCAGATAAAGAAAACAATAGATGAAGCACAGAATATCAAACCGTTTTTAGGCTACTCTCAGGTGGTTGGGTTTACAGATTTGCGAATGTTAGATGAAGGTTTCACAATCGCTGTGGGTATCGGGGATAAAAAGATATCTTGGAAAAACTATGGGTCAAATAAATACTGCATAAGCGTTACAAAAATTGAACCAAATTGTGACTTTGTTTACTTTTACGCAAAGAGAGTAAATGGATTTGACTATTATTCTTACGATTTTTGGAACTTTACTAAAGCAAAGTATTATTTAATGTATCTTGTATTGACTTATTATAAATTCCCTGATAGCTATTCTGCAGAGCTAGTTAATTCATTAGAACTAGCAATCAGTTTAATTGCTAATGCTGAAAATATTTTGAAAGGGTAAGTTACTTTATGAAATATGAAACAAGTAAGGGTATAGTTGAGTTACAAACTAGGTTAAAACAAGACTTTACGAAAGACCAAGTCAACTATCTCTGTGAGTCAGTTCTCAAACCAAAGAAAGTCAACGGTAGGATTATGCTTGAGTTAGATGGTTGGTGCATACCAGTCAATGAAAACTTAAACCGATTAGAAAAGGAACTAAGAAAATCTTATTATTTGCCATTTGAAGTCAATTTGGGTATCAAAACCAGTTTGCAATCTGTCTTTCAATCAAATACGACCTGCGACTTTATCAGATTATGCATTGAGGTTTTTGATACATCACATTTAAAAATTGTAAAGCAAAGTGATTCTTTGATTGCCATCCACGGTTACGATAAGTATTTTCCAGAAGGTAGATGTTTAGTTGTTTTAAGGAAAGAAGAACTAGATTTCGGTGAATACAACATTACTTTGCATCATGATGCTGAGTATAGATTAGGACATGTTCTAAGGAGTCGTGAAAGAAGAGAAGTTAGAAGAATTCTAAGAGTTTTTTACAATGACTTCTTATTAAATGCAAGGCAAGATATGGCTTTAGGATATTTCCACGCCTTTAAGAATTAAAAGGAGATTTATAGTATGACTGCTGAAACACAAATTTCATATTTATCTTCACAACTAGGAATGCATTTTGGACGTAAGTTCGTAGTGGGTATTATGAAAAGTTTGGATATACAATTGATAGACGGTGTAGAATACTTCGAACGAAACGGGTATCTGATTCCACTCAAACAGAATTTTAGTAAGCTAGTTGATGAATTAGTTAAAACTTGTAAGGAACGTTTACCTGAAAATTTTGACTTAAAAAGAGTTGAGTATGAAGCTTATTCTAGTTTCTATACATTAGATACTGCAAGTCCAATTTTCTTAAACGGTTTAATCAATGCACTTCTCACTATCTTCGATGCTGATTACATTCGCATTAGAAAAGATAAGTTTAATTACGATATTTATGTTTTATACAACAATGATACTTCGAAAACAGTGCATTTAACTATGTCTACAACTGAGAAGAAAGGAGTTATTGATTACGATAAGGTTGTGTTTAAGCAAGTAGATGCGGATTCACCAACCTTAACTTATTTAATATCTTCAGCTCTAAAAGATAATGTAAAACAAAGTGGGTATCAATCTGAGTTTAGCACGTTTGATGAGGATTTTGTTGGAATGTGTCATGTAATTTATGAAGAGTGTGATAGGTACTATTACACTCGTGACGGTATGATTCCGATTTATGATTTTAAACAAGAGGTGCTTTAGAATAGCAAAACAGTTGAGCAAACAACCAAAACCGAGCACTATTATAATAAGTGTAGATATAATTGTGACTTTAATAAGTATGGTTATCATAAACTGAAGAAACTGTTTATAAATTGAAATAAAGAAAGCCATAGACCTTGGCTTTATTTTATGCATTTAAAATAAAAACCGTTTGACTTTATATTGACTATAAATACCAAATAAACTACAATAATACTATAATAATTGAGGAGTTCGATTAAATGATTAAAGATAATTTTAAAGCCAAAGCATACTTCACAGTAGCAATTGTATTAAACATTGTATGTTTTCTTTTTAAATTGACAGGCTCTTCAAACAACGCTGAAATAGGGACTTTAATTGCAGTGGTAGCTATGTTTGGAGTTATATTAGGGACTCTTGAATGTGGTGCACTAAATGACGTTGAAGACTTTGATGCAATGCTCAAGGTGTTCTTCATAGTCGGTGTTATCTTTGTTTTCAATGTTGTTGCATTGCCTATGCTATTGAAATAGGAGGTTTCTTTGATGATTAAAAAGAATAAGAAAGCCCAAGTATATTTAGCAACTTCAATTTTAATGAACGTTAATGGATTTCTTTTAAATTTAAGTCATTCTGAGAAGTTTAACCATTTCGGGATTTTGATTGTATTGATGTCTATTATCATTACTGCATTAGCATTAGTTGAAAGCTATTTATCCAATGACCTAGATAGACGTCATGCAATGAACAAAGTATTCTTCATTTCAGGTTTGGGTATCATTATCACTGTATTTTTAATTGTTATTTTCACACGATAAGGTATCCCAAATGAAGAAAAGAACTAAACTTAACAAACACCGTAGAATTATAGTGCAAACCGATGATTATGATGCTACTTTAATTTTATCAATTTTCATTATAATATTTAATCTAATCATATCGATTTTAATGTATCTGGGCTAAAGGAATATATATATACTTGTTAAAACACCGTTTGGAAAATACAAAACTAATTTTAAAACTTATTATGAATTGAAGGGATAGTAAAATGAAACAAATTTCAAAGCAACAAGCATCTAAGATAGCGAAATACTGGAGATATCGAGTATATAAATTTCAAGAACAGCACTCAGAACTAAGCAAGTGTGAAGATTCTAAAATGGAGTTTGCAGATGTTACTAAAATATTTGTCTTGGGTATCTCTATTGAAATTGGAACCTATGATGCAGTTTATTCTTGGTCAAGCGTTGAATCTAACGAGTTGTACAACAAAGTTACAGTTAAACAAGAAGGTGTATCAAACCCTTACATTTTAATCTTTTTAGGTGAACCTTATGAAGACCAAAGTGAGTCTCTATTATTTGATATTAAAGACGAAGCAACTCAATGGATACTAAAGCGTATGCATAATTGGTGTAAAAGAAAACCGACGTTTACAGACCATTTTACTGATTCTATGAAGATGTGTCTAGCAATGGTTCAAAATCTAGCTTGAATATAACTTTTAAAGGTAAGGGTATCTCATCTTTTTAGTTTTCTGACAATTCCTTTTAAATTTAGGTTGATTTTAAAGGAGTAATATGTTAAAATATTATTATTAAGTTAGAAATTTATCTAACTTAAAATAACTTTTCTTCAGGTGTGCTTTAAGCACCTTGAAGCAGATTTCTTTAAATGGAGGATTTCAATGAAAATCAAAAGTATGTCGAAACGTATTCTGTCAACTGTAGCTTTAGGTGTATTAACTGTCTCAGCTCTAGCAGTAGTTGACTCTGTCAAAGCAGATGTTTACTACAATCCGAGCACCTCTTATAACCGATATGGTGTAGGTGGTGATAATAACGATTATATCGAAAATACTACAGTTGATGGTAATCACCTAAACTACAACACCAACTTTGAACTATTCAACTTCAAATGGGAGTACAAACGTGGTGATGGTAGCATCGTTCGTTATTGGGAAGCTAAGAAAGACGCATCAGTTATTCAAGATGGGTCACGATATTCTTTGAATAACATCAATCGTCGAGTTTACGACTTCGATTCTTATGGGTATCAGCTACCTGAAGGAACTGACTTCTCAGCTAAAACTTTTATCGGTGAACAAAACGTAGATGCCCACACGGTTTATCGTTATTGGAAATAAAATAAACTACTTAGCACCTTTACTTGATAAAAAATAAGTTCTTTGCTATAATATTTATTGTAAGGTTGGTAAAGACGAAGCTTACAACATTTCCTCAATATCTCTTTACCAGCCTTATGCAATAAACTTTTTTCATAACGTTTTCGGGGCTTTTGCCCCATGAAGCTCGGATGGCGGAACTGGCAGACGCTGTGGACTTAAAATCCATTGTTCTTTAGGAACGTGAGGGTTCGAATCCCTCTCTGAGCATCAAGGTCTAACCCCTTGAGATTGAAATGTACTTTTCATATCTTTTTCCTAATCCCCGTGCAATCTTACCCATAGGGTTGCACATCTTCCCTAAAAGAGTTTAAGGTTAGTAAACTCACCATTCCCAACGTTGTTCATGTATTCCCACCAGTTAATAGCAACGCTGGGTATCAGGTTTGCCAGTCTAATTGGTTAGACCATTACATTAAGCCTTATGATGTGATGATTTGGGTTCGAGTCCCTTGCAAACCATTGGGTTTATACCCACAACGACAGCCAGTTGGAGATAAGTAATTGCTTGTCTCAGTTGCCACTTATCGATGATTAGAATAGGTGGGGGTTTACAGGTTTATGTTATCAAGTCTTTTCCTTGGGTTGAAGGTCTAAACTTCCTAAATAAAGAACTTGGGTGCTATCGACAATAGGAGTACCATACTGCAGATGGTCGAGGTGTTCGATTCCCTCCGATAGTATAAAATCACTGAAAGGGGTTTCTCTATGAGATATAAGAAAATCTATATACCTAAACAGGTTAAAGATGAAATTAAAAAGCGTTTTGATAGGGAAAACCCAAAACGTGGAGCTTTGTTTACGCATATTGATATTCGTGTAGGTAAGAAAGCAATTATGGTTTACCACAAAGGTATTTTGTTAGGAAACTTGTATATGGACTCTAACCATTACTTAGTTGTACCTTTTCACTTCAATAATGTAAACGGCAAACGTATTTTAGATTTTAATACGGAGTATAAATTAGAGAGAAAAATCAAACACATCGTTGGAAGTTGTAATTAAAACGCTAAAAAATTTAGTTCAACACCAGTTGGTCTGGGTTTACATTGAGTTTATACTTGGTGTAATCAAGGGTTCGAGTCCCTTTGTTGACGTGAGGTTTAAGGTCATCCCACATAGAAAACCTAAGTTTATAGATCCTTTGCTACCTAACGTATGTTAGCGTGGACATCACGTTAAACTGTTTCAAACTTTCCATATCGGTGTGGGTATCCACGAAGGTGTTTCGCTTACCTAGAAAAGCGTGAAAAAGTCAATATCAGCTAGGTGTATGCGAGAAAGCACCTAGCTATTTTTATAGGGAGATTTATATGGAAAAAGAATCAAATACAAAGAACAAGTTCGGAAGAATCTTAAAAAGTTTTGCATTTATATTATTTGTCGCAGTGATTGTTGCATCTTTGATGTTGGTTAACCCAACTCCTATAAACGTTTGGGTATCAATACTTAACATTTCTGTACTTGTATTAGCATTGTTACTTGTGTGGTCGTTGAGTAAAGAGTTTTCAGTTGTAACGGTATTTTCTATTATTTTGAATTCTATTTTACTTGTTTTGATGTTAGTTTGTTTTTATTGCAATCAACATCCGACAGTGGCTTATGAAAAAGTTGGTTTTATTAAAACACCAAATCAAGCAAAAGTAATAAGCGGCATCAGTCAACATTTAATTTTAAAAGACGTTTCAAATCAAGTTCAAGTAGAATATAAAGATGATAAAGGTGAAACTAAAGTTAAAACATTTAACATAACTCAGGATTCTGCCATTCAAATAGCGAACGCTCAAAATGAAGGTAAAGACACTACTATTCTTTCTATTGCCAAATATAAAAAAGTTTATGTAGTTAAACTTCCTTGGAACACTGTAAAGTATAAACCATCATCTTATAAAATTTTAAATCATCAGTATAGACCTGCTACGGATAAAGGTGCAGATAAAGTGAATGATGAGTTGTATTATATCTATCTGAAAAATGAATAACATCTTATGTAGTCAAACGCTCATGTTTGGCTATTATTTTTATAAAAAATCAGAGGTTTGTTGTGATTTTGTTGAACTTCGTCACTATGTTTAATCTTAGTCAAACAACTCGTTTCCATAGTGGAGAGCTACTTTTGTAAAGCTCACTTTATATTGACTTTAAGTGTGTTTTTATATAAAATAAATATATAAATCAAAGGGTATCTAGCTGACTCAGATGCCCTATCTGTACCTTTAGCTTAGTGGTAGAGCAACCAGCTCATAACTGGTCGGTCATAGGTTCGAACCCTATAAGGTACATAAAATCAAAATTGAGGAGTTAAAAAATTGAAAAATACAATTGAAGTAAGCCTAACGGTAGTTTTAAACGCTACTAAGGAAGCCTATAAAGCATCTCGCCCTCAACGGGTATCTGAGTTCTTGAAAAATTACTTTATCAAGGGACTTTGTGACAACGATTTGGATGCTAAATTTGAAAAGGAAAATTGTTGTCTAAATACCCTTACAATCCCAACAAATGTCGGTGATTTTCTAGGTTGTGAAGTATCAACTAACACAGTTGCGTTTTCAGGTTTGCTTTTCACTGAAAATATTTGTAGGGATACTGTAAGCGACTCTATGGTTAGAACATTAAATTTTTTAAGTAGAAGTAACTATGCAGATATTGAAGCAGTTCATATTTCAATCACAGATAGAAATAGTGAAGTGACTACCACTATTACTGATTATTTTGACGCTTTACTTGAACTTGAAGATTTAGAAAGGATGATTTATAAATGATTTTACAAGGCGAAATTACACTACAAACTCTACTTGAAGTAGATTTAGATAAAGTAGATACCTCTGCTTTTACCGAAGAACAGCATTACAACTTGTACGACATCTATCAAAAATTGCATGATTTCTCTTGGACGTGTGATGACTGTGGAGCAACTGCTTATGGTGATTTTACATCTGGTGTGGAACTAGATTGTGAACATTGTGGAAGTGTTTGCACTGAACACGATGAATCAACTTATGTTGTTGCTGAATGGTTAGAAAACCTAATGGACTAGGGGTATCAGATATAAAATTTGGTGATATTGTATATGTTTTAAAAGAAAGGAGTAAATTGTGGAAAACTTAAAGAAACGTCTTGAATCAGATGCTTTCAAAGATGATTTAAAATTCTATACGATTTTCATCGCAACTGCGTCAATCCTAACACTCGCCATTATCTACGGTGGGTATCTAGTTGACTGGTTACATTCAGTTTCAGGAGATGCTACAGTATGGAAATAAAAGATAACGATGACATAACAATGGTGCAAGCCATTGTGCTTTGTTTACTTGCATGGGCATTAGCTGCTCTTGCAGGTTTGTCTGTTTGTGGATATTATAAACTCTGTAAGTTTATATTTGATATTGGCAACAACTTCTAAAGGAGATATTGAAATGTTTGATTTATTCGATTTAGATGATGAGTGTGTTATCATAGGTTTATGTGCATTGGGGTTCATAACTCTACTTGTAATGTATCCATACTTATTGCAAGCAATCTATTGGCTTATTGGAATGAATTAAGGAGATATTAAAATGAAAGAAAATAATTTCGGATTTAAACTAGCAATGACGGCTTGGGTATCAGTAAGCATTCTGATGACTCTAGGGTTTATTGTAAACATTGTATCTGCCATCAGATAAGGAGCTTAAATGACTGATTATAATAAATTAGCGAAAGAATGTTTGAATAAGTACCCAAATCGAAAAATTAACGTATTTATGAATCCCAACTATGTTGGGAGTGTGAATTGGCTCGGTATATTTGATGATGTTGAATCACTAGCCAAATCTTTAGAAGAAGCAAAAGAAACTTTTACTGAAGTAGGTGATAAGTTCGATATGAATTGGATAGATGTGTTTCCAGTCAACCCCACACCTGAGGAAACAGCCGAATTAGAACGCCAGCAACAAGAATGGCGTGACCATTTATTTGATGATTGGGATTAGAAAGGATTTATATGTCAACTAAAACAAAACCGTACTTCAAGTACAAACAAAAAGCCGTGCAAAGCGTTTTGGATTTAGCTTGGAAACTTTTAACAGAGGCAAACGTTCCTAAACAAAATCCAAATATTGTTAGAAAAGAACTGGAAGTGTACCACAAGAGAGGTGAAATGAATGATACTGAGCTTAAAATTAAATGGAGGGGTCATACTATACTGTGTATCAACACTGCCTCCAGTGAAGTAATTGCCCCAAGAAATTTGGATGTTCGAAATGCAATTACAAATGAGGAATGGCATATTATCCTTAAAGCTAAACAGGATATTTTCCGATACGGTGAAGATAAAGGCATTGCATGGTACTTCAAATGTGCCGTTGAAGAATGGTACGGAAATGAAAATGAATTAGCTTTCAGAGCAGGCTCACGTTGGTTACGCTATGCGAAAGCGAAGGGGGTTTAAGTCAAATGTTTGATGTTTTAAGTCAACTCTTAAAAATGTTTGGGATTTTGCTCCTTTGGTACTTCATCATTTACGAAGTACCTAAACAAGAGAAAGAGGGTATGTTCCATGCGTTATTTGACCTCATCAAAGAGGTACCCAACCAAACTGAGCGTGGGTCAAATACCAAAAGAAATAGAACTACACTTTCAAAGATTTGGGTTTTCATTGACAAGGTCTTAATCACTGTTCCAGGAAATGTCTGTGTTATACTACAGTCTAGTAAATGGTTTGTTCAAGCAGTAAATGACCTTATGATTGCCCTACAAAACTTAGTAAACTAAAGTGGGTATCTAAAGCCCCATCTTATTGTTTAAAATAAGCAGTTTAGAATAATATAAATGAGTTTAAAATAAATTGATTTGTTGAAATCAAAAAACTTATAAGGGATTTAAAAATTTTAAAGTTAAATAAAACATAGTGTCTAATCTTTATCTTTAAATAAAGTAGACCTAACTTTAGCTAGAAAGGACTTACATTTAATGGCTAAGAAGAAACAAGAATATGCAGGAAGTTTGGAAAACTGTTATGCAGTTCGTATTAAAGGGGAATTTATCTGTCCTAGTACTGATATGAAAATCGGTCATAGCATTAAAAAACGGTGATTGGTGTCCATCATGTGACCGTCGTATCAAGGTTTTTATGTGGTAGTGCAAACAACATAACTTTTACGTTAGGTTTTTAGTGTTTATAAGGAGATATAAATGTTATTTTTCATAGTAAATCAAGAAGGTAAACCAATGATTTTAGGTTTAGAGGAGATTAGTTTGGTAGATGAACAAGGTGGTTTACACTCTATGGAGGTAGGGATGCCAAACCAACACGAATTAAGTGTCTGGAGTGCCGAGTTATCAAAAGTTCATCAACTTAGCAAAGAGTTCGCAGCTAAGAACGGTGCACGGATGACTGTCTTTCCATTTATGGGCAAAAACATAAAAGCTATTCGAACACCTCGTTCTGAAATACCTCTCTATCGAGTAAATGCGGTGAGTGATATTTGTAATGACAAATATGAAAACTTTTTCTATGCAGGTAATTATTCTATACTCGCAAGTTCAGGAGATAACGATGACAACGATGTTGTAATGCTTTACAATAAAACTCTAAATGGCTTCACTTTTGCAAACAAAGCCATACATGAAGAATGCAATAAGAATGCTCCAGTTAAACTAAACACTTTCATAGATTGGCAGGGTATTGTGGTGCAAACTATGGCTCCAGTTGTAACACGTGAATACGAAACTATAAATTTAACTAACAGGTTAAAAGGAGACTTTAGTCAAGAAAACATAAATAGTGAAGTTTTCAAGATTTTGTGTGAGGCACATCCTTGGCTTAAAGACACTCACACATCTAAAGTAAGGAAGTTGACTAAAAGTAAGATAGAAATTTACGATAAGTTATGCAAAACAATTTTATCATTATCATTTATGCCAAAATCTGTAGTTGGGGTTCATGAAATCAATTTATATACTAGGGAAGGGTCAAGAACTTCAACGTATTTAGTAGTGTTCCTTAAACTCAGTAATGGAAAACAGGGTATCTGTTCTATATTCTTAGACATAAACCCTAGTCTTAGGTTTATAACCAAAACTGAAGATGCAGTATCTTATGAACTATCCGAGCAATTCGTCTCAGATGTTTATTCAATCCTTGGTGATTTAGTTAGCACTCGGTTTAAACATTTGAAAGATAAGCCGATAGAGTTTGCAAATTTCAGTAAAACTAGTATTAAAATTCAATACTGGGATGAAATGAAATTACTACTTTCAAAATAAAGGGGGTATCAAATGTACATTTTACATAGAAAGAACGATGAAGTTGTATTAAAACCGTGCAACTTACTGTATTATATAGACCAAACTGGAAAATCTAGGATTGCAGATTTGTCTAACTTCTCAAAGCTAAAAACGTATAAGTTAAACCAAGCATTGAGTGTAAACCAAGCGAGGAGACGTCGCTTCATGGAAAGGACTCGTAGCACACTTGATATTGAACCTATATCAGTTCAAAAAGAGTTTACTGTCGCAATCTTCGGTTTTAATCAAAGGGATTTAAACCACCATGAAGACCTATTAGCGTTTGTTGAAGACATTAAGAATTTATATCAAAATCCAGTTGAGCTAGCAGAGTATGAGTTTTACGCTAAGAATGGTCAAGATGTATATCTTAAAGTTGACCCTATTCGTCAAGCATATGGATTTACAAATAAATTCATGGAAAAGGAAAATTCCCAAAACTCACATCCTATCTCATACTTGTATTTATCAAATGGCAACTTCATAAGGGTATCTAATTCTCTACCAACTAAGTATTTTAAACTAATCAATGTGACTAAAGCGTTGGGAACATCACCCTCTGAAGAGGATTTGAATAACTTTGTAAAACGAACGTTGTTGAAATATATGCCAAATAATGAGGGTAAGTCAGGTTCTCTAATAACTTCCTTGCCAAAATACAAACAAAAGACAATCAAAGAAATCAACGATATGGTGTACGAGCAACTTCGCTCCACCATAGACCCTATCCCTTTGGAAAATAATGAGTATGTAGTTACATTCGATAGGCAACTGTATAAACCTTTTGTTTTGTGGGTTAGGAATTTTAACTGGGATAAAGGAAGCACCAACATTGATTTGGATAGTTTGGATATAACAACCACCTGTAATGGATGTATAGGCAAAGCAAATTTTACTAGCGTTGAGCTGATTAAAGATAAGTTGAAAGAGTTAGTAAAACTACCGAGCCCAAAATTTAAAAATAAGGTAATCAAAACAGTTCGTTTTACAAACAAAGCCATAACCATCCATTTTACTGATGGTTGCGTTCTTGAGCAAACTCGAAATTACTTCAAGTAAGGAGATTCATATGTTACTATTATACAAAGAAAACAACAAATTGACTTTCTGTGAATACGATGGTGATTATGTTGTATTTATAGGTGCAGATGGGAAGAAACATAATGAACAAATCAGCCGTTACAATCAACGGTACTCAAATTGGGGTATAACAGACGGTCTTGGGTATCGTGCAATTGGTTTTATAACTTCAGATAACAAAAACCATCGAATTGAAGACTTGTTGGCAGTCGTCACAAGTTACCGTGATTTGTACGATGAACCTATCGATGATGCCATGTATAATGATATGATTGGGTACAATGTTCCTTTTGAAGTACAGGTAGTCTTGGCAATGGATAAAACTACAAACGCATTAACTTTCTGCACTCAACGTGAAATTGACAACCCAAAGGATAGATTGAATGGTTTGTTAACTGCAACTAGACTTTATTTGCCTGATGGTAGATTGATTGTTATGGACAATGCAGTTATCATAAATGACTTGCATTATGTGAAATTAAACAAATATGTGAATGCCAAACCTTATGATAAGGTTAAGAAAGTTACTTTAGAAGTTTTGAGGGCTAACCTAAAAGGGGCATCAGGAACCACTACATCTAAACAAGGGTATCTACCTAAATACAAGGAAAAAGAACTTTCAAATATTTTAAAATATAGTCTTGAAATGTTTAGAGTTGTTAAACACTCAACGCAACTACCGGCGTCAAGAATTATTTACAATGCAAACTCTGAGTTTGCATTACTATATAAGTCTCTAACGGCTTACAATAAGGATTGTTTGGGTATCGATTATAGGGTAGGTCAAGCAATCTATACGGATTTAGATGGTGATAGGACATCTGTAGTTCCACGTTCAGCAACTCTTTTTAAATTTAAAGAGTCTCTTGAAAAGCTAATGCAAAGTTCTTTCCCCTCTCTATCGAATAAGACTGTAGATACAGTTGAAATAGATTATAATTCGGTAATTGTAACTTACACTGATAAGTTTTAAAGCTAAACTCGTTAAAGAAGATTAAACAAAGGAGCATTTTATGGCTAACGTAACTGAAATGGCATCATGGTTACACGGAAAAACCAAAACTAAATGGTTAAGGTAGGCAAATCAGGTAAAGTCTTTGGAAATAAAGACTAAACAACTAATTTAAAGTATCTTAGCTCATCTAAATAAAAAGCACGCCCATGTGGTGTTGCTTTTTAGGTTTTCTCTTGCTATAATAAGTCTTGTAAGTTGTTTAAGTAATCTTAAATAATTTACAACCTATTACATCATCTCTTATAGTCGGTTTCTTTCTTTCTTCTGCTACAAGAGATATTGTTAGTCCACCCTTACACTTTGGATGACAGTGTAAGGGTATAAGGGGAAGACGAATGAGTCTCCCCTGAACTATCTTTTCCTATAGAAGATAGTAGGCGAAAGCCAACTTAACTACTTTAGTGCCTGTAAGTACTAAAATATCAATCCTATTTTCCTACATTTACCCACTCAATTAACGCTTGGGTGGGTGTTAGGGGAAAGACGAATGAGTCTCTCCCCGAAGCCAACAAAGTATCTCACTGTTTGGCTACTCCCTCAATTTGACGCTTGATGCCTTGGATAAGGGTATCAAGTGTTTCAAGGTAAGGTGTTCAACTTACCTTGTTATTAGATGTTGCTATTTTCTTTCTTTCTCAATACAGTAAAGTCGGTTATAGGTTTTAAAAGCTCAGCACGTCAGAATAAATTTACCTTTCTAAAATACAAAAATTCGGACAAACAAAGCAACATCTGGTCGAAGATTAGGTTAAAGACCTACGTGAGAGTTCGTGGCTCTCACTTCGAATTCTGAAGAGCACGTTGTGAAATGTTAAGCTCTCACCTCAAAAAATCTTATAAGTTATTTTAACTTATAGCGTTTGAACACATTTCCCTTGGGGCGAGCACTTTTCAGAAACTTAACTATCAGCCAGGGTATCTTGGGTACTTTAACTAATTTAATTGAAAAATTGAATTGAATTAAAATCATTTGAAATTTAAAACTAATTGAAATAATTTAAAGTATTGGAGAAAACTTAAATGGCTAAATTGAATCGTAATGCTCTTCAACAGAGTGACCTATCTGCATTGGTAAGCTCAATGAACCAACAAAAAGCAAAAGGTGGAACTTCACCTTTGACTGATGAAGGTAAGGAACGTGGAATCAACGTTTTCCGTGTTGGTGACCACAAAAACCAAGTTGTACTTGTGTACATCCCGTGTATGCCTCAAATGTTTGACGTTGATGGCAACCCAACTAAATATCATGCTAAAGTTATCACGCATGGGCTGAACCGTTTGGGTGCAAAAGACGCTTACATCGGTACAATCCGTAGCACTAAAGGTCTTGAAGGTCTTGAATCTATGGGTATCTCAGGTACAGGTGGTAAGTTGCCTGACTATCAAGCTAAAGCATGGGACTACAAGAACTTGCGTGATACTCACGACATGCTAATCGATTTCGGTACTGATGACCGAACTAAAATCGATGAAGATAAGGCTAAAAACATCTCGAAGGAAAACTTCAAGTACATGCCTATCAGCAATGCTGAGGAATCATTCTGGTTCCCAATTGTCGTAGTTGAAACTGTACCTAAAAAAGATGGTACGCCTAGTCTTACACCTAAATTGTTTGAAGTTCTCGATGAAAACGGTGAACCAATCAAGGTTAAAAACAAAAAAGGTGAAATTGTAACTAAGAAGACGTATCAAGGTCAACTTTGTTGGTACAAAGCAAGTCAAAAGACTTGGGAAGAACGTCTTCAAAAAGCAGTTGAAACTGTTGAAGCATCTGACTTCGTCGGTGAAGGTTTGTTTGCTAAGTTCGACTTCCGTGTTAAAGAACAGGAAGAAGGCAAAGATAACGCAGGTGTCAACGAAACTATGCGTTCAGCTAACAGCCTTAGCATTGAATTCTTAACAGATAAAGCATTCCTCACTCGTCGTGACAATGCAGTTGCATCAGGTTTGGTTGCTAAAGGTGGATTGACATACAACGAAAATGAAGATGCCAATGAGTTTTCAATTGATGAAAACAAACTTGGTGCATGGGACATTGAAGCACGTGAATTGTACGATGCTATCTCACTTGGTTTCGACGTTCGTCAATGTCAACTCTTGACCGATGAAGAGCTGAATGAAGAGCTTTACAAACATTACAAGGATCTTGATGCACACATTGCTCGTTTGCAAGTTGAATGCGATAAGTTGCGTTCAGGTCAAACATCAACAGGAGCACAAGTAACTTCTTCTATGGACTCAGCACTTGAATCTTATAGGGAAGACACTAAAGCTCTTGAAACTACAAAAGAAGATGATTCTGCTGGCGTAACAGTGGATGAAATCGAAGATGACCTTGAAATTGAATAATCAAGGTCGAATTAAAAACTAACCCTAACGGTTAGCGAGATTGTCGGCTTGCGATAAGCTATCTAGGGTATCACCTAGTAGAGACAACCAAAGTTACAGTTATGGGTATCTACTCAAGATGCTCGGCATAGTTAAGTTAGTGTCGGTGTAAAGCCGACATTTTTATTTTACAAAAGGAGGATTTAACTTTGGGTATCACGAAAAAACAACTTTTAGAAAAGTTGACTTCTAATGCCTTGAATCATAAAATTGATTACTGGACTGTTGAAAACTTTGGTACTTACGAAAGTGCAAGGTTCAGTTTCGATGATGAATTTGACTCAGATACATCAGGAATTATGATGCTAAAAGGTAAGAACTCAAATGGTAAGTCATGGGTTATCCGTTCTTTGCAAGCGGCTTTAACTACTGCATACGTTAAAAACGGTAAAGCAAGACATTTTATCAGGCATGACTCAACTGAAGCTCGTATTAACATCTTTTTCACTGACGGTGTTGAAATTGAATATCTTTTAATGTTATCATCTTTACCAACTGCAAATCGAAAACCTCGTTTCTCAAACGGGTATCACATGTATTACCATCATAAGGGTCAACGGGTTGAGCTTTACAATTCTAAATCAGGCGAGCGGTATCTTCAACTGAAAGAGACTCCATCTGAAATTGCACGTTATCTAAACCTAGCTGAATTAGATGGACGTTACTTGAATATCATGCGTAGGTCTGAAGGGCTTTTAGTCCTAGAACAAACCCCACGTGCATTGATGAAATCTCTATCTAAAGTTGCTGATTTGGAATCGGCAGAAAAGGCAATTGATTGCCTTACTAAAGACAATCGTAAAACTTGGGCTGAAATTGTTGCATCTTATACTCGAATTGAGCTATACAACGATAAAATTAAAAGCAATAGGCATTTAACTTCTGATGTAATTTCAACATTAGTAACTGAGAATAACATTCTTGAAGGTTTAGAGGATGCGTCCAACGATACTTTAAAAACAAAGGAAATCTTTGAACGATTATCTCAAACAACAGTTTATCCTGAATTGCCAAACGTACCTGTTTCAGAGCTTAATCAAGTCTCTAAAATCATGGGTATCTTTGACAACCTCTCTTCAAGCGTAGTTTTATCTGAGTTACCACTTGTTGATACTGCTAAGGCGACCTTGGTTTCAAAAGTTCTTAAAAACTTAACTGAAATTTCGCAACTCTCAAAAGTTCCCGAACATATCGAAAAAACCGATATCACCAAACTAGCATTAATTGCGTCCATTGAAAAAGAATTTACTCGATTGAATAAACTCTGCAGTTCTCTATCCCCCACATTAAGTGTAGTTGATACCTCAGGGTTAGATATCGTAAATAAAACGATGAAAGGACTTAACTCACTTAACAGAGCATCTAAGACTATCTCCCACTTAGATGAACAAGCTGATAATCTCCTAAAAGAAAATCAAGCTATTGTTGAAAAACTGAAAGCTAGTGGGTATCCAGTTGCCGAGTGTAGTGTTTGTGGTGAACTTTCAGTTATGCTTGATGTTGATTTTGGACACAAACATGAGGAGGTAACAGATGCTTAAAGTACATGGTTCAAAATTTATTGTATTTGGGGATTCCCATATTGACAGTGAATATCGTGGTAAGCATATCAACTACTATGAAAACTCGCTTTGGGGATTAGATACTCGACTTAAACTAAGTCAAGAAGAAAACATTGATTTTTATGCTGAAACAGGTGATTTAAGTGGAGCACGTGCCAACATCGCTTCTGTAGGAAATCGTGAAATGTTAGCTGAAACGGTCAAGTTCTTCAAGGACTTAGGTGTTCCGTCTGTTATCAACCAAGGAAATCACGATATGTACGGTAACGAAAGAAATAATGACTATATGTTTCTTTCTAGAATTGGTGCTTTTAAAACGCCTGACATTATCAAAGACCAAGAAAATGGCTCGGTGGTATGCTTCGAATCAAACTTAAAAGATAGCAATGGCAACCCTTTAAAAGATGAAGATGATTTAGTACCTCAAATCTATGTTCACTTCGTAAAATATGGCGATGAGCATATCCAGTTAAAACCTGTGAAAAATGCTATCAATGTTGCCATTACTCACGGTGACTTCCGTATCGGTGGTGAGGTTTACTCTCAAAGCGAAGACGCTATCGATTTAATTCACCATAAACCATTTTTCGGTATGGATATTATTATCAATGGTCATATTCACCAACCACATCAGCCGAAGACATTTACAACTGTTGTTGGTAGTGAATGTACGTTCATTAACATCGGCTCTATGGCTAGGGTGACTAAAATGGAAGATTACTCAGCTTGCTTTTACGTTGTAATGAGCTTTTACAAAACTCCTATGGGTATCGCAGGTGTTAAGTTTGAGCCTAAACTTGTAAAGCTCAAACCTGCTAATGAAATATTCATTCAAGAAGAGCAATCAGCTCTTCAAAAAAGTGATTTGATTGATGCTGACGATGACTTAAGTGAAGCTTTCCAAAACTTGCAAAACTTCGAATGGGCTGGCACATCTTTAATTGACCGAATTGAAGTATTGCAAATACCTGACAGCGTAAAAGAAATCATGTTTGATGCTTTAAACAAACAAGCCACTCAAAAACTCTAAACTAATTGAAAAGGATTTGAAAAACTATGAAACAAACTGAAATTAACGAATTGCTCAAAAACGTGGAACAAAATAATGCAGAGGTTGAACGCATCAACCGTCAAAGTAGCGAACAACGTGGATATGTAAAAGCCAGTATTGGTGAAGTTAAAAAACAAATCGAAGCTCTTAACAAATCTGGGTATCAAATCGACTTTAAACTTGTCGATGACACTACAATTTCACCTGAAACCCTAGCTCAATTTAAAGCAGTTGCAAGTCAAATTGTACGTGAAACTAAACAACAAAATGACCGTGTGGGTCGCATTGTTGAAGCCGTTGAAAATGCTGATTATGATGCTATCAAGGAACTCACTGGTCAAGATGTCACTGCTGTCAATTATGACATTAAGTTGGATAACGTCGACTCTATCAAAGTTCAAGCCAAAGCTATCGCAGACCAAGATGAGTCAACTATTCTGACTACCGAAGCAACCGAAACGCTTGAAATTGATACGGAAGGTGGAGAAGACGTAGTTGAACCTGAAGAAGTTCAAGAACCTAATGGTGTGTTTGGTGGTGAGCTTGTTTTTGGTGCCGTAGCTGATGACGTCGAAGTTTCTGTAGATGATGACGTCGAAAAAGCTGAAGTCGTCGATGAAGACGATGATATCGTTGAAGATGATGACTTGGAAGAAGATGACTTGGAAGAAGACCTTAACTATGACATCGATGAAGATGAAGTCGTTGAAGATGACGATGAAGTTGAAACTGACGAAGTCGAACAACCTGATGACTTGCTAGTTGATGACCTATTCTAAGGGGGTATCTGAATGTTATTAACATTAAACTTTGATATTTTCAAAGATAAAACACAGTTGTTGCTTAACATTATGAAGTCTAAGCAAATCAAAGTATCCGAAAAGAACATTATCTTGAAGACTAACTCTGATGGTGTTGAATTCTACGCATTTGCCCCAACTATTGTAGCTCGTACTTTCCTATCTAACGATGTCATTGAGATGTCGAATATCGTTGAAAACGAACTACTATCAATTCCCGTATCACATTTAGATACATTGCTCACAGCTTTCATTTCTGATATTTCAACTCCGATTGATATTACCATCTCTAAAATTTCAGATATGGAAATCCTGTTTAAAGTTACTGAGGAGTTAGATATCGACGGTGAAGTAACTACAAATGAAAATGTAAACTCGGTGCAAACACTTCCAGTTAAAGCAAACATCTTAAAACGTTTGGAAATCTTCAATGAAGTTGATTCTGAAAATGAAAACTTCTCAGGTATGCGACCACTTAGCTCTAATGAATGGGCTTTGGCATCAGCTCTAACAACTGATATCTTACCTTACATCTTAGATAAAAACGTTAAGACTGCAGGTGCTAGCTTTAAGGAAGACTTTGTAACTGTTTGTGATAGGTCTTATATGCTCCGTTACGAAAACACAATCAAAGATATTCTTCCCGAAGCACACCTTGGGTATCACGGGGTATCAACTCTGCGTGACGTTCTGAATTCTGTCGCAGACGATGTACCTGAAGAAGGCAACGCTCCGATTGATACTTACTTCAGCAGTGACTTAAACGTATTGTTTGTGAAAATCCTCAACTCTGATACAGAACTTGCTTTGCAAGGTTCTCGAAATCTAGTAGTTGTTGCTGATATGTTTAAATACTTTACTGGCAACAATACCTTGTCGGTTACACGTAAACTTCTAATGACTTTCATCGCTCGTATGAAAGCATTGAACACTAAATCAGGTGTGGTCAAAGTTAGATTTGTTGTAGATGAAGCTATCTCACATATTACAGTTTCAACTGATGACTTTGAATCGGTGTTACCAATTATCAATAGCAATTCTACTGAAACTGACTTCTTTAAAGATGGTTTGAAAAACTTTACTTTTGAAATCACTTTAAATCAACTTGAAAACAGTTTATTCGGTGGCAAAGAAGGTTACGATGATGACTACTCTATCGGTATCGAATGTGTAAACAATTCTTACCTTGCAAAAGTTTATGATGGCTCTGACAAATGGGCATTGACATTTCAACTAAGATAGGAAGGAGTTACGAATGACTCAATATACTGAAAGGATTGCGGCATTAAACGCTGAACATACCTTAAAAGTAAACTCAATGGTTGAAAGGTCAAATGAAGTAGATTATTTTCAACAACAAAAAGACTTATACCTTGACCGTGAAACTGCTTTGAAATACCTAGTTGTCCTATCTGAAGATTCAACTAAGGTCATCAGGGATTATCTTGAAAAGACAATCAACGGTGCCTTAAACATCATCTTTGGGAAAAACCTTTACAAATTCCATCTTATTTCAGATTTGCAAAATCAGAAAGTTGAACTTGTGTTAAGTGAGTTCTCAAAAGGTGCTTGGCGTGATTTGGATATCTCCCTGACTGCAGGTGATGGTATGGGTCAAGTGATTGCTATTCTCTATTCTATCATTTTAACTGAAATTACACACCATAGAAAACTTTTCCTTGTGGATGAAGTTATCGGTGGTCTGCATCAGGATGCAGTTGTGTTTATTAAGAAATGTCTCGTTCAGTTCGCTAAACATGGAGCACAGTTCGTTATGATTGAATATCCAGTTGAAGATTTCGGTAAAACATATACTTTGACTCGAACTAAAAACGGACCAACCCACATTTCTAAAGTTGATACTTACACTTTAAACGGTCAATTGCTAGATAGTCAAGATTTGTCAGAAGGGGGTGATTAATATGTCGGTTAAAGCAAGATTGATACTTGTTTGGGTATCTCTAATTCTTAGTTGGGTATTGCTCTGGGCAAACATGACAGGGGATTTGTCTAGTGTGTTTACTTGGCTTTCGTTCTTGTTCCTTGGGGTTGTCTATAGCGTTGTCCTAGAGCGTCTGACAACGGCTCACGTGGGCGTTAGGGGGCTTTTCGTGGCAAGTGGCTTGGGGTTCTTTTACCTCGCTTGGAGCGTGTTTCTCGCCCTCTACGGCTTTAATACTATCGCTTTAACAATTCCTAGCATCTTGGGTATCGTCTTCTTAATTGCAATTCTGCTTGGGGTATCGTGGCTCTGCTTTATGCATCTACTGTCCTATGGCAAGATTTTAAACGAACACGATGAAGACGATGACTTTTAGTGCAATATAAACTAAGATAAGCACCTTATTGGTGCTTTTTTCGATATTTGTATAATATATCTAACGTTTAAGAAATAAACTTTAGTGGAGGTTGAACCTAACATGGTAATTCAAAATAAAGACTCTCAATATACGTTAGCTTTTAACGATATTTTAACTCAAGGAGCACACAAACAACTCGAATCCAGTGGTGAAATTATCAAAAACTTTTCACCTAACAATGTAAGACGTGTCATAATCGGTTTGGATGGCATCTTTGTACAATATTATGTCTCCAACGGGGTATCTCGCAAGGAGTTCTTCCAAGAGTTAAAGATGACTGATAGGTTATTAGAGGAAGTCTGCGACCCTAATAACGTATATCGCTCCCCTTTAATGCTACTAAGAGGTAAAGGTAAGGTCAACCGTATTTATTCTTCTATTGAAGAGATAATTGTGTTACATAAAAACCCAAACTTCCCAGAGCCTTTCAATAATTCAGGTATTGACTGGTTTATAAACGCTGAGGACATCTATAGTTCATTTAAGAGGTTACGTTGTGTTACGTTGATTGATGAACCAGTAACAATGCAAATGGTTCTAAAGAGTGTTCAAACCCATATTCAAAACCCTCTAATAACAGTATCTGATAGAATCCCATTCCAGCATAGGACTAAGGTCTTTAATGATGAGCTCTATTTAACTAGAACATCTTTACGTCCTCAATATTATGAATTAGACTCTGCAGGTGGAGCTTTAGATAATTACTTTAACAAAGTAAAAGAAATGTATAAGCAAATGCAAGTTGCTAAGCAGAGATACGAATCTGAGCCAAAAGCTATAGCCGACGATAAGGGTATCGGTTCAATAAATGGTGTTGATGTAAGAACTTATTTAGAGTCTTATCTTCAGTTAATAAAGATTGCTGATGACTCGTTTAGAAAAAATGGCATTTCTTCGTCTGATAAAATACCGATTGAGTCTGTAATGATGAGGGTTCGTCAAGGTGATAACATCGTCGAAAGAACCTCTTCAAGTATACAAGAACGGCAGTTCAACTCGGTAAATTACGCTGGGTATACATTTAAGTATTATGGACTTTTAATTTCAACCTATTTGGAAAATCTAAACCTAGTAACTGAGGAAGATATAAACATTACAAGGAAACTACTTTATATTCTCACATACCTCCCTTGCGATATCGACTCTAGGTTTAAGAGTAACATGACTTTAAAAGAGCTCATCAAAAAAGTCAAGAAAAGCTCTGAAACCTTTAACGAAAAAGACTTTGCTTTCTTGCAATCTGTTTATAAGTCTTTGAATTTTAACACTATTGAAGAGCAACCTACTGAGTCCATTGAGGAACTTGAATCTAATCCTAGTGAAGAACTTACATCTGAGCCCGATGAACAAGTCGAACTTTCTGGAGCACCTGAACTATTAACCGTTGATGAAGCCAACGAACCTAAGTACGAGGAATCAGAAATCATTACAAACTGGGTATCCGAGAAGGAAAGGTTCTTAAACCTCGATTGTAGGGTTTTGAATAGCCTCTATACTAGCATGATACCTACAATAAACGCTCTGAATGATACAGGTTATTCGGAAGAAGGAATCAAAGATAGAGCACACCACATTCTAACAAAACTGGAAAGCCTAGCAGTTATGGGATATGATGACAACTTAGTAAACAAGATGCTAAAGAAACGTAACATCAATTTAAAAATCCCTGAAGAAGTTACAAAAATCAATGGCATTAAAACTAATGATTTAGATTTAAAAGAAACTTTAAGTGATTTATGCGACTTGTTTGAACATAAAACACCACAGAAAGTAAAAGAAATAACGAACTTATTTAAGCGTGCTGAAGAGAGAGCGAAAGGAGTAACAAACGATGGCTAATATAGTTGAAACGTTATCGTCAAAACTAGAGCAAGTCAATTCTATTGATACGTATTCTGAATCTTATATGAACTTACTATTGGGAATTGAGGAAGAGTTCAATGACCTCGGTCTAGTTGGTTCTGAAGATTTAGTTGAGTTTTACACCTCAATTATCTTCTTAGCTCGATACGGGTATCTGAACCTTGAAAACTCAAAAGGTAAGGACTTCAAATTTGGCTTCAAAGAGTTTGGAATTATTTTGGAGGCTGTCAACGAGTATAAACGTGAGGATTTAGATATAAATCTTGCTACTCAATTGAAAATTTCAAAACTTCGCTCGGTATCTCTATTTGATGAAGAGTCCAAAGTTGAGTCACTACTTGCTGAAGATATAGCACTTGTACGTAGGTCTTTAGGTGAAGACGTTCAAGATGCTGACATCTCAGAGGAGTTAAAAGAAGACTTGAGTGACGGTGTTAGCAAAGACACCAAAAAGAAAGTAGAACAACTTCAAAAATCTTCCAAACTAAAATCAATCGTTAGCAACCTTGTCTCAGATATCTTAGCAGTTTACGATGAAGCTATTCAACCAGGTTACGAGCTTGAAAGGTATGAGGCAGTAATAACTCCATCTGACGTTACTCCTACTATGTTAGTTGCCAAAGCTAACACGAAAGATGCTAACGGCAATCCAGTTGAGAGTTTCAATTTAACCACAATGTTCTCAACTGCGTCGATTTATCTTTCAAAAGCCGTAACTAAATCCTTTAGCAATCAGGTTAAATTTAATGAAAGTCTCAAACAACCTGATTTGATGGAGATTTATACTACGGAAGATGCCACTGTTACGTTCCCTCGTAAAATCGTTGAGTTTGCTCTCGGTTATGGGGTATCAACTGTAGGTGAAGAACCTCGCTACTCTAGAATTCCAAAATTAGTTTGGAATAGTTCTAAAAAAGAAGGCACTTCTAACTATGGTCATAGAGATGCTATTAAGAAATATCTTGAAGCTGAAGCTTGGAAATATGCAGTTATTGTAACTGACCAACTAGATTTGTGGGAACAACGGGGTATCGATACCTCAAACCCAGCACCTATGACTCCTGAAATCGCTGAAGTGTATAACTCAAACTTCCAACGCTTTAAAAACTCTTACTGCACCTTTGCAATTCTTAAAAAACATACAGGTGAGGAAGAAGATTGGGCTTCAGCTGAATGGGTTATCTCAGCACCTGCAAATGCCTATCTTGGAGAACCTTTAACTCAAGGTTCTGATTTCTACAAAAACGTGTTCAGTGCCAGTGGTACGATAGAACAACCCAGGGTATCAAATATCAAGGGCATCATAGTTAAAACCTACACCCATATAGCAAACCCAGCAGTTGCTGAAGCTGAACCTTTATTTGCATATAAGGCAGCTGAAGCATTAAATGAACGTGGTGAAGTTTTAAACTCTAAAAACATCCTTATTGGTAAAGGTTTGGATGGTAAAATTATCACTTCAAGTCGCTCAGGAAACTCTAGGATTTCCCTTTGGCAAAACCTTGTTCACACTACCAACTCAGGTTCTCGTTCAGGTAAGGGGGTTCAAATCTCAAGTCAACTTGTACCTGCCTTAGTAGATAGTCGTCCTCTATTCCCTCAAGACAGGAAACCTGATACTTCAGTTTCTCTTTACATTATCTCAGGTGGTGCTGATAGTAAAGGTACTCCTTACGGTTACTTCATTCAAGGTGGTGCTTTCTCCAAAGGTAATGTCTCTGCTCCTGATGATATCGCAAACGAGCTTGACTGGGATAACAACTCCAAGATTATGTCTCGATTGCCTAGACTTGTTCCAAAGTTCTGGGGTATCTCATCTTACAAAGGTGTCTGGGGTGATATGGCATACTTTAGAAGCATTCTTCTAACTTTGGGTATCCTAGCTTTACGTTCTCAAGTTCGTTCTTCAGACCCTCAACTATATGAGGAATTGGGTGGTGATGATGGCATTGTTATCTTGTATGATGAAATAACTGCTTTCATTAACTCATTTATGCAAACGTATATGAATTCTTCTAACTGGTTCTCCAAAGATGTTTGGTCAAAGAAAAAAGCAAATGCTTTGAAAGTGGCAATGGCATCAAGTGAGACTGCAAAAGAAGGCTCAAAAGCTCTAATCGAAGCCGAAGATACGATAAACGAAGCGAAGAAAGATAACTTTAAATTCAACGTTTACATGAGAGACTTGGTAGACAACTATAACAGGTCACTTGATTTACTAAAAGTCCTTGAAATCGCTGGTTTTAAAGGTCAAGAGTCTATCTTCTCTGATATCTATATTGTAGGGCAAACCTTGGATATTACAACCCCTGAAACACGTACTATTCCTTTCACAAACTCAGGTGAGGTTAGGGCTTTCAGTCCAAAGGACAATCACTTGTTCGCATTTCTTTATAACTTCCAGTCAGACTTTATCTTCGGTTATAATGAAACCTCAGGAGCTAGTCAACAAGGTTGGCGTAAAGTTCAAGGTTCTGATTCTGCTAAATATTTAACTGAAACTGCTCGTCGCTTTGGGTATCTGAGTGGAGTAACCTACGAACAAGTCCGTGACGGTTCTGATAAAGATGCAAACATGGCTAAGGCAGTTGACTCTGCTGATGAAACTGGTACTGTTTACTTCAAACCTTATTTGCTCCTAAATGCATCTGATGGTGAGCCTGTTCGTCAGTTGGAGCAAAATTTAGGTGATAAAGCTGATACAATTCGTGCAAACAACTCTCAAGACGGTGACTCTTCAAAATGGGATAAACGCATCGGTTTCTTGGATTATGTGAACAGCCAAATGATTTCAGGTGGTGACCCAGGGAAATCGCTTAAGAAAGCCCGTGCAATCGCTGAGAAAGTCATTTCTAAAATGGGGTATCAAGGTGATTACTTGGACTTCTTACTAGATTTACGTCCTGAATGGAACTTCTCTGTTGCTGACGTAGTTGATGCATTTGAAGTGCCTCAAAAGTACGCTGAAAATGAACGTTTTAGTTCATGGACTCAATACAATAACATTTTAAATGGCGTTGATGAATCTGAGTCTGCAAGTCAAGACTTTGAAACAGATTCTGAATTAGCTTTCAACGGTGGCATGAATGAGTTCGGATTAAGTGGATTAGATGAAGTAGATGCCGATGAACTGGAAGAAAATCCGTCAAATGAGTTTGCTTTGGATGATTTAAACGGTGAAGATTATGAAGGAAAACATAACTCCGACGATGATGGTTTTGAAAATACTGAGGAAATTCCTTGGACAGAGGATACAACTTCGGAGTACGACCCAGATTCAGTTGTTTACGAAAATATTCAACCTGAAACTAACATTAAAGGTGTGACTGTTCCTTTATCTGAAGACGGTTTAGATAGATTGGCTCAAGCCTTTGGGGTATCTAAAGAGGATGTAGCATCTATCTACTCAAACCGTCAACCCGATAACAACTTTAAGCAAGACTTAAACGATTTCAACAATGCTGAGTCGTTCACTAGAGTTAATAACACCAACATGACTTTCGGTGATTTGATGAACGGTCAATCCGATGCTTTACAAGGCTTGCAAGAAGCTATGGAATTTATTACAAACGATGTGTTTGATGCTTTTGAAGGTCAACATAACATCCACACTATCGAAGTTAAAGCAGGCTTTTTGAGGGTTAACGATATCAAGTACAAACCATCTTTCCCCAATATTCAAGCAGTTGGTTTACCTGTCGATAAGCAGAAACAGTTCGAGGACAAGGAATACGCAGAGTTCTTTGACTTCCGAAGTTTAACTGCAATGTCTAACATCTCTTACTTGAAACTGGATTCAGTCCAGTTCGCCCTGCTTAGGGTATCTAGACCATTAGGTTTAGATGAAGATGATTCAGTCTTTAAACTCTTTGATGTGTTCCCAACTTTAAGGGAAATCCAGATTGGTCATAATGTATTTAATCGAGATGACGGTCTTGAATACGTTATAGAGCAGGAAAGTCTCTTTAAATCAAGTCGACGTAGGAATCAGGTCTTGAACAACCTAGATAAGAACAGCCGAAACTTCCGTAGAGCTCGTTGGGACTCTACTAAACGTTACTGGCATAACGAAACTGGTTGGCGTAGATTTACTGGGGTGACTTCGAACTTTGTCGGAGCATCGCTTGGAGGGGTATCTCAAGCTGGTGCAAAGACAGCATCTGCTACTAACAAGTTAGTAAATTCTGCATCAAGACTATTTTCGGTTATATCAAAAGACTTGAAAAACGAGTTTTCTAATAAAAAGAAATAACAAACAACTCAATTAGGTTTCGACTTAATTGAGTTTTGTTTTCAATTTGGTTTATTTTAAACCATTTTTATTAAAATCCTAAACCACTTGGAGGTTTTCAATTTGTATGTACTATTGACTTTTTTATTAAAAAATAGTAATATTATTATAATAGTTTAAAAAGGAGAGGTAGAACTATGACAGCTTATGAATTAAGATTATATTTTTATTCAGATGACTACATTGTGGACACTATCAACCCTAGCTTGCGTGAAACTTATGATAAACTACTAGGATGTGTTGAGGAAGTCCGTGATGTAATGTCTAAAAGTTATTACAATGACTTGTTAGACTATGAAACAGTCCGTGAACTGCTGAAAGCAAAGAAAGAAATCATTGCATTTGCCCATAAAGGCATCAAATTTATTATCAAGGAGGTCGATTTATAATGACACTAAAGCGAATCGTTAAAAATAGAAAGAGCAGTCTTTCTAACAAACTAAAAGGGGTATCTAAACTTTGTATTGATTTTGACAATACCTTGTTTGATGCTGAAACAAAACTGAGTGAAAAATTTCCAGAGTTTGAACCTAAGAATCAAAGCTCTTACAAGCTAGATAAACCTTACTTGAAAGCTCTATCTAGTGTTTCGTTCTATGAAAACGTAAAGGATAGCGATTTTAATAAAGATGTTGTCCGTTTAGTCGAACAAGCATCCAAAAAAGGCATTGAAGTTATTTGTTATTCTCTTTGTCCAAACAAAGAAACTGCTGAAATTAAAGAGTCTCTCGTTAAGAACTTGTTTCCATTCTCCAACGTGTCCTTTGTTCCTTTTTACATTGGGGACAAACATCTAACTAAGGAGTTTCTATGGTTCAGACAATGTACTACTAACGCCATTGACAGCGGTTCTTCAGTACTTTTTGTAGATGATGCTCCACAGCGTTTAATTGTTCTAGATGAACTCAAAAAGCACTATGATGGATCTTATGAAGTTTCTCCGTTGAGGGTGTTACCTATTAAACATCCCTACAACCTAGACTATGTAGGCTCAGTTTATCTATTACCGAATTATATGGAGGGTTAACGTATGTGGTTTTCAACTGTTAAGATTCTTATTTATATCTTATTGACTTTTGTTTTATCAACTCTGTTTGCTAGGTACTATATGTCTCACTTGTACTCAGCTTTAGATGAAGGTGATTATAAACCCTTTACATTTATGAAAAGGTGGTTGCTGACTGCGTGTATTTTATTTACACCTATCTGCGTAATCATTTACAATGGCACATTTCTCCTACCAATTATGCCAACGTTCGTTGCTACCTCTTTCTTGTATGGGTATCTGTTATCACACTGCTTGCAAAATTACTTGCAAATTAGTGACACTGTTGATTTTGACTTTGATGAAGCCTGCAAGTTAGTAGATTTAAAACTTGTACGTTTCTTTCCATTCAAGACGCTTTTATTTGATGACCTTGAAAGTGTTATTAAACGAGCGAGTTATCTAAGATTGCAAATAGCAGGTTACGAAGCATCTAAGGAAGATGAAGAAGTTAAAAAATCACTTAAAAAGCATAAGACTTTCAATCGTCTATTCAAACGAGGAAAAAGATAATGGATATTGAATATGCTCTAAAAACACTTGGGTATCAGGGTAAAGTTGTAATTGATAAAAGTGATATTAAAAAACGATATCGTAAATTGTCGAAGAAATTACATCCTGACTCCCAGAACGGCTCTGAGGAAAAATTTAAACAATTGTTTGAATCTCAGCAGTTTGTCTTAAAATATTGTAAAGAAAAAACGGTTATTCATTTAGATAAGAAAAAGTTAAGGGTAGCTCAAGGAGATGCCCCTTTGACTTACATCATAAATAACCGTAAATTTACTTTATAAAGTTCATATAAAAGTTACTTCGGAGGTTTTAAAATGAATAAGAACTTTATCAATAAAAATAATCTACCTATCTTGTTTCTAGTACTTGGTTTTCTAATTGGGTTGATTTTAGCAGTTGTCGGTGGATTTTTCGGTCACGCTAACTGGGGTACTTTAACGGTTGCTTACACTTGTGTAATTGTTATTGTATGGTACTCTGTTTTAGCCATTGGGTCTTTACTTGCTCGACGTAAACATGAAAAAACTCAATCAGCATCTGACGCTACATTGTCTTCAATTCAAGGTGATGATGACTGGGATTGATTGAAATAGCTCCTACTTCGGTAGGGGTTTTTCTTTTTGTCTCAGTCTATAAACTATTAGCATATTAGAGTTTTAGGGTTATAAAAATAAGGGTCGTCACCTAAAAGTTGAAAAATGCTATCTAAGAAAAATGCCGATGAAATACAAAAATTTTTCAAAGTGAAAGACTTCGATTTTAAAAGGATTTCGCCTAAAAATCCTTGGTTGGTCTTATAAAGGTAACTCTAATCCTTTAAAGAAATCCACTAGGTTTTAGAAAAACCCCAAAGCCAGCAAAATCCGTGTAGGTTCGTGTTCTTCTAAAGTGAAGTAAGACAATAAAATTTTAGGTTCTTAACGTTCCTGAGTTGCTTTTAACCTTATGACCTAAATAGAGTTTTTCGTTAAAAACCTTGGGTATCAGAGGTTCTTGACTACATTTAGGTTTTTAAATGCACTTGTTACTTTAAGTTTATCAAGTGGTTTTAAAGCAATAAACTATTAGCGATAGACTGCTGTTTTAAAGAGAGTTAGAGGCTTATTTTATTAGTTAGAGTTTAAGTGCTTGAGTTGTCTGATAAACTTGTATTTATAAACCTAGATAGTCATACAGAGTCAAGTGTGTAATAGTGTTTGAATCTATATTCTTTTTGTTTAATTGGTTTGATATAAATTTCTTCTAGGTATATTAGTGCCTTATATTTCATTTCATCAATCTTTTTGATTGTCTTTTTATATGCTCAAATAACTAAACTATTGATAGTTTGTTTAAAGTGTGTGTTTTATGTTTACAAAACTATAAATTGTCTGTTTATAAAAGACTTGAGTCTAACTAAAATCATTAAACTGTACTTAGGTGATAGTGTTTAAAATTATATTTATATTGTATTTAAGACTATATCTCATCTTGTTTATAACATAAACGCCAGTTAAAAGTTGTATGGTTAAATAGTATAGGTTGTTTGCTCTAGTTGTTTAAAACTATATCAACCTAGTATGTTAAAAGTTAAGGTAAGGTATGGTAACTTCGTATAAACTATAGGAACATTGTTTGTGGAGTTTAATTAAACTGTATATGTTATTATTGTGATATCTTTGGAGTTATAAAAGTCAAGCTCTTTTCCTACTGATAAGGCTCTGGGTATCAGACTTTAAAGTGTCTTCCAAAGCCACTAAGAGTTTCTAACCACTTTAAGAGTCTTCTAAAGCCACTAAGAGTTTCTAATCACTTTAAGAGTCTTCTAAAGCCACTAAGAGTTTCTAACCACTTTAAGAGTCTTCTAAAGCCACTAAGAGTTTCTAACCACTT